TTGTGAAATTTGATAAAAATGGGCAAAATACAAAATACGCATTGGAAATTTCCTCTATTTATTTTTGTGTATTTCCCCCATCCAGTTCCGTAGCCCTTCCCCCACGACATAAAGTGTTACAGCGTAATTTAATATATATACTATTTATTTCTTTTAAGTAGCCGAGGCGGGATTCGAACCCGCACGAGCGATTAAGCCCACGGGATTTTAAATCCCGAGCGTCTGCCATTCCGCCACTCGGCCACGAAACCATTAATTTAATTATTGTTTTTTATAATTTATTCTAATTTATCCACTAACAACAATAATATAGACCCTAATGTCCAAAATATAGCCCATAATATCCAAAAAATAGCCTCATTGATTTGATCATAATGTGCTATAGAATTTAATAATCCTCCCACAGTTGTTCCCCAACCCATAGAGTAAAACCATTTATAAGTTTTCATTTTATTTCCTTTTTAACGCCCCTGTCATCAATTCTAATGAGTAGTTAGTCCAACACCAATCTTAAGTCCAATTTCATCCAAACACCCACTATACGTCAAACCAGCCCTATTGGCAAGCGTTTAATGGGTACCCATTATTTAATCTTTATCCAGATAAAAATATACTTTTCATCCAATTCGGATATGGTATATTTATCCAAAATATTATTTTTACTTACCTCCTGCCCACCATCATACCATTCATCCCCCATAAATGGGGAGCTATACCCAGTTCGGGCATCATATACGACAATATCTTCAACTCCTTTTGGATTTTTTAACCAATCTTGAATGGGTTTGTGAATATGCACCAATTATACCATAGATTATCGTCTTGTCAATCCCTATTTCTTAGGTAATAATCTCGATAAACATATTTTTCGCCCTTCCTCCTATATTTTGTAATAGTGACCTGCCCTGATGGGACTCTCATGGCTATCCTAACGGCCATTTTTAGCGTTCTGCATGTTTTTTGACCAGAAGCCCCATTCCCAGCCCTATCCCCCAAATCGGCCCATTGGCGTAGTTGATGAATCCACCACCAATTATCAGTAGGATATACTTCGTAGAAAATTTTACGTTTTTTTCTCATTATTTACCCCAACGTAATTTATTATTCCAAAATCAGCCATTCTCCATTTGGAATTGATTTTTCATTTTGTCAACACAATTTCTTAATCCCCAATCATTTTTCATCCCTAACCAATTACGATAATTCTTTTATTATGTTCGCCCACAACCTCTTTAATCGGCAAATTATTTTCGAGACATCGCCTGATAAGATTTTCGGCACTTCGCCGATATCTCCCGCAGTAACTTCTGGCCCGCCCCCTAAGTGTTGCCCCACTAATCGCCTCATATCCGAGAAGGATATTTCGCTGATAATTCCCCTTGGCGAGTTTTAGGGCCATTTCCAATACATTTTGATCACGGATAATAGAATACACAATAATTCCTCACTAATTTTTTATCAATTAAGGTTGTAAATCCCAAGTAATTCCTAAAAATGTCGCCTTTTCCCTATTTTCGGATTAAATTTTTAATAATTATCCCACCCATAATAGTATAGACCAAAAAATACACATTAATAAAAGACATTGGGGGCAATTCTCCTTAAAATAAACTGTGAAGGTGGTTTAGCGAAGGATTTTTTTACATTAAATTGGGCGAACTAACCTACCAATCCTCAAATTCAACCAAAAAATATTTTCATAAAGTCTTACCCTGTAAGTAGTTGGTTAAAGTCGTAAAATAAAGTGGTATTTCAAGTAAAAATATTCCATCGGTATTAGAGACAAAAAAGGGGTTTTGGGATAAAAGTGGGTTTGGGAGTTAATAAGGAAAAAATTCTGAAAAAAGTTCTTAACTAATTCCTCAAATATTGTGTTAAATTTAGCATTATTCTGGCCTTTTTGCTTCAAAATCCCCAAATTTGTATCAAAATGATACACTTTTGATACAATGTGTAACATTTCGTTACACTTTTTTACCTTTCTCAATAATCATTTTTCCTAAAATCGTAACACTCACAAAAAGACACTTACGTCAATTCACTTTTTCTTTCCCCCCCTGGTTAAAATGAACCAACTTTTTTTACGAAAGCAACAAGTATAGGCGTTTTTGACAACTTTTTCGGGTGTCAACCCGTGTTAAAATGGGTAAAATATCGACGTAAGTCAGAAAATGTGCAGGGCAAAAAAGGGCGTTTTTGGACAAATCGTAATATTGGGGGACACCCCCAAACCCCCAAGGCATGAATTAGAGCGAATTAGAGTGAATTTATATTTTGCTCAAAATTTTGGACATAATCCTATTCCAACTCGATTGTGCCATCGTTCATATAATGACGTACTACCCGTTGGGCCAATTCTTTTGAGATGATAACAAGTTGTTAAAAATATTGTTAAATTTATACTGGCAATGTGCCGCAGGGCTTGGCGTCCCCACCCGATATCGGGCTATAAATCCGCAATCAAAAACCCATTTAACAAAATCAAACATACGAAGTAATTGTAACTGGTCCGTCGATTAATTGGCAGGCAAATCTATCGGTATATTCATCTAGCCCGCCAAACCAATTGGCCTTCCCCTTCCCAACCAGCAATAAATAATCACCATGTCGAAGAACGATTCTATCGAGATAATACGTATCGCTATGTTTGACAATCTTGGCCAGTCGATTTTCGGGCAAATCCTTTGGATGATAGAGAGTAGGGGCGATACGATAATCAAAATCCCCCCATCCCCAACATGGATCATTCACATTTACCCATTGTTTTGATCCGTTATTATAAAACTGAATGAATTGCCCATCAACATATGCCTGCATAACTTCAATCATTTTTTGTGTTTGTTCTTTGTTCATTGAATATCTCCTTTTTCTTTTTCCTTTTTAAAGTGTTTGAATTAGCCCAATAAACTTTTGTCAAACCAAATTGGCCATTGTGTCGCCAACAGATCGCCCAATAATTTCCTAGGCATATTTAGCCCGTAAAGTTCAATGGTAATATCCTCAAGGGGAATTCCATTATAGTAGAAAAGTCGTGCGGTGACTGACAACAGACCATCTGTGCGATATTTAAAGGAGTCTCCTTGAGATTTCCAAAACGCGGCGGCATCTGGTTCTTTTTTTGAACGGTCCACCCTATCTAAATATGTTGCAAAATTCAGGGCAATTTCTTCCAACAAATAGTTTTTGAGTTTTGCGGATTTGTCAGAAATTCGGTCGTGTGCATTTGTCTATATCCTTTTTACATGGATTGTAGGGTTCTCTCTATTAATGGCTGGTGGTCTTCCCTTCCAAGGGTTTGGGATTTATCCCAACGGGGGTTTGGGGGTGCCCCCCAAGTAGAGCTACAGGGACTTGAACCCCGAATCAACAGATTATGAGTCTGCTGCTTTAACCATTAAGCTATAGCTCCGACTACGGCGTGTGTGTATCTCCCCATTTAATATAAAGGGGTATGGGGTTCCCCCATGTGGGATCGGTGGGGCTCGAACCCACAGTCTACGGATTAAAAGTCCGTTGCATTAACCAGTTATGCTACGATCCCAAGTGTTGAACGTCTTTCTCCATTAGTGGCATTTACGCAAAGTCCGTTTTGATCGTGAACCTCGGCATATAGTATTCCAGGATGATTGTCGTTGAGGTGGACATTGACAATTGTATAGGGCGATATTGTTGTCATTGTTTTCCTACTTCTTTGTCGATTTCAAATTGCCTTAACACTTTTTTCAATGCCTCAATACCCTGTTTACAGGTATGTCCCCCAAGATGATATGTTAGTGCTGCAACACCCGTTAAATCCCCTTGTAGTTCGGGCCCAATCATAGATATATTGTATAGTCGTTGAAGTGACTGCCCAATACTAATGGTTCCAATTTCATTGACCACTGATGTTAATTGTTCAATGAGTGCCTGGGGATTCTTTTCAACCACCAAAATGGCCAGAATTTTTTCAACATAATCTTTTGCCCCATCCCAATATGGTCCGCCAAATTTTGACACCCGACACAAGCTAAGCATTTCATCGGGGGAATAGTTAGTCCCAACGTCTTTACCATCGAAAATCATTGTTTAGTCCTTTCCCATTAAAGTTGTAGGATTCTCCCTACCAAGGGTTTGGGATATATCCCAATTATACTCTTTTATCGGCATTTGTCAAGTGGAAATTAAGTAGGAATTGAGGGAAAATTAAGGGCGATTTGGATTTTTCAAATTTGGTTCGTTTTTGGTTTTTTCGGGCCATTTGGTCCGATTTTTGCTCAATCCCGACGTAAAATATTGGACAAAGCTGCCATTTTGGCATGAAATTTAGTCATTTGGAACCAATTTATGCCATTTTGGCATGTGGAAACCCACAAGTCTATGACGTTGTAAATGTTGAAAAACAGCCATTTCGCGTTTAAGGCCCCTAGCGTCACGTTTATTGCGTTTTCGGCATTTTTGGACTTTAGACTCATTGCCACCAAGAGGATTCGTCAAACGCGATTTTACGCATTCACTTTGTGGGGCAAAGTAGAAATTTTTCGTATTTCTCCATTGTGTTCAGCACAACAAATTTGGCCATCTATTGTCTGGGTTGTACATGGGCCACGGTACGGGTCTATAAATTGACATTGCATTTTCCTACTTCCCTTTCCAAAAGTGTGTTAACGAGTGATTAAACAGAGGATAATTCCTTTAGTTTATTTTGAATTTCCATCGGAGGTATATCTTTGGTGGGCCGATATTTCCCTCGACTGTTAGTCCTCTCGACTGTTCCATCGCTCCACAGTCGCCAGCATTGTGTGTATAGCCCATCCCCATTATGGGTGGTCTTTAGCCCCGTTGTGTGCTTTGCGATAATTGTGCGGGAGGACATCTGCTATTTCCCTTTCCAAAAATGTGCTGACAATCTTCTCGTTCGATAACACGCATACCACCGTAATCGGGCCTGTCCCCGTCGGCCATTTCGCCGTGGGCGTTTTGCCCCATCAGGGGATATGACGCAAATTTCCTTATTTTGATTGGCCAAGATATTTACTACTCTATCTTAATTCGTGAGAATAAACCAAATCCCCATTTGTGGTACGCATAATAGTTGACATATTGGCATCTACACATTGTTTAGAATGTGGTTTGACCACAACAACCTCAACACATTTTCCCTCTTTATACAATTTTAACTGATTATTTTTGAAAAATCTGGCTATGCCTTCTGTTACGTTAGACAAAATTGCATGTTTTTGCACGGCATCTATAACGGCCATTTTTTGGGGGTTCCATGCGATTCCAGTCGCCAGATTTGTAGTGAATCGTTCGACCGCCCTTGCCAATTCATGCCAATCTACTAGGCGAATTGCGGATGGATAACATGCAAAAAATTCTCTTAATACATCTTCCCGAAAATCCCGCAAAACCTTTGTTGTATATCCTATTGAAACATCGCATGTACATGAAGAGGGTTTTTTCATTACATATACTATTTCACTTGCAGACAATCTGGCGTTTTCCAAAGATATATATTCGGGCGGATAACCAATTGACCCATACACCGCGTTGTACACAGTTAGTTGTGAGGGTTTATCGATGTACGACATTTTCATTTCCTTTACAAGGGGTTTGGGGATACATCCCCGTAAAAACGTCCAGCCCCGCCCACCGTAGTGGGCAAAGTGGAAATTTTCTACAAATTCCCTATCAATCTAACCTTTTAATCTGTTTGGTGTTGTTGGAAATTCTATTTGGGTGTGGGTTGTCCCCATTATACCCCAGTGGCGAATTCTACAGCCTTCCTAAATGCCAATTCGTTCATTTTCTTCCCCCGTCCAAACCAAAGGGAATCCAGGCGGGTGTCTGCCTGTCGCCCAACATCATAATTGAGGTATTCGTTCACGCCGTTGTACGCTCCCCACCACGTTCCGCGAACCCCGTCGATGTCCTGCCCCTTCCCACTAATGCAAAGTGAGATAATTTCTTGCAGGCGGGTTTGCGACCGTTTTGGCAACACACCATCCTCCTCCATCCCCAGACAAACACGAATGTATTTTTGCAAATCAGTGGAATTGAATTGTCGACTTGCCAAATCCTTGTACTGGGCCGCCGTTGCCTCAAATTCCGCCCTAGCGACGTTCATTACACCCCTCAGTTTTTCCACATTTTGCTCGATCTTGGCCGAATGGTACACCCTAATCAGTTTGGAATCGGCGGAGTGCTGGGCTTGTTCAAGGGTATTCTGACACACCACCCGAATTGGGGTGAATCCCGCATAGGCTGCCCCGATGCCGTGCTTGTTGGAGAGGAGAATGTATTGTTGAACGGGGTCGCCGCCTGCCACGATGTCAATGGGGTCGCCAATTACCTTGGCCAAGCACCAAACCCGCTCTCCATTTCCTAATGCCCCGCAACACTCAATCGAGGCAAGTTGGGCATCCAGCCAGGGCTGAAACCAGTCGAACAGTTTTTCGTTTTGGAGTGGGGTCCAATTGGGGCCGACCACAGAGAGAAAACCGCCCGTATCTTCCCTCACAACAGCCTTGTTCGGGACAAGTAACCCATCTGGGGTATACAATTCCCGCAGACCAACGGCGAAATCGGTAAATGATGTTTTGGAACAGGCAGCGGCGTCAAACCGATCCTGCTCGGGGATGACCTGTCCTAGGCCATGCCATGGCGTTTCGCCAAAATATGCCACGGCGTTGTTGCCAGTGGTGGTGTCGATGTTTGCAGCCATGGGAATTCTCCTAAAGAGGGGGACAACGTAAAAGTGGTGGTAAAAACATCCAGGTCTACCCCTCATAAGGGGCAGTAGTGGAAATTTTCTGGGGTGGGGGATATCCCCTATGCAGCCTTTGGGTCAAACGCATAACCCCGCTCGATATACGTTCTCAGATTGTTTTGACGATCTGCCTCTTGTTCGTCGGTAAGGGTTTGCACGGGAATTCCACCCGAAAATTCTACGGGACGGCCAAGGGCGGCTCGCAATTCGCGGGGGATAAAAATCATCGCACAAACGGCGTGAATCATTTGGCGATTGGCGGTTTTGAGGGTGATTTCGCGTGTTGGGATGTTTGTGTTCATGTTCATTCTCTCTATTATCGTCTTTTTTTGGTAAATTGTCAAGTGGGATATATCCCACACCCTTGAATTTTCACTTAGTGGGCAAATTGAAACGCAATCCCAAGTAGTACATTTTATCCCCCATTAGGGGAATTTCGTTAGGTTTGTCGTTTTCCGCGATGATCTTGCGTTCAACGTAGTCGGTCATGCCGCACGTCACTCCCTCGCATTGGGCAAATTGCTCCATCAGGTCGTCGAATGCCTCAGACTGGGTAGAGGCACAACCCACAACGCAGTGGTCGAATTCTGTGCCGCATACCCCAAATCCTTGAAAGTAGTCGGGATAGTCGGAGCCAAGGTCGAACAACTCAAAAGACTCAATCGCCGTCGGGCTCGATTTGTTCATTTTGACATTTCCTCTTGTAAAGTGGGTCCAAAACAACCAGCCCAACCCCCCGAAAGGGGCTGAATGATGGTTTTAGTTCTCTACGTAATAATAATGGGCATAATAACCCATTTCGTAGGAGGTATTGTAATACGCCCAATTGTTGTAAAGCAACTCCCAGGCCGTTTGTTCTACGCTATCCTTCCACAATGTTGGATTGTCCCGATATTTGTTTGCGTCTTCCCGATAGTCCTCACTGTTTGCTATCAATATGGCGAAATTCCACGGCCAGCCGGGGCGTAGCTTGCATGGGCAAAGGTAAAACGGTAATCCTTTATTGAAACGGGCCATAGCTTGGCGTTTGGTAATGCGGGTAAATTGTACCATTTTATCACTCCCTTAAAAAAACGAAATGTTGTGAACTACCTATTTTGTGGATTTGCCGCGTCCAATTCCAACCACTTATCTAGCGAGTATTGGTAATCCAGCCACCAGATTCGCGGAATTGGCCATTCGTGTTTACTCTTCGCTCGGCACCGCAGCGGCAAACATCTACGTGCATCACTCCGCCGTGTGCCCGTGGCTCGCAATGCACGGTAATGTGTCCGCCTTCGCTGGCACAAAGGCAGCGAGTGAATCCGTGAGTTTGCGACAGTTTTTCGATTGCTCTGTGTTGGTGATTAGCCATGATTTTCGCGGGCTTGTGGCCCGGACCCTAATGCGTTTCAGCCCGCCGGCTCGATCAAGTCGTTCGCTTGATCTACCACTATCCGAAGTATGTTTTCATGTCCCATTAAGATATAGTATCGTCTATCACAAGGAAAATGTCAAGATGAATACGGGCAAATATCATGGAATTGGGGAAATAATTGGTGGTAGCCCCTTTGGGGTATTGGGTAGGAAGGTAGATAGAAAGAGGAAATGGTATCGTTGGCGAAAATATGCAAAATCGCCTTGTTTTGATAGTCGTTTTTTGTTTAGTTCGCTCGCCTTCCCACCCATGAAATAGATAGTCAAAAAATAAGAAAACGCACTAGAATGAACATAGGACGGGTTAAAAGGGAAAAGAATATTCCACCTATTTTGTTGGTATTTGACATACCATTTGACAAAACCCCCATCTTAACATATATGCATATATTGTGCCAAACTAATATAAAGAGTAAAGATAGTCTTATGCCATTCAGTAGGAAAACCGTAGAATAATCCTGTGCCAATTGGGGAAAATACATTGGGATAATACCATGCCAAGCAAGGGGAATCGGGCAATATAATGTTGTGCCAAACCAGGCGAATATGGGGAAGATAGTTTTGTGCCAAACTGGTGAAATCTCGAAAGATAATGTCGTGCCAAACTCGGACAATCCATCCAATCTATCCTTCTTTTTTTCCTTGTTAAACTGCCCGATAGGTCTTACATGACAGGCGAGCAATAGGCGGGAGGTGGGCGGCAATGAATTGGATGATATGGGGCGGGATGGGGGTGGGCAAAGATCAGGGGTGGGTGGGGGTGTTTATTTGTTTTGCCCTAGTCGAAAAAAAACACGTAAAAAATCTCGGGGTGGTCCAAACGCACACCGACCATTCCAACAAAGGTTGACATCTTTATCTACCTCGACAAAGGTTGTGTCTTTATCTACCTCTCTTTCTTTTAACGGTATTCGGGGATTTCTTTGTTAACATCTATAAATTCGACAAATATTAAACCCAGGGGATATAAATCAAAGGTTGACATTTAATGGCAATAATCTCTATAAGGGAATCTAAAGGTGATTTCTAAGGATTATTTCTATTAAATAAAAAGGTGGGTGTATTTTAAAAAAGGAGGGGAGATTTGCCAAAATGGTTGACATTCACTACACAAATTCCTCACACAAATTCCTCTGTGGGATTGTAGGGGTCGTAGAGCAACTCCCTACCATAAGGTTGACATCTATTGGGTTATTTCTATTTAATAAAGCGATCTTGGGGTATATCTATGTAGAACATCTATATGTTGGAATTTTAAGTAGAAAGTTTAAGTAAATAAAACAAAACTGGAGATATGATGAATTATTCAAAATGGACCGAGGACGAACAAAACACGATTAAAAAATACGCGGGCCAAATGACCGACGAACAACTTACGCGGATTTTAGTTTCCCAGGGCCGACAGACAACCTTAGTGGCCGTTAGGCGTGAGAGGGTCCGGCTTGGAATAAAAAAGAAGGGGGGGCGGGGACAATTTCATTTATAGGGGAAATTTTATAAATAAATATATTATGGCGTTAGTCTTACAAGTCGCTCAAATTATCTACCCACTCGCCACAAATCCACTTATCCTTATAATAGGGGTCAACGTCGCATCGGGTTCGCCCTAACATCTTATGAATGCCCAGTCGCGATCTTAATTTGCGAAAGGACTTTAAGCTAATGGGGTGGCCCGTTCGTTCGACCAATGCCCGAACTAAATCTTTATCTTTTAATATTGGGGCGTATGTGCGAATAAATTCTACGTCGGAATATGTCCAGTGTTTATGGCCCATGTTAAAATTATTATTTAGGGATTATTTTGGGGTTTATTTTTATTTTTTTATATTTATGTCAACTTTTTACTATAATATTATAGGTGAAAAATAATTAATTTAGATAAAGATATTAAAAAAGATTAAAGGGCAATATTTATGACATGTAATTGTAAACCAAATAATTGTGGATCTATATTTCGCGGGTGTGGCAAATGCAAAGATGAACAAAATAGTGAACAAAATAGTGAACAAAAAGACGAATCAATTGAAGTTCCTACAATTTTAGTGGCCGTGGCGTCTACGGAAGTCAAGGAAATGGTAAATGAGGACATGGGCCTGGAAGACCCAAAAAATGACGAACAGCAAAACGAACAACAAGATTAATACATCTAATGATAATCTGGTCGAAGTTATAACAAAGATAGCCCATTTAATATCACGCAAATTTCGTTTTGGATATTTTGACGAAGATGATATTCGCCAGCAAATTGCCGTCTTTTCTTTAGAGGCAATAAAAAAATATAATGGGGAGGACAATTTATTTACCTTCCTTTATACCCATGCCCACAATCGACTAATTAATATGAAGAGGGATAAGTTTTGCCGAATATCCCCGCCGTGCAATACGTGTAAACATTCCTTCTGTGTAAATGCCGAGCGATTATGCCATAAGTTTGACAATACGGACGATTGTAAGGTATATGCAAAGTGGGTAAAGCGAAATGACGCAAAACGAAGTATTGCCGCCCCAATTAGTTTAAGTATGGTAACTGAAGATGAATATGACGCCCTAACTATAGAAGATAATAAAGAGGCGGAAATTGATTTTAAGGATTTACTCCAAAAGGTCGAGGATAAAGTGCCGCAAAATATGAGGGGGCTTTTTCTAAAAATGAAACACGAAACATTCTTGACCAAAAGTGAAAAAAATAAATTAAAAATAATTATTGAGGAAATAGTTGGGGATAATTCGCGGGGAAAAACAAATGGATAATTCAATTAAAAAAGGTCCGCTTGGCGTTGAGGAAATGGACTTTATCAAACAGCGGGCACAAACTATGTCGCCCCAACAAATAGCCGACGCTCTTAGGCGAAAAATTGGGATTGTGGTCCGATTTATCAAGGAAAATAATTTAGTGTCGGTGGAAATGACAGATCGGGAAAAACAAAAATTTTCCTTGAAAAATGTCCTTTATTCAAAAGATTATTGGGGCGAAATACAAAAGCAATTCTCAGAAGATGAATTAAAATATTTTGAAAATTTGTGGATCGAATTATTGATCCAATTCCGCGAAGATATTTTATATTCTGAAGAATTAACAATTAAACAATATATTACGCTCGACATTTTGGCGAATCGCAATTTGGCCGAACGGCAGTCGGCGACCGTCGAAATGGAAGATGTTAAGCGGCAGTTAGAAATAGAATACGATAAGGATGACAGGGACGAAACCATAATTATTCCACTTGAACAAAGACTTTCCTTATTAAAGTCGGCCATTCCTTCATATGCCTCAGAATATACCAAATTATTAGATAAAATTAAATCGGTCCAGACTGACTTAAAGGCAAACCGCGATCAACGTGTTAAGCGTATAGAAAACTCCCAAACAACATTTGCGGGTTATATTAGAATGCTTGAAGACGAGGCCAATCGTGATAAAGAGGGATTTGATATTGAATTGATGAAGAGGGCAAAAGAAAAGGCTTCAAGAGAATTGGGACAATTTCATACATTTATGGATGGGGAGGTAGATCGACCTCTATTAAATACAGATACAATTAATCAAGGAGACGAAGAAGAAGATGGCTAAAAGTAAAGCAGAAATTGTGGCGGAAATGAACGCGGTGGCGGAGATGAAATCAGTAGCCAAGATGAGTGCGGAGGTAGGTATGGGGGTGGAGACCGACGTAAATACTGCCCCTGAGATGACTACGGCTCCAGAAGTAAATGTCGAAGAAGAAGTAACCCCAAAAAAATCGGAATATAGGGCTACAAAAGGGGAATTAAAAATTTTATCTGAAATAATTACCCCTATTAAAAAACCTATTAAGGTTAATACACCAATAAAAGAGGAGATTGAGGAGGATGACGAGGAAGAGGAAAAGGTGCCAAAAAAATATAGAACAAAGAAAAATATTATTAATTTAAGACGGGGAACGTTTAAGGCAATAATTGGAAAACCAATAAAGAATTAAATAGGGAAAATTAAGATGAATGTTTTGAGTATAGAAGAAAGAGACAAAGAAGTAATTTATTGGTTGGACAAAGTGGAAGGATTTGATAAAAAAATCGGAATTATTATGGAAGGTGGGCAAAATTGTGTGCGGGACGAAATTGTTTCGGGGATAATTTTAGGAGAGTATTTACTAAAGGAGATAATAAATGGAAAATAAAAAATCAATGATTTGGGGGGCAACAGGACAAGACGCAAGCTATCTTGCCGAGTTATTATTAGAACGGGGACATGAAGTTTACGGCGTGAAAAGACGTGCCTCAACTAATAATACACAAAATATTTCCCACTTATTAAATAGTAAACATTTTCATTTAATGGAGGGGGATATTACAGATCAGGGATCTGTCAACCATTTGGTTAGTTTAATTAAACCTGATTATCTTTTTAATGTTGCGGCCATGAGCCATGTTTTTACATCTTTTGAACAACCAACTTATACATTTCATGCCGACGCATTGGGCCAATTATATGTATTAGATGCAGTTCGTTTATATTCACCTAAAACTCATATTCAGTTTGCATCTACCAGCGAATGTTTTGGATCGAATTATTCAACACGCCCAATGTGGAAAAGTATTATGGGCGAAAACGGACAATCAAAGATGGTTCCTGATGGGGAAGAAAAATATCAAGATGAAAACACCCCATTTTCTCCAAATTCGCCCTATGCCGTTGCAAAATGTGCAGCGACCAATTTAACCAAATTATATAGGACTGCATACGGATTACATGCCAGTAATTGTATAACACACAATCACGAATCGCCCAGAAGGGGGGAAAACTTTGTTACAAGAAAAATAACTTTGTGGATTGCTAAACATTTTCCACTTGATAAATGTACTGAAAAATTAAAATTGGGAAATATTGAGGCGTTTAGAGATTGGAGTTATGCCAAAGATTGTGTTGAGGCTTTTATTAAAGTTGTCGAGGCTGATGAACCAGATGATTATACGATTGGCACAGGCGAGTCACATACAGTAAAAGAATTTTTAGAAGAGGCATTTTCTCTTGTTAATGCAAATTATAAAGATTACGTAGAAATCGACTCTGCATTTTATCGTCCGTGCGAAGTGCCATACTTGCGGTGCGATGCCTCAAAAATTAAACATAAATTAGGGTGGGAGCCAACAGTTAAATTCAAAGAATTAGTCGCAATGATGGTGGAACACGATCTAAATGGCAAAAAGAATTAAAAAAATAAAACGCCCAAATAATCCATTAAAAAAAACAATTTTTTATTCATATAGTGTAGCCAAAAGAGGAAAACGAAATTACCGCGATCAAAGATATGTATTATTTAGGAGAAGGGTAAAGGCCCGCGATGGGCATAAATGTTGTTGGCCAGGATGTAGGTGTAAAACTAAACTAGAGGTACACCATATCCAAAAATGGAAGGATGATGTTGCTAATCGCTATAATCCTTTAAACGGAATTACTCTATGTCGAACACATCATAAAATGATTAGAGGATTGGAAAATGAATATGTTGTATTTTTCACAGGAATTATTCTAAATAAATTAAAGAAATAAAATAATTAATAAATGATTTCTGTCATAATTGATTCCAGAGAACAAAAACCATATTCCTTTGCCTCATGTGAATATATTGATGATATTATTGTTCGTAAATTAGATACGGGTGATTATTCTATTGATGGTATGGAAGATTTATTGTGTATTGAGAGGAAAATGACCGTTTCAGAATTAGCGATGTGCCTAACAAAATCTCGATTCACCCGTGAATTAGAACGTATGACCAATTATAAATATCGCTATTTATTGTGCGAATTTGATTATTACCACATAGATGTTTACCCCGAAAATAGTGATATTCCACCCCAACAAAGAAAAAAAGTTAAAATTAAAGGTCCATTTATAAGAAGTAAACTTATAGAAATAACAATGCAATATGGCGTCAATATTATATTGTGTGGAAATCATTCATACGCCGAGGATATTACAGCCACAATTATGAAAAAAACTTGGGAAAGAGAAAATGGGAAGAACAAAAATACCTGACTGGCTCGATAAGGCGTGGTTAAATTTAGGCGATGTTAATCAAATCGACGTGCCAAACCCCCTAGCGGGTCGGTCAATTCTTGAAATAGAAAATCCTGGACTGGCTGAAGTGCGACTAATGAGTAATCCGAGTTACTTGCACTACGCAGCAAAAGTTTTATTGAATACAACCTTACTTCCTATTCAAGCGGTGATTTTAGAGGAATTGTGGAAACGCCCATTTCCTATGTTTATCGCCTCTCGTGGGTTTGGAAAATGTGTAAAAAATTGCTACATCCAAACATCTCGGGGTATTTGTAAAATAGATGATTTATTTAGCGAAGACGACCCATACGATACAAAAATACCATTTACCGATGAAATTCTAGGGGAAAATGGCTTTCATAAACCTAGTTATAGATGGAAGACAAAAAAAAATACCTATAAATTAACCACTGTGCAGGGATATGAAATTATAGGGTCGGATGAACACCCAATTAAAATTGTTCGTGACGGAAAGTTTATTTGGGAAAAACTATCCAATCTTAAAAATGGAAATAGGATTATTATTGATCTAAATCATTATGATAAATGGGGGGAATTTCACAATGATCTAAGAACGGATGATGCTTATCTTTTAGGTTATTTAGCCGCATCTCCAAATGCCATACAGGAGACGTATTTTGCAATTGAACATAAATCGCCAAAAATAACACAAATATGTAAAAGAATTGCATCGAGAATATTTGGGAAGCCTCAACATCATATAATTTATTCTAATTTCCAATGGTTTGATAAAGATAAGATTTTAGAATTACAAACAAAATATGACTTTGGACCCATTAAGTTAGAGGACAGAATTGTACCAAAGTGTGTTTTAGGGGCGAAGAAAGATACTATTGCAGCCTTTTTACGCGGATGTTTTGATAGTAATGGCCAATTCCAACAAACTAAAAATTATGCCTATTTAAAATTATCAGCAAAATCTTTAGAATTATTAAGAACTATTCAGATTTTATTATTGAAATTTAAAATTATTGCACAAATTAGCAAGGGTTTGAATAACAATACATATAAAATTGCAATAATTAATAAAAATCTTAAAATTTATAATAAAAATATTGGCGGGTCTCATATCTCGAAAAAAGAACCTTTAGTTTATAGTAGCAAGGAACATATCAAAACTACTAAAACGAACATTCCAATTAAATTGATTAAGGAAAAATTGTTGGCAATTTGTAAACTTTTTTATGCTAAACATGTGTTTTCTGGACACCAACATCGACAATTAACAAATAAATATAGAATGGGTAAAGGAAAATTTACTTATGACTATCTTATAAAAGTTATGGAGGTGTTTTCTAAATCCGAAGAATGTCGTAGTATGCAAGAGTACAAGGATATTGTAGGAATATTAAATACAAATTATTATTATGATACAGTGTCGTCTATTGAAAATCTGGGCGAACAAACATTATATGATGTATATTTTGATGAGCCAGACCATTCTTATATTACTAATGGATTTATTTCTCATAATTCTTTTCTTATGGCTGTTTATGCCCTATTAAGATGTGCTCTTGTAAATAATACTAAGTTCGTGGTGTGTGGGGCTGGTTTTAGGCAGTCCAAAATTATACATGATTATATGTGTACTATTTGGAATAATGCCCCCATTTTACGTAGTATTTGTTCTACCACTTCTGGGCCAAAATTTAGTATAGACCGATGTATTTTTATCGTCAATAATAGTGTGTGTAGTTGTATACCAATTGGGGATGGCCAAAAAATTCGTGGTATGAGAGCAACTAATATACTGTGTGATGAGTTTGATTCAATCAATCCTGATATTTACGAAACAGTTATTCAAGGATTCGCCTCAGTTTCGTCAGATCCCGTTGGCAATGTTATGTTACTGGCCAAAAAACGTGAAATGGAAAAACTTGGATTGTGGAATGAGGAATTTGCTGACCAATATTTGTCAAAAAAGAGTAACCAGGCCGTTATTAGTGGGACGGCAGGATATTCCTTTAGAAATTTTTATAAATATTTTATTAAATATAAAAAGATGATAGAGGCCAATAATGATATTGAAAAATTAAAAGAATTATTCAGTGGGGAAGAAATACCCAAATCGTTTAATTCTTCTGATTATTCTATTATCCGTATACCCTATGAATTAATTCCAGACGGATTTATGGATGAGAAAACAATCATTAGGGCGAAGTCTACGATGCATTCGGGTATCTACAAAATGGAGTTTTCGGCATGTGCGGACGGAGATACTCCAATTATTACTAAATCTGGCGTTAAAAAGATTAAAGACATTATAGTGGGTGAATATGTATTTACTCATAAAGGGCGATTTAGAAAAGTTTTAGAAACCTTAAAACGCAAATATAATGGCAATATTATAAAATATAAAACTTTTGGATATAATCAATATAATTTATTTACTCCAGAACATCCATTCTATCATAATGGGCAATTTACACCAATCTCCGAGATAGAAGACAAGACATATTTAGCCAATGTGCAAGAATTATCTGGAAAAATGGAGATTAATTTAGAAGATTTTTGCACAAACTATATTAGTCGTGAAGGATATATATATCCCAGGGCTAGTAGTAATAAATTATCTAATGAAAATGTACAAAATATTTTAAGATTATTATGTTCTGGTAAAAACGCTGCAACCATTTCAAGAGAAATTGGAATACCATATACAAGCATTGCACCAATTAAATATTTCAAACGTACAAAATCTTCTCTTAATAAAATAATTAAATTAGATTATAAATTTGGACTTTGCCTTGGTTATTACGCTTCGGAAGGCAGTATAAGGTCTAAAGGATTGGCAACTGGATTTGCATTAGATTCACATGTGGGTGTTAAATTTTCAAAATATATAGATGAATTATCCAATGCCATTCACTATTCTTTTGGTATAGCCCCTAAAATATATAAATATGGGTCTACTTGCGTTCTCTCGTTAAATTCCAGAATAGCTGCGGAATTGTTTAAATCTATATGTCCAGGAATCTGTTATAATAAATTAATATCTCATGATATATTGTTCTCAAATTCTGAACTAATGAAAGGTTTTATTGTTGGAATATTTAATGGAGACGGACATATTAGAAAGGGACTTGCAACACTTGGATTAACAAATTTAGATTTAATCACTCAAACAAAATTGGTTTTATCATATTTTGGTATATCATCTAGTATCTCGAAAATCGAAAGAGGTAATTTAGTTGGGCGTATATCTAATGGAAAAATTAATGGGAGAGCTACTGTCTATAAACTTAATCTATTTGGGAGAAATTATTGTAAATTTTTGAATATATTTTATAATGGCAATATTATTGTAGAAGATGTATATAAAAGACATATTCAGAATGATAATAATTATTCTATTTATAAATTAGATAAAAAAGATAGCATTCCATATGATGATTATGTATATAATTTAGAGGTGGAGGAAGATCATTCTTATTCTACTCTTAATGCAAGTGTTCATAATTGTTTTGCTCGTGATAGCGATGGTTTCTTTAGGCGTGCCCTTATAGAATCTTGTGTTGGGACACCTGAACATCCAATTCAATTACCATCTGGTAATGTATGGTTTGATGCCGCATTACATGGCGATCCATTCAAAGAATATGTCATGGGGATTGATCCTGCCGCCGCCCCCGATAATTTTAGCATTGTAATTATTGAATTAAATGACGATCATAACAGGGTAGTATATTGTTGGACGACAAATAGGCCAGAATTTCAAAAAAGATTAACGGCAGGATTGGCCAAGGAACATGATTATTATGGGTTTTGTGCAAGAAAAATACGCGAATTGATGGGCGTTTTTAATTGTAAATATGTAGCGATGGATTCTCAGGGTGGTGGCATTGCCGTTGAAGAAGCCTTACACGATAAAGATAAATTAAAAGAGGGTGAATTACCAATTTGGCGTGTAATTGACGATAAACATCCCAACAATTATGACAATATGCCTGGCCTTCACATTCTTCATTTGTGCAATTTCGTCAATGGTGATTGGACCGCAATGGCCAACAACGGTCTAAAAAAAGACTTTGAAGATAAAGCATTATTATTTCCAAGATATGATTCGGTAACATTAGGGCTTGCTGCCGAGGAAGATTCGTTAAAGGCAAAAATAATAAAGAAGGGATTGGAAAGTAAGGCAAGATCAGATGGTGCCGAACAACATAATATGTTTGATACCCTAGAGGATTGTGTAATAGAATTAGAAGAGTTAAAAACAGAATTATCTACAATTGTTCTTACCTCTACAAATATGGGACGTGATCGTTGGGATACCCCTACCGTTAAACTTCCAAATGGTAAACGGGGCAAACTACGCAAAGATAGATATTCCGCCCTTGTAATGGCTAATATGATAGCCCGCCAATACCGCAGGGCATTACCTCCAATAGAATATCAGACAATGGGTGGGTTTGCACATAATATTGTAAATGATGTTGTTAATACTCACGACACACCTATGTATTCTGGTCCTGAATGGATAACTTCTTGGTACGATCAAGTCTATGGACGATAATTTTGGTGTATATAAAGATAATGAAACTGTAATTGAATTATTATCTTTTTAATTGAATTAGGTAAAAAATGGCAAAAGTTAAGTCTAAAAGTGATTTATTACAAGATAAAATAGGAATATTTACTGACTCTTACGTATCTTGGAATGAATCACCGGGCAGTAAAAACCGTGCAATGGCAACCTTAAATAAGTCGGTTGGTGAATTTAGTGCCATGCGATCAAATGCGGTATTTAATTTCCAAGATTTTTCTAATTTAGATACAAATGTGTCGGGTCGCCCAGGATTAACAAAGGCAGATTATTACGCATTTCGGCCAGGTTTTGCCCCACCAAATCCACATGATTATAAACGAATTATTCAGGCTTGCAACCACTCCTATTTTAAGGTTGGTTTAGTAAGGAATATTATAGATTTAATGGGCGATTTTGCTTGTCAGGGCGTTAGAATATCACATCGTAATAAAAGTGTTGAAAAATTTTATCGGAATTGGTTTAGGCGAATTAATGGGGCGGAACGATCTGAGAGATTTTGCAATAATTTATTTCGCTCGGGGAATGTCGTTATTAGGAAATCTTATGCCAAAATTACCGCCAATCTTAAAAAAGATATGCAACGTGCCAATGCCGTCGATATTAAACCCACCGAAATAAAGACCAAAGAATTTGAAATACCATTTAAGTATATATTTTTAGACCCCACGACTATAGATATTGCTGGTGGTGCATTGGCCAGTTTTGTAGGCAAACCAATTTATACTATTACTATTCCTGGTGAATTACGTAATATTATTTTGGCTCCAAGAGACCCATTTGACAAAATGATTGTGGCTCAAATACCTGCCGACATATTAAATGCCGCCAAAACCGCCAAACCATATCCTTTACCTCCTGATAAAACTCGCGTATTTCACTACAAAAAAGATGATTGGCAATTATTTGCCTATCCTTTATTATATGCCGTTTTAGATGATATCATTATGCTAGAACGTCTTAAATTGGCCGATATGGCGGCTTTAGACGGGGCAATATCCAACCTTCGTATTTTTAAGTTGGGTAATTTAGAACATAAAATAATGCCATCGGCCTCAGCCGCCTCTAAACTATCGGCAATTCTACAAAATAATACAGGGGCGGGAACAATTGATCTAATTTGGGGGCCAGATTTAGAATTAATTGAATCTAAAACTGAAGTTCATAAATTCCTGGGTGAAGGTAAATATAAACCCCACTTAGCCTCTATTTATACGGGATTGGGCATTCCATCAGTATTTACAGGTGGCGGTGGAAGTGGCACAACAAATAATTTTATGGCTCTAAAAACTTTAATTCAACGCCTTAAATATGGGCGTTCTATTTTATTAGATTTTTGGACCAGCGAAATTGCCGAGGTTCAAAAGGCCATGGGATTTGCATTTCCTGCTAAAATTGAATTTGATGTTGATATTTTGGATGATGAACAGGCAGTTCGGGCATTGTTAATTCAACTAGTTGACCGTAATTTAATTAGTCAAGAATTATTGCAAGAGCGTTTTGGGCATGACCCCGAAATGGAAGAAATGCGTATTAAACGAGAGGAAAAAGAGAGGAATAAAGGTAAGAGACCGCAAAAAGCAGGCCCGTATTTTGACGCCCAATTTGGTTATACTCTTAAAAAAATTGCCCTCCAACAGGGTTTGCTTACCCCCGAACAGATGGGGATGACCAATGATACGCCAGTGTTTGATATGATAATTGAGGGGAAATCCACCAAAAAAGCTGTGGTAAAACAAAATCCTGGGACAGATAAAAAGACATCCGAAACGCCTCTACAAGGGCGACCAAAAAATTCCAAAGACAGTACAAAAAGAAAAACCAAGGAATTTCGCCCAAGTGTTAAGGGAAGTGCGGCGGTTTGGGCGTTTGAGGCACAGAATAAAATCGCGGATATATTAAACCCATTATTCCTCCATAATATTGCCCAAAAGAAAAATATGCGACAATTAACCAATCAAGAGGTTAAAAATTTGGATATTATTAAATTTGGTGTATTATTTAACTTAGAGCCATATAGTAAAATAAGTAATGAGGTGGTTTTGTCCAATTTAGGAAAATCCCACAACCATAATTTATATAACCAATATCAAAAAACTATATCTACAATTACATCTGAATTAAATCGCACTTTAACTTTTGACGAACAAAAACAGGTTCAGGTGTTATTTTATATAGGGAATATCAATAATAAATAATGACGAATTTTTATTTTAACGCAGAAAAAGAGGTGGATGGACTAATCGACCAAATTTCACGGGGGTTCGTTGTCCAATATGCCTCTCAAGTTCTTCCATTGATAAATTCGACGACCGATATAACACAGGCCAATCTTTTATGGCAAAAAGACAACCGAATCGCTATTAAAAATGGATTTGCCAAAGCCGAACTGACAGACCGCGATTTATATTCCACCCAATCTTTGTTTGTGACCACAAACGCCAATTTAAATGACGATTATTTTCTGCCCGAAGAAACGTGGGCAGCACGGCATACCCCAACCCACAAACCCACCAATATAGAACATAACGAAAATCAAATTGTCGGGCATATTACAAGCTGTTGGGCAGTTGACGAAAATAAAGAGAATATTTTAGACGATTCTTTGGCCGTTGATGATCTACCACCTATTTTCCACTTAATAAATGGGGCGGTGATTTATAAGGCGTGGCAAAATGAAGAATTGAAAGATAGAACCGCCAAACTCATCCAAGAAATTGAAAGTGGCGAAAAATATGTATCAATGGAGTGTTTATTTACCAATTTTGCCTATGCAGTAGAACGTGCCAATGGTGAGTTAGAAATTATCCCTCGTGGGGATAAAACAGCCTGGATGACAAAACATTTAAGGGCTTACGGTGGGACGGGGAAATATAAAGATTTAACAATTAAACGAGTTTTGAAGAATATTACATTTTCGGGAAAGGGGTATGTTGATAAACCTGCAAATCCTGAAAGTATTATTTTTAATAAAACAAAATCTACATTAAATCTTAATTTTTCCTCTTCTTTAGATAATAGTGTATATAATATTACAGGAGAAAATAGTATGGCAGAAACAATTAATATTGAAGAATTACAAAAACAATTAGATGAAGTAAAGGCGTCTCTTGAGACTGCGATGACCAATAAAATAGATTTAGAGGCTAAACTTGCTGAAAAAGAACAGGTTATTGCACAATTAAATGGAAGTTTGGCCGAGGCGAATAGTCAGTTAGACAATGAAAAAACCAATGCCTCCTCTTTAACCAATGAAAAAAATACCCTTGAAACTCGTATTGTTGCACTTGAAAAAGAAATAGGCGATACGAAAATTCGGGCTTCTCGATTGGCTACATTAGTTGATGGTGGCGTTTCTAAAGAGATTGCAGAACAAAAAATAGAATTATACTTTGCCCTTAGTGACGATCAATTTAATGCAATTGCCGAGGATTTAATTGAGGTGGTAAAATGTAAAAATAAAGCTCAAAAGGGCGAAATGATAAAGGAAGAGAAAGAAGATATGGAGGACGAATGCAAATCTAACGAAAAAACTGCCGAGGCTGCTAATTTAGACGATGTGAAACAAGATAAAGACGTGGATTTGTCCGTTGCTAGTGTTGACGAACCACAGGTTGAAGACATTTGTAAAGTTCTAGCGTCGGTTATTAGTAAACAACTTGGTATTAACCAAGACGAAAAATAATATATTTGTATAAATTTTAATAGGAGAAAAAATATGGCACTAAAAGGTTTCAGAAACATAGGTCCTGCTGCTGATGACATTAGCTTTTTTATGAATCAGACAGCCGAACGTGGTATTGCCGTGGTTTTAAGCACTGCTGGTAGTGGTGCGGCTATGGATGATGGCTCAGCCATTGTAACAAAACCAACGGCGTCTTTCGGTTCGGGTGAATATCCACTTGGCATTTTGTTGAATGATGTTGTTTCGGGCGATTTAACAAAAACCCATCTTAATCAATATAAATTTGAAGTCCAGGTCGGTGGTAAAGTCGAAGTTTTGCGACGGGGAACAATATTAACCAATATGATTGAAGGTACTCCAGCTGGAGGACAGGCCGCATTCATTAGTTCAGTTGGAACTGATGGTAAAATTTCGGGTGTGGCTCTTGGTGCAACTTCACCTTTGGCGATTGTTGGTGCGGCTTCAGGGCAACCATTTTCTGTTCCTTATTGCAAGCCAGTTGGAACCTTCTTGTCTTCAAAAGACTCAGATGGTTATGCAAAAGTTGATGTCAATCTAATATAACTAATACGGAGAATAAAAATATGGCTAAGAAAATTAATTTTACACCCGAAGAATTAGAGAAACTAAACAGTATTCTCCGAGCTTCTGGGTCGATGAATGATTCAATTCACACCCCTGCAATGGATCAGTTTGTGAAAGCTCTTATGCTTCCATTGCGTCAGGCGGTGTTAAGCGGTGATATTCTTGATGGGATTTTTGAACCAATTCAAGTAGGTGAAACCAATTCTACTGTTGAATTCCCACTTGATATCATAACTCCTGGAACCGAAAGTGATTATATTGCTTGGTCAGTTCCAAAACAAGGTTATATTCCACAACGTACTGTTGAGGCTGATTTCGTAATGGTCCCAACTTATGCAATTGCTAATGCTATTGACTGGGCACTAAAATTTGCCCGTGATGCCCGTTGGGATATCGTTGGGCGTTGCATGGAGGTTTATCGTGCGGGCTTTGTCAAAAAGATGAACGACGATGGTTTTCATACTATCCTCGCATCCGCCGTAGATCGTAATATTGTAGTTGTAGATAGTGATGCAAATCCTGGCCAATTTACCAAACGTCTTGTTTCTCTTGGTAAAACTGTTATGCGGCGTAATGGTGGTGGAAATAGCACCAGTATCAATCGTCGGAAATTGACCGATTTGTATACTAGTCCTGAAGCGATGGAAGATATGCGTAATTGGAATGTTGACCAAGTTGACGAAGTTACTCGCCGAGAGATTTATCTGGCGGATGATGGCCAACTTAATCGTATTTTCAATGTCAACCTTCATACTGTTGATGAATTGGGCGAAGGGCAAGAATATCAATTATATGCTCAAAACCAACTTGGTGTAACCATGCCAGCTAATAAAGTAGAATTGCTAGTTGGTCTTGATCTAAGCCAAAGCACCTCTTTCGTTATGCCTATTAAGATACAACTTGAAACATTCCCTGACCCACAACTACATCGTCAGCAACGTGCTGGCGTGTACGGATGGCAGGAACAAGGGTTCGCCGCACTAGATAACCGTAATAACGTTCTCTTGGCGATATAAACCTATTACTTATTAAAGTATTCGGCCAGCCCATTATTAAATGGGTTGGCCCTTTTTATAGATAAATGGTGTATTATATATAGGAGTATGCCAATTATGAATTATGATGATTTAGTTGATAAAATTAATGATGATAGTTTAATTAATGAATCGGCGGAAAATATTCTAACAATATTAAAGGCCAATACTATAAAAACGGTATCGACTCGGCCAATAATGATTAAATATAGAACTATAGCCAATAAATATGGAATTGAATTTGCAGAAAAAATTATATCGGCATTAAATGGCGTTGCAAGTGGTACGGGAAGTGTTGCTAATGCCACCTCTCATTTATTGCCAACTATATTGGGGGATGGACTTGATAGCGGGATTGATATTTCTAGTGTAATGACACGTACATTAATTGATAATTTTACAACTGGCGATAATGGGTATCCAGTTATTTTCGACGAGGAAGATGCAGATGCCATTAAAGATATGGGATGTATTTATAGAAATTGGGTCGATCAAAATAATTGGGCAAATATATCTATTGGTAATATAGAATGGGCTAAAAAAATGATAAATGAAGGAGTTGGAAGTTAATGGCTGCCAATGATTTATTATATCGGCGTGGGACTACATTTACACTTGGGACTGGAACAGTCGGGACGGATATTAGTGGATATTTTAATTTAGAAAGTGTGAATGGATATGCCATACAATCTTTAAGTGGAATTAATTTTGGCAATCCTCATGCCGACGAATATGAAATGTTTGCCGAAATTACAACTAGTGGGGCTCCAGCGGTTGGGACTACATACGATTTTTATATGGCAAGTTCCTTAGATAATATCAGTTTTGCTGGCAAAGCCAATGACTCCGCCAATGCTTATATGACTCCTGCTACTTTTACCGCTTTTTCACGACAATTGGATTGGCTGGGGTCTATGAGTGTATATGCCTCAGGGTATGAAACACAAAGGCAATCATTTGTTATTAGGCCAGTGTGCCAATATGGGCGAATTATTATGTATAACGGTACAAATACTTCAACGATATCATCTGGTTCTAAAATTACATTAACGCCATTAATTCCACAAATACAAACTTCATAACGGAGAATAAATATGTCAGTAGCTTCAGGCGATTTAATATTTTACGGATCAAATTATATGGCAGAGGATGACACCACTGTACAAGGAAGTGGGATTGATATTAACACCCGTGTTGTATTTGATAGTTCAACTTTGGCCAATGCCCCAGCGGGGCCTGTTGGAGTTGTATCTTCTTTAACAACTGATACAGGCGTTTATGTTGATATATATGGGCGAAATACGGCTGGTAGTATTGTTAGTGGGACAATTACGGTAAGTGGTAATGTGATTAGTAGTGGGACGACCAGTTTTGAAAGAATTATGAAAATAATTCAAAGACCAGGACATAGTGGAACCATTACTATTCAAGATCAAAATTCTTCAATAATTGCCACTATGGTAAGTGGAATATCGCAAATTCGTAGACCTTTTTATAATGTCGCCTCTGATATTGAAGGTGGCAGTGTAAGATATTTCTATGAAAAAATATTTGTTAAAAATAATAATGAGACATATGCCTTGCTCGGGACAACTATTTCCGAGGTGTCTGGCGGTATTGCAGGAAGTATTGATTTTGACCTAGAGAAATATTGTACAGATAATGCTAGTTATGGTTCAAATACATCGACAAATAGGCTAACTGCCCCATCCGCAACTGGCGTTCAGGTTGGAACTTTTGATAGTGTTGCCAAAACATTATTACAAGATACAGATTTACGCCCAAGTGGGGCCGTCGGAGTTTGGCTAAAATTGACTCTTGGGGCGGGTGTTGTACCAAGTAAGTCTACCTATACCATGTCTGTATCTGGTAATTCAATTTAATAAAGGTGGTAAAATAAATGGCATGGATTGATAGTGCAATTGCTATTTTACGAGTTATTATTAACGATTCTAATTCGGCTGCCTATACCTATAGCGATTGTAGATTGACGGATATTTTAATGGTGGGGGCAATGTACACCAAACAAGATATTCAATTTTCAACCACTTATACAATTGATATTATAAATAAAACTATTAGTCCCGACCCAAGTGCCGATGAAATATTTACAAATTTTGTAGTTATGAGGTCGGCTTGTGTGTGCGATTTTTCTACATTTAGAACACAGGCGTTAATGGAAGGTGTAACGGCACGGTGCGGGCCAGCCACTCTTTCAGTATTAAATAGAAATAAGGCTTTCAAAGATTTATTGGAAGTCGGCCCATGTGCGTCATACCAAACTATGAGGCAGGATTATATTTATGGTGGCGGACTATTATGCAAGGCTGTTATGAGTCCATTTATTGGTAATAATTTTGATCCACAAACACTAAATCATTATGAATCTTTTGAAAGTAGAAATAATTATATTTTATAGGTGATAATCCAAAGAGGTTAATATGGCAGAAGATATTTTTCCCGCGATTTCGGGGAATCAGGTAAATAATTGTAATTTAAGTGTTTTTCCTGGATCAATTGTAAGTTATTTGAACGCTGGAGACGGTTTTTATATTAATTCGTCAAATGTTATTCATACCCCAGAAATTACAGGTAGTGCTGGAATTAGTGGTAAATACATTGACCGTTTTGACGATCCTACTTATTACGGATAATAAATATGGGTATGTTTGACGGTATTATTAATGCGGGTTTTCATAGTGTTTTTAATGATGCTATTGACGCATTGTTAGAAACGACTGCATTAACATTGCCATGTCAACTTATTTTTGACGACACAAACACAACAGTTTGCCCAAATTGTGAATATGATAGTGTTGGAAAAACATCGGCTGGTATATATAAAACTGGCGGACCTATTGCTTTTACCAATGGAAATTGTCCATATTGTCATGGAATTGGGCTAATTACTGTTGACGAAAATTCAATAATTTATCCATTGGTCGTATGGAATTATAAAGATTGGGTTGGTTTTGCTGGGCAGGCGTCTAATAAAATATTAGTTCCTTTTGGAGTTGCCCAAACATTAACTAAACAGGCCACTATTACTGATATTCGTCGGGCAAAACAAATATGGCTATCTACCCACCTGGATAATTATACAAAACATATATTTGAACGAACTATTGAGCCTTTTACCATTGGATTAGGCCAACAGGGATATTGTGTGTGTAATTGGGAAAGGGTTGGCAGTTGATTAAATTAAAAATTAAGTGTAAAGACAATCCAAAGTTTTTAGAAAATCAAATTAGAAATGCAATTTTAGACGAATTATTCGCATATTTTAGTACAGTTATATATGCAGCCGCCCCAATTATTGAGGGTAAAATCCAGGCTTTATTTAATGGGCGATTATTTAATAGTGAATTATGGGACGCACTACAAAATCAATGGTTAATGGGCGAGGTTGGCCTTCCATTTAACGATTATTATTCGAGATTAAAATGTATTGCCGATATATGGATGTCTCAAATTGTTTGTACGGCACAGGTAAAAAAAACGAGTAAAGATATTCGCGGTATATTTTATATTAAAATGCTTGATACTGATTGGGCGGCAGTTTGTGCAGATGCCGCCTCACACGTAATTACAGATAATGGGGAAGATTTACCATGGCTAGAATGGTTATTAAAACGTGGAGACCAACCAATTATACTTGGGTATAAAGTTATGGCCAGTTCACGGGGAAGAAGTAAAATAGCCATTATGAGAAAGCAAACTGGGGCAAATTGGCATGTTTCACAATTTTCGGGGACGGAAGACGACAACGAAATAACAAAATTACTCGAAAGTATTATTAATGATGACGCGGCCATAAAAACCATTATAGAAAGTTCATTAAGTGTGTAATTTAGATTATACTCATTTTAAAGGCGTATATAATTACAATGATGTGCAGATTGCCACGTCTATAGAAAATAATTTGAAATATTTCCTTGATAATGCGTTTTTACAAATCGGGGCGTGGACCAACGTAAATTGGACTGGATATTTATCATCCCCAGTTGGTAATCCAGGTAAATTATCTTGGGTGAATGAGCAGTCCTATACAAATGGGCAGGTTTGGCAAGGAATAAGAAAAGATTGGGCATGGGAAACTGGGGTGTCCTTTAGCGGGAACTATCCAATTGCAATTAATTCGGTCACGGTGAGCGGAATTAGTATTACGGGCGGATATTACGTGGATTATCCACAAGGTCGCGTTATTTTCAATACACCAATTTCCACCTCTAGCAATGTATATATAAATTATAGTTATAGAAATGTCCAAACCTACATTGCCGACGAAGCCCCCTGGCTCCAAGAATTACAATATAATACGCAAGATTCAACAAATACCCAGTTTACACAAGACCCGCGAACTGGGAATTGGTCCATCGGATCGTTTAATAGAATACAACTTCCAGCGATAATTTTACAGGTTATTCCCAGGGCTGGTTCGTATCCATATGAAATGGGGAATGGGTCGTTGGTTTTACAACAGGATGTATTATTCCATGTTTTGTCAGAAAAACGGCGGGTGCGAAACGATTTAATGAGTGTGTTTTTACTCCAAAATGACAGGTCTATTTATTTGTTCGATGAAAATAAAATTAAAACAGATAAAGTTTTTCCTATTAATTATCGAGGTGAAAAAATAAACAATTTATTATATTCCGATTTGGTGTCCGAAACTGGATATCGAGATAGATTATGTAGATTTACCAAATGTCGTAGTATTGAAAGTAATATGCAATATCGCAATTTATATGACGGAATGGTTTTGACGACACTTGAATTGGTTTTTGATAAGATTTAGATATAATGGTGTATTTAATATTAGTAGATAATATATAAACAGGAGATAAAAATAATGCCAAACAATAGAATTATTTATTCTTTACAGCAAGTTGCAATGAAGTGCGATGGTGGAAGCACCTATTTCCCCGTTCACGGTGTACAAAGTGTTGCATCTAACACCTCGTTTAATTTAAGTCAGGCTTATGAGCTTGGGCAAATATCTTTGTATGAAAATATTGAGGAATTGCCCGATGTACAAATGACTATTAATAAATTCCTAGATGGTTATGTACCTGTTTATTGCTTGGCTACAATGCGAGCAACAACACCCACACTTTCTGATCGTGCTAATCAAAAATGCGTGGCCAATTTATCTGTTTATAGTGAATCTTTAACGTCGTCTCAAGGAACTCCATTGGCACAGGCCGAGGCGTCAGGTTTGGTCGTTTCGAGCGTTCGATATAATTTCCCCAACAATGGTAATTTTACAGAAGAAGTTTCTCTGGTTGGTAATGATAGAGTTTGGAAGGGCGATAGTCGTATATTAAACACTACTGATAGTGCCTGGGCCAGTAGCATTGGTATTACAGGATATTTTAATGGAAATGACGGGCCAATAGGTGTGGGAGGCGTAAATCGTAGGCAACATTTAGCATTGTCTCCTGCGGCTAGTGTAACAACTGCCGATGCAAACGGTTCATTGCTTGATCCAGATTGCACAATTTTACCACAAGATATTGCTGGTATTGGTGTAAGCGGGACCAATGATCTTAATAGTTCATATCGTGCACACTTAGATAGTATAAGTGTAAGTGCTAATCTTAATCGTGAAAATCTAACAGAACTTGGACGAAAAGCCCCATATTTTAGGGCTTTCAAACCACCTGTTGAAGTTACAACCGAAATCAGTATTACCGCAACTAGTGGTGATTTTACATCTGTTACCCAAGGTGGTATTTTGAGTAATGCCGCAGGTGGATGTGGGTCGGATTCGGGTAATTTAAGTGACCGTACCATTCGTATTGCAACATGCGAGGGGCTTCGAGTATATTGTGGTCTTAAAAATAAAATGGCCTCTTCTAATTTTGGAAATGGGGATACTGGTGGTGGGCAGGCGACCGTTTCGTATACATATAGGACGTTTAATGATCTTACAGTTATGCATTCTGGTGAACCAAGTTTGTCAGCCGAGGCATTGGCCACGACTAATACACTTTGGGCCACGGGATCAGCATGGCTATTAAATTAGCATTGGGGGAAGCGATAGCCCACTTGGCAAGTAACGCCCAATTTTAATAAGGAAAATAATGTGAATGGGATTCCGAATAAATTATGCTATACAACAGGTCGGCGTAAGAACGGAACTTGCCACAGGTAGCGGGCTTGCTTTTACTGCATTGCACGGTGTTCAAAGTGTGGGTGTAAATGGGCAATTTGGGCAAAATGCAATAAACACTTTGGGGGAAGCCCCAATTTATCTATCTACAGAGGATAGCCAAGAAGTAACATTGACCGTAAGGCGTGTGCTGGATGGCTATCCTCTTTTATATACCTTATCGACAAGTGATACACTATCCCCAGTCATAATAGAATGTTCTCAACACCCATGTGCATTTGCCCTTGCCGTTTTTGATGATTCTCAAAGTTCGGCAAATGGCACACCAACTAATATTTTACAATGCACGGGCATGTATATGACATCGTTTGAATATACATTTGATTCCAATGGCTATTTTAGCGAATCGCTTTCATATATTGGGCATAATAAGGGATGGCAAAAAGATTCGCGGATAGTTAATGCGGTAGACAAGGCATATATTGCGGGACTATCATTTGACGGGCAATTTGCTGGCGTTAATTCCCCATATAATGGGTGGGTTGCAAGACGCCAACATTGGATAAATGGCGGAACTGCCCCCGCTAAAACCATTCTTCCTTTATCAATTCCTGGTATGTTGTCAAATGGTATTCCAGGTCCAACATTACATATCAATAAAATAGTTGTAAGAGGAAATATTAACCAAGAAATAGTTCCGTCATATGGTAGTAAAATGCCCTATTGTAGAAAGCCACAATCACCCATCCAAATTAACACTGATATTACCGTAACTAGTGTAAGTGGTGATAATATGTCAATGACCGAACTAGGTGTTTATACACCCGCCTCATGCCAATATCGCAGTAATACAAAGGGCGAATTAATTAATATTTATGTGTGTAATGAATGTATTTTAGCCTTGGGAAGTATGAATAAATTAGTGGGAGTAAATCACGAAGGTGGTGGTGTAGATGGTGGATTTGTGCAAAATACCTATTCCTATACAACGTTTAATCAATTTCAAGTTTTTGAGGTGTAAATAATGGCCTGGACTGGAACTACATTAGACTGGATAATATCGCAAATTATCTTGGAAAATGTAGCATTAATTGAAGAAGAACTTGGATATTCATACGAAGGTGTAACAACCGATCCTGAAACTGGAGATACTGTTTATTATATTACGCCAGATGCCCTTAATTCGTCAATTATTTTGGGCATAATGGATTTATTTGGGATAACGGCTGAGGATATATATAATGGAAACGAACCTGACGATCCCGATGGCCCACTACCATGGATTACCAGTGGAATACGGGCCGATACCATCTTTAATATTGAGATTTTAATCAGTATTTGGAAAGAAACGGGAATTCCTATTTCTTCTATATTAAATGTTTTGTTTGACTCCGCTATTAATGTTGAACATATTTCTACTGTTAAAATAGATAAAACTTTAACAATGGATTATTTAGGTAAATTATTTAGTAATACCATTGCCAATATTAGTTATTTGAATCGAAAAGCTATTGCCAAAGCATTAAATATAGAATTAGGATTTACGGCATTTTCTATAGAAAAAACTATGCCTATCTTTTGGGTGGCCGAAACCAACACCAATAAAGATATCCCTATTGAATATAAAAAAGAATGGGAAAATATTGTAACCCAACAGGTAATGCCGATTGCTAATTTAGAAAGTAAAACTGGGCAAACCAATCTTGATATTGATTATTTAAGAACCCCTCATTTGGTGTCCATAGAACAACCCATTGTAATAGATTGGCTGCAAAATAACCCAATTATTTCTAATTTAGATGCTGTTATAGATTATCTAAAGACAGACGCTAATAATTCAGATATTAATATTGATTGGGTGGAAACTCCAGTATATCCCATTAAAGCCAATTTTATTCTTTCTTTTGAAAAACTCACTAATAAATATACTGTTAAAAAAATAAATGTTGAACATTGGGCAACCTTGAAAGAAATTGTTGCTAATTATATCTTAAATCTTTCATGGGCCAATGGATATAAAATTGTTGATACATTAACATTGGAACAAACGGTCAGTGTAGCCTTAAACAAAGTTATTAATTTGGTTACAACGCGTGATTTATCAATTAATAAAACGGTGGTATTGGATACATTATTAGCTACCATTAAAAACATTGAGGTTCCAACCGAAACATTAGTAAAAACTAATAAAGAAAATATAATTTCAATTGATAACATTCAAAATATTTTATCTTTTTTACGTCAAAATATAGAATATCAACAATTAAGTCCTATTCTCTATTCTAATGCTACTGTTTTTAATAAAAAATTAACGCCTAGATATAATCGTCGGGAAAAATTACAATTAAACCCAAGTGTTCAGTATGATATAAAAAGTCCACTACTAAATAAATGTGTTGGATTTTGGGATTTTAACGAAATCAATATATCTGGAGTTATTAATAAAATAAATTATCGTGATGGCTCATTCGACGATACAAATGGTGTTATACCTAATGATTCGCCCTATTGGAATTATATACATAATACCCCATATTTAATGGGTGAGGGCGATTCTTACTATGGGTTTGGTGGAAATAATTATGTAGATTTTAATACAGATAATTTTAATTATTTTTCTACAAATTTTACAATTATGGCGGAATTTATTAATCATGATATTTTCTCAACACCAGGATTAACGCCATCTGGTATTGGGGCTGTTGCTTTATGGACCTCACCTATTTTATGTACAAATACATTATTTTTAGGGCTTGGTATAGATAGTGAAGATGATTCGACGTATGACGAAAGAACGGGGGCACATGCCTGCCCAGTTTTTGAAACATATAGTCATAATATAACAACTAATATATATACATTATCCTATCGGGCCGTTGGGACGACACCATATTATAGTTGTGGAAGGGGACAACCAACACCACATATTTTAATGGTTGTGTATAACGGCGGCAATAGTATAGAAATGTATGTAGATGGTATTAAACAATCAATTACTGAAACAAATACTTTTAATATAAATGTATTAAAAAATGTATAATATTACAATAGAACACAATGATAATAACGTGGTTATTTATTATAAGGGATATCATAGAACTTTTTCGTTGGACCGATTTAAGGAAATTGTTTCTACCTATCTTACATATTACCACGAAGGATATACCGATGTATGCGTTGAATTAGATTATCCATTACAACCCCATTTATTTATTTTTGAAACGCCTAAAAAATTAGATAGAACGCCATATTTCGATAAAGATTGTGAAAAATATGCAAAATTTAGATTTCAACTTTATAATTATATTTTAAAAAACAATTTATTTTCATTGACATTATCAACACCCACATTTAATGAAACTAACATAACCAATATAACTAATATTACGGCTCAATGGCGTGAAGAAATCCCATATGAAGATCAATACGGAGCCTATGAACGATGGGTAGCAATGAAAACTGCCATAATTAATACTGATTTTACCGATGTAATTCAAAGAAAAGGTTTAATAAATGTTATTTCCAAAGGTTGTTTTACCAATACAATGAAATATCCACTTTGTAATTGGATTTTTGCAAAGGCATATCGTGATTATTATATTCCACCACAAATAGTTAAAGATGGAAAATTAATCAGTAATAAGGCCGAACAATGTAAATTATGTGCATTTTATACCAATTGTTACGGCGGGGCACACCAACAAATAATGCAATTAATGAAATATTTAGAAATTGGAAATGTCGAATTATTAAATCAAAAAAGACAAGAATTATTAGATTTGATGGAAGAAACAGATAATTTTGCACAAACAACAATAGGACTTAAATAAGGAATATTCACATGGCTGGACAAACATTTCCATCAGGATTGTATAACGGAACGACATATCAATATTGGTCTGGGACTAATTGGAAGTTCGGGTCTGGAACATATGATAATATAGATAATACTTATGGTACTTGGTTTGTATATGATGACTATCAAAATGCTACTCGTTGGTTGCCAACGGGAAGTATTTTGCCTATTTGGTCAAGCGGATATACTATTAAAGAATTGTATATAGGAATTGAGGGATATGCCGATAATACAACATCGGCTTCATTTCCTGGTTATTTAACTCCATTTTGGAGTGGGTCAATTTCTGGGACAACACATGTTGTAAATATGACTGGAATCTTATCGGCACAAGAACAAATGTTTTGGTTTAATATATGGGATGATGCAAGTCGCCCTACTACAATAACTTTTAATAATATTACTGGATTATATTTAACATATGGAGGAGGAGTAACTACCGATCAAAAACCAGACCATAAGATAGATGCTATATATTTATATGTTGGATACGAAGCAGATGAAGTTATTACATATTCAGGGAATTTAACTATTGGGAGATGTAGACAAACTGACGCAGGAGCAACTGATTATTATTATATGCAAGATAGTGTTCAAGGGATTAGAAATGTTAGCATTTGGCACCGTGATTTAAATATTAATGAAATAAAAATAATATCAAAAAATCCTAATATATTCAAAAATTATCCCCGAACCTATTGTGGTAAATCAAAATTATTATCGTCATTTTATGTTGTAACTGGTGATTTTTCAGGTGAATTTTTGGGCGGTTATCATTATTCGGGCGATTCAAACTATTCTGTTTCACAATTCCCACGATATATTTATACCAATCAAAATTGCTTTATTCATCCAGATGATACGGGAAGTTGGTATATTTCATCCAATGATACATTAACACAATTTTATAGACAAGAAAACGAAGTGTCGGCAAATACTGAATATCCAACTGGAGTATACATCAATCAAACTGAATATCCCGGGGGTGCAGTTGTAATATCTTATTTATATGTAATTTAATAAAAGGTGTATAATATATAGGAGATTATATGGCTATTTACAACACAAATTTTGGATTTGAATCAGAATTAGACGCTTTATCAGAATTATCTGCCGATGAAGCCGCAATATTTATTAATAATATAATGGTTGAAAACCCCAAAAGTGTTTTTGGGTCATATCGCACATTAGCCAAAATTTCAACTGAAGATGAATATAACGCATTAAGGGGAATTATTGAGAATTTAGTAACGGGCGAAACGGGCTATTTAATAAGTGATATGGTAGATATGTTAAAAATTCCAGGAGATGACTATGGGCGTGGAGGCGGATTAGATTTAACATCACCGACATTTTTATCATTTGTAAGTGGGCTATGTACGGCCAATGGACCGACTGGGATGGTCGAAAAAATACAAAATTATACTAATTCGTTTCAACCAATAGCGACTAGCAAATATGGATTTGTTTCTCCAGGCCAAATTATTACAGCACGACAGCAATCAACGGAGAATATATAGATGACGACTTATTATACGCAATCTTCGACAGGAACTTTTAGGGAGTCAGCCAGTGTGACCGGGCAAATATTAAATACCCTATGTCATTTTGCCGGAGCGGAAACTGACAATTCAGTTTACCGAGATGAAACCATAGATATTGACATTCAATTGGCCCTAGCATTAACACCAGTGGCTGGGGCACCAGTTAATACTTATATTTTATACGCCATGAATGGGACTAACTATGAAGATGGAATTCCAGGCACAAATACTGGGGCGGCGGCAGCAAGTCCAGCCCCAAATGCAAATGCGTTGGTGGATAGTCATGGTGTATTAGCGAGTACGGGCGTACAAAAATGGACAATTAAAGATGTTCCTGTTCTTCCTTATAAATATCGTGTTGAACATTATAATGGAACAACAAAAAGTGCCTCGGGTGTATTATTAACAACATTAGTTTATGGGCGACATGGCGAGATTATTGGATAATGAAGAAGAAAATTTTAAGTCGCCCATATAGTTTTAGATTGAATAAAAATCATTTTTTATATAAGGATATTCTATTTGCTGGTTTGGGAAATTATCCTGTGTCTGATATTTATAATGATTCGTCAATATTTTGTCAAAATGGCAATTTATTTGGATTTACAACAGCAAATGATACTCCAATTGATAAATGGAGCTTTAATCCAGAAATAAATAGATGGATTTTAAATTTCGACGGAGCAAATGATTATATAAGTGCAATAAACAAGACATTCGGATTATCTAAATTTACAATTTCTATTTTTATGAAGTGTACTAGTGGATATTATTGTTTTGCTTATGATGGACGTTCAACTACTAATCCTTATTATGGGTTTGTGCTTTATGGATATTCATCTAATGGTAAATTACAAGTAGCTTCAGGTCCAAGTGCTCGTTATGCTGTAGGGACAACATCAATATATGATGGTCATTATCATCATCTTGTGGCAACATATGACGCAACATTAACAAATCCATTTCGATTATTTGTCGATGGGACTTCTGAAACATTATCTTCTAATACAATTGTTCCGTCAGATATGACATATCAAGGTACAACATTTTTTTCTGGGAAATCTACCGATCCAATTTATAGCAATTGTTATATAGCAGATTGTATGGTTTTTAATAGAGTTTTATTATTAGAAGAAATTAAATCGTTGTCCAATCCTTTTGATCCAATGTTAAATAATTTAATATTATCTCCAAAAAGGAAATATTTTCCCATTATAAATATAAAAAAATATTCTATTTTTCAAAGTGCAATTTTTAATACGAAAAAAAACTCTAATATTGTTAGGGGTGTTATATAATGAATATTCCGTTAAATGAAGAAACATATTTTGATATAATTACCAATAATAATCTTGGGGGTATTTCTAATACTGATTCTGCTCCAACTTATGATATTTTTGAAGAAGGAATAGACATTGGTATTGTGACGGGACTTTTAACCCAAAGAACAGGATTGATTGGGAATTATCGCGGATCATTTACGACCTCTTCTGGGAATGGGTTTGACATTGGAAAATATTATTCCGTTGTTGTTAATGCGGTGGTTAGTGGAGTGTCTGGAAAATGTGTCGCAACGTCTTTTCGCGTTTCAGCACCAGAAACAATTGTTGGATGTAATATTTCAACCTTAACGTCCGATTACGATTTGGCAAAAACTGCCGCAACTCAAATTTCCGTCAATGATATTTATTCTAGGATTGGGGCACCAACTACAACTAGTATTTCTGCCGATATTGCGGCTATTAAATCTACCATCGTAGCAAGTGTAGCGTCATCGGCAACGGCCACTGGCAATATTTTGGTTACAGGGTCAATTGTGGGTGGTGATTATACCAATACATATTTAAATAATGGTGCATATTATACTGTCGCCCCATCTTTAGTTGCGTTAAGTGGCAATGGATTAAATACATATTTGCAGTTTGGGCTTAGTGATACACAAGTGGTAAACAGTGTGACAATTCGTGGGCATTTTAATTCAGGACCAGCCCGTTATTGTAATATTTATGCCTACAATTGGGGTGGATCGACATGGGATCAGTTATCCGATTCAGTTACCAGAATGAATAATGCCACAATAAACCAAAGCTATAATTTTACACTTTTATCCTCTCATCAAAATACTGAAGGATTGGTTAATATAGGATTTCAATCTCCATCGGTGACAATTGGAGATAGATTATATATAGATCAATGTGTTATTGATATTGCAACGGCTAGTGCAACGGCGGCAGATATAGCAGATGCCGTTTATACAAAATTATTAACCGTTGTATATGAAGGTGGTATTACAATTGATACGATTCATGGGGCAAGTGGAACATTATTAGGAACAAATGGCACAATAGTCAATCCAGTAAATAATTATAATGATGCTTATACATTAGCTACGAATCTTGGGGTAAAAAGATTTTATTTACACCCATATTCTGATATTACATTAACTAATAGTCATAATTATTGGAGATTTATTGGCAAAGGAATTATCAATCTAAATGAACAAAATATTGAAGGGACTAGATTTGAAAATTGTGCTCTAATTTCTGGAACTGGATATTTAGATGATGCCGATTTTCAATCATGTGTTATCAATGGGTGTTTGTTGCCAGGATGTATTTTGCACGAATGTCTTTTAACTAATGATATTGCTATTCAAAGTGGTAAAGATATAACCGTCGCCACATCTACAGATTATATACCTGGAGAAGGAAGTGTTCCAACATTTATTTTTCAGTCTGGTGCAAGTTTGGGTTTAAGAAATTATCATGGGGCCGTTATGCTTAAAAATATGGCGACTTCTAACGCGGCAAAAATAGATGGGATGGGGCGTGTTTTAATAGACCCGTCTTGTAGTGGCGGAGATATAACCGTGCGTGGTAATTTTGGGCCAATTTCTGGAATTTCAGCATTTGAGGCAAGTGGCGGAATTGTAACACAAATTGCTAGATTTGGAATAGATCAATCAATGGGAGGTATTTCAGGTATAACTTTCCCAAGTATTGTAGCAGATGAAAATGTCAATATAACGGGATGGAATGGTGCAACATTGCCAACGTCGTTTAGTGCTAACAATCTTCCCGTTGATTATTTATCCACAAACGAACAGGCCCAATTATACGCGGCTTCTACAGGAACATGGTATAATTCTCCAACTGCCGAGATAACGGGCGATTTTTATACCAGATTATCCACAATCGAGGCTCATGGAGATGCAAATTGGGTAACAGCAACGGGTGTATTTACAACAAATCTACCAGATAATTATTTAACCAGTGAACAACAAACCCAATTATCGGCGGCGGGAACGGGATTATGGTATGCATCTCCAACGGGATGGGCTACACAGTCCGATATTTCAACGGCACAGACATATATTGTCAATGCCTCAAATTACACAGGAATATATTCAACGGGGGTTTTGGCCAATGTTTCTTTATTATCATCCTCATTAACTGTTAATGATGTGGTGACTGGCGTTTTAGATTCAGCACTTGGGGTTGGTATTCACGATACAACTGGCACAGTAGGTAAAACTCTATTGTCTGCGGGGTCAGCTGGAGATCCTAGGTCTACTACTGTACCCGCCTCATATGCCGAAAATACTGCTGGATGGTTATTTGGTAAATTAAGTAATATAGCAACAAAAATTGGCCTTATTGTAACTGGGCCTGTTACCGCAATTTCACCAGTATCCGACGATTTAGATATTGGTATCATACAGGGCGATGATTATACAATTGCTAATGGGCGATCATTATATTGGACTAATGAGGCAGGTACATGGGGAACGGGCGGCGATATTACATCTTCCGATGTTAATTTATACATTGCCACTTGTAATAATGCTTTAATATTATCCAAAACTGGGGTTGTGACCTCTGCAACTGCCACTCAAAGGGTAGATGTTGAATTATTATCCGCCGAAACAGCCCAATTAACAAAAGAAGGCAAAGTATATAAATATCAATTGGTTGTTTCTAATACTGGGGACCGCGAGACAATAATTACAGGCGATCTTACTAATACACTAGCAATTCAGATATAATGCAGGACGACATTTTAAGGACAATCGGACGTATTGCCGAGGGCAAATTTTATTATAAAGATTTGATATTTGTTTTACCAACAATTCACTCTCTTTATAAAGTAGAACGATTTGCCCAAAAAATATATAGTGAAAATAAATATAATAATTGGTTGAATATAGGGCAGTGTTTAGATTTATTAAAATATAACGGGATTTGGAATGATGATTTGGCCCATGAATTTGCGGGAATTGACAAAAAAATTAATAATTCCAAAATAGACATATGTAAATCTTTTTTTAATTTTAGAGAGCGGGAAATATTTAGGGCAGAACTACAAGAATTAAATGATCGAAAGGCGTATTTATATGGGCGGCTTCATTCGCTCGATTATTTAACATTGGGCGGATTTGTTGATATTGTGGCAAAACAATATGAGTTAACCCAAGTTGTCCATAATCGTAAGGGGCGGCTCATTAACAATTTTTATAATTTTCCTTTCAAAAAAATACAAAGATTACATGTAATTTACACCAAAAATGAATTGTCCCACCAAAAAATCCGAGAGGTGGCAAAACATTCGGATTGGTCTTCTTATTGGAGAACATCAAAAGAAGATGTTTTTGGTAAAAATGGTGTATATTTAAGTGTAGAACAAAGAAATTTGATTTTATATAGTCAAATGTATGATAATGTTTTAGAACACCCCGAATCTCCCGTAGAGGCAATTATTCAGGATGATGATGCCCTAGACGGATGGTTTTTAATACAAAAAGATAAACAAAAGGCACAAAAAAACGAGACCTTAACAGGTCCAAATGTTCAGGGGAATGAAATATTTTTACCCGCATATAGTCAGGCAGATATTGAGCGAATTGACGATATGAATACTTTAGAGGGTAAAATGATAAAAAACAATAGAAACAATATGATACAAAGATTAGGGTTGATTAAAGAAAGTCAACTTCCTGATAAACAAATGGATATAATGAACCAAGTTGCGGAAAATCTAAGGAGATAAAATGGAGAATTATGGGGAAATGCACCGAACGTGCGAAAATATGAAAAGGGTGAATAAGGAACGGCGAGCTTTTGGGGCGAAGAGAAAATTACAAAAAATTATAGAAAAAAGATTTGAAACGGCCATTATCGGTATTTTGGCCAGATGTGAAAAACATTTTGGGGATTTATGGGGATATGAAAGCGAATACCCCGAATTGTCTAAACAACAAAAAAATATGTTGGAAATTTGGGAGTGTTTAAGGTCCGATATATTAAATCACGGGAATACACAATCTAGGGCGGCGATTGACGAAATATCAAAATATAATATAGAAGAAGACGTATATCAAATAGATTTTATTGTTAAAAAAAAGGATTAAAGGAAAATGCAGATTAAAGAATTCAGAAAAAAACTTTCTAAAGAAGAACTTGTTAAGTTGGGATTCGCCGAGGATTATGATGGCGAAATTCTATTTAAACTTTGTTCCCCTACCGTCGAACATTATAAAAAAGCCCTAAAAGCCAGAAATGAAGTGTTTTTTGAGTCGGTTTTGGCCAAGGCTCCATTACGCCAACAGATAAATACTCTCCTACGTAATAGGGGTGAATGGGACGACGAACGCGAAAAACAATATAACGACTTATCAAAAGACTTGCTTGAAAAAGAGCGAATTTTGAAAAAGGGCGGAATTTCATTGGTTAAGGCAAAAGAGGTTGCCATATCTATGAAAGAAGTTCGCGGAAAATTACAATCTTTGCTTGCCGACCGCAGTTCATTAGATAGTATGACGGCTGAGGGGCAGGGCGACAATGCCCACTTTAATATGTTGTTGGTTCAATGTTTGGTCTATGTTAATATTCAAGAAAAGGAAATTCAATATTTTGAGTCTCTTGACGATTATCTAATACGTGGGTCTACCGATGTTGGTATTACTGCCGCCTCATTATTCGCGGGCATGCTATATTCAATCGGCGATGATTTAGAGAAATCTTTACCTGAAAATAAGTTTTTACTCAAATATAAATTTATTGATGATAAACTACGGGCAATTAATAAAGATGGAAAATTGATAGATAAAGATGGGCGACTAATTGACGAAAAGGGATTTTATATCAATGACAATGGTGATAAAGTAGATAAATATGGGAATCCCGTTGATGAAAATGGTGAGTATATTGTAGAATCGTTGCCATTTATTGACGAAGATGGGAATACTATTGCTGAATAAGGGTTTTTAATAGTTTGTTCCCGCCCGAATAAAAAATATTTTGGCGGGACATTTTTATATAGGGGATAATAAATTGGCTAAAAGATTTGATTTTTCGGCACAGGTTGTCTTGGCAGCCCCGACAAATATTAAACCCATTGTCAGTAGTATACAACAATCGCTCAATGGTATTACGGCCAATGTTAATTTGAAGGTTTCCCCAGGTGCCCAACAAAGTATTAACGGACTTAATTCTTCTTTTCAAACTTTTAACTCAACATTAAATCTTACCCAGATCAATATTCGTAATATTTCCAATTCATTAAATGGATTAAAAACGGCTATTGGGGGTATTAATTTATCACAGGTAAATAATCAGTTTAGTCAAGGAACAAAGCTTGCCGCCCAACAAAAAGTTCAAATTACAACCCTTAAACAGGAAATGGAAGAATATGGGCGGGTTGCGGGGTTTGCATTACGTAAATTCTCGGCCTGGATGATTGGGTCGAGTTTAATTCTTACGCCGTTAAATATGCTAAAAGAGGCTACGAAATCGGCCGTTACATTCCAAGATCATATGGTAAAATTATCCCAATTAACGGGGGGTAGTGTGACATCCACCTATAAAGATTTGGGCGATGAAATTACACGTCTTTCAACTAGCCTGGGCGTTTCTTCTGATAAATTGTTAGAGGTGTCCAATAAATTAGTTCAGGCAGGTTTAAGTTCACGGGATACGCAGGTGGTAATGGAGGCTTTGGCCAAGACGTTAAACGCTCCCGCCTTCGACAATATAAATAATACTATGGAGGGGACCATTGCTTTAATGCGACAGTTTGGAATAGGGGCGAATGGAGTAAATGGGGCATTAAGTTCGATGCATGCTCTGGCTGCCGCAACTGCCGTAGAATCTTCCGATTTAATTGATGCAATTAGAATTGCGGGCGGAACATTTTCGGTAATGTCTAAGGGCGTTGTTACGGGAAGTGAAGCGTTAAATCAATTCATGGCTTTGTTTACGTCAGTTCGATCAACCACCCGTGAAAGTGCCGAAAGTATTGCGACGGCCATGAAGACTATTTTTGCTCGCCTAGAACGCCCACAAAATATTAGTTCTCTTAAACAATTAGGGGTTGATGTTTTGGACGCCAAAGGTAGATTTATTGGTGCATATGAGGCTATTGAGAAAATTTCTGAGGCGGTAAAAAAAATACCAACAGGGGATGTGCGGCTATTTCAATTGGCAGAAGACTTGGGCGGGTACAGGCAAATTGGGCGTTTACTTCCTTTGTTATTTCAGGCTGAAGAACGTCAAAAGGCATTAAATATTGCAAAAAGTGGATCGGCACAATTAGATGAAGTTAATAAACGGGCACAAGAATCATGGACTGTCCAAATAACAAAAACACATGAACGATTTTTAGCCTTAATTCGTGATTTAAGTAAGACTGATACTTTTAAACAAATGATGACTTATGTTCTTGGATTGGCCAATGCTTTTATTTCATTGGCTGATTCCATGAAGTCGATTTTGCCATATATTGCCATGATTGGTGGGTTTAAAATAGCTGGTGCTATTAGCCAAGCCATTCCTGGATTTATTCCTGCATTACTTGGAAAAAATAGACCAATTGCAAAGGCTAACGGAGGTATAATTCCTGGGGCTGGCGATGAAGATAGTGTTCCCGCTATATTAACCCCAGGTGAATTTGTAATAAATAAAAAAGCCGCACAACGAATTGGGCGAAATAATTTAGAGGGATTGAATAATGGTATTTTACATTTTCAACATGGTGGTGGAGTCGGAGATGAATATGCCTTAGAAACTGACCCATTGATTGATAAAATTAAGGCAAAGATTCCAAAATTTAATATTAAACAAAAGATAAATAATCTATATTCTAAAATATCTAAATTATTTACAAAAAATATTGCCGAAAATTTTAATGAACAAAATTTGATAGAGGAATATTCATTACAAGGGGCGGAGCAATTTCAGCCAGGGCAATCCCAAGTTGTTATTTCTAAAACACCCAGATTGGGACAAAAAAATATAGGGGATGTTAGTGCTAAAGAATCTTTAAGCTTAGCTGAAAAAAGAGCGTGGAATATTGGTATTAATGAATCTAGGGTTTCGCAAGGGCTTCAACCCTCTTTTAAGTTAAACCAACAACCATTACCGCAAAATATGGCTGCGGCATTGGGAGACAAGGGAACTTTTTATGGTCCAGGCGGTAGGCCAACCACACCAACATTTTTGGAACGTCAACTACCAAATATTACTGCCAAAGTAAATCAATATCGGCGGTCAATGTCGGGTGGTACAATGCAAAAAATTGGAGGAGGATTGGCTAGGGGCGGTAGACAATTACTTAAAAGCCCAACGGGATTAATGATTGGGGGAATGGTTGCAGACCAAATGATTGGTGAGACACCTACGGGTGCTGCTGTTTCACAAGGGTTGGGAATGGCTGGGATGGGGGCTTATATGGGAAGTTTAATAGCCCCTGGAGTAGGAACAGCAATTGGCGGAGGGCTTGGGGCTGCCTACGGGGCACTTTCTGGATATAGTCAAAAATCTACCCAAATAGAGCAAGACCGTTTGGCAAAATCGAGAGTTTCGGCTGAACAGCAACTCGTTAGGAGCACTGACGCTGTTACACATGCCTTTAATCAATTGGGAAAAGGGGGAAGTGTTAATGATTTTATTCAAACTTTAAATGCGGCAAAATTAAATATTGCCAATGTTGAAAAAAGTAGAGTGGCGGAAAAACGGGCTGAGGCAAAATTAGGTGACTTAACATTTACTTCTACGGCTCAAGAAAAACTTTCACAAGAATATTATAAATTGGGAGGTGGTAAAGAAAAGGTAGAAGATGAAGGAGGTTATCGTGGAATATTAAATAGTATAATTGGTGTAGGATTGAATGTATTAGGTAGACCGTTTGGGCAAGAAGTATCTGGTGAATCACTTTGGAAGCCTGGAACGGGTCCAGCCGAACAATATAAAATAAAAAGACAAGCCACACAAAATATTTTAGCTGAAGAGTTACAAGAACTTCAGGGGCCTGCGACTGCCGCTAAATCTTTTTTTGATAATCTGTTAGAACAACAGGGAACTTCTGCAAAAGATATTGCGGCAAAGCCAGAATATGCCAGTGGTGTTTCGATGTATGCACGTTATTTTGGGACTGGAACAGATCGTAAGAATATTTTAGCCGCTAGGGAAACTAAAGGGGAAGATTCAGAAGAGGTTCGTAAATTAGAACAACAAGCATTTATTAATTCACGAAAAATAGTTGACGAAACAACCTTAAAATTTAAGAATCTTTCTAACGAATTAGCTAAATCAGAAGTAGCCTTTTCCAAAATGGCAATAGAGACCGAAAAAACCACGGCTAAATTAGAAGGGATTGGAAATATTGGTGCCCAATCTCGTAATTTGTTACAATCAATGCTTTCGGGTAGTACTGGTGCGGCTGGGACTATTCCTATTACCAATGTTTTTGCTAATCAAAATGCTTATTCAGCCAATCAATTAAAAGGGGCGGGTGAATCCATTTTTGGTGGGGCGACACTTGGGACACAATCGGCCTTTGGAATAGGGAAAATAAAGGAGTCGCGGGCGGATATTGAAGCCAAAATAATGGGGGTTTCTGGAGAAACAACTGAATCTACCCAAAGTGCCATAATGACAGTTCTTGATCCATATCTAAAAAATCTTCCAGAGAATCTTCGTCGTCAGGCAACGGCTGGAATTGAAAAACAATTCGTGTCTAGGGATCAAAGCGAACAGGTATATACTGGGCAAAATTTCGTCGAAAAGGGCGGTGTTTCTTCAATTATTGAAGACTTAACCAAAAAATTAGAACCACAAGAAAAATTATTATTAGAGACAGTTAATAAAATTAATGAGGCCATGGAACGTCGCAATTCATTAATTAAACAAGAACATACACAAATATTAAAAATAAATGATTTAAGAGTAAGGCAAAGTGAGTTTAAGGCCACACAACCATTTGCCCTACAATCAATATTAAAACCAGGTATTCCATTATCAGTGGGCGAGGCAACTGCTGGCGTTTCGGCCAGGCGTGGTGAATTAGGTAGACAATTTGGATTGGGATTTGGAGAGTCCGAAAATATTGGTGCTGTTGGTATGAGAATGGGTGGTTTACGATCTAGGGCCGAACAATATAATCAGCAAATTGGGACAATACAATCTCAGCTGGAGGCACGTCCAGGCGACCAAGGTTTAATCAATAAATTGACCGAGGCCAACAATGGTCTAAATGGCGTGTTACGCGAAATTTCATCGGGCAATCAATTAATTAATGATTTGAAGACCGACTCAACCAAACAAACGGCAATCTTGGGCGAACTAAACAATTTACAAAAACGTCGTGAAGAGGGACAAAAAACCGTATTAGATATTGCAACCATGAGCCCTGAAGAACAATTAAAACTTGCAAGACAATTATCTGTTACCCAAAAATTCCAAGAAAGTGGACAAGTACCATTAACATTACAGGGACGAAGAGATTTAAAAAGCGGAATGAAATTTATGCAAGGAACAGGTGGTCTTGAACCAGGAAAAGATTTAGAAAGTCAAACAGGATTTGTTAGGGGAAGATATAAAGATGTAGGATTTGTTCCTGCCGTTGGCGGTTGGGGTGAACGTACTATGTCATTGCCAGGGCAAGACAAAAGATCGGATAAATTAATTAAACAATTTGAAAAAGATCAAGGATTACAACGCGGGGCAGTTGGCCTAGAAATGGGAATTGCCCAAATAGATCAAACCGAAATTGCCAAAAATGTCGCCATTATTGCACAGGAAATTCAAAAAACACTACAGGAAGCTAGTGGAGGTAATAATCCAGTTATTCCGACAACAATTAATAAAACCCCAGGTATGTTAGGTGGGCTTGGGGCTAGCATTGCTAATGTTGGTGGATCGACACTCCAAGCAATGAAAAATCTTCCATTTGTTTCTAGTTTATTTGAAAATGAAGTAAAACCTTCTCCTCTTGTAAATCCCTTTGGGGCTGCATTGCCAAAAAATACCATTCCCGCCAATCAAATTGGAACTGGCGGGCCAAATCAAACTCAAAATCTTGGTACTTTTGAATCTTTTGCTAATAGCATTGATAAATTATCCACACTAAATATTCCTTCGACTATTGAACTTACCGCTAATCTTACCCATACACATAATGTAGTGGGGACTGATAGTATAGGAAAGGCAGTGGTAGAAGAAGTTAAGGGATATATAGAAAGTTATTTGGCCGCACAGTTAGGTAAAGTGGTTAATCCAAACACTGGCGAAACAAGTGCATTTCAGCCAACGAATCCGTTGAAAGGAACAAAGTAATGTCAAATGTCACAATGACTTACGGGACATATAGTTTTAATCCCGTTCCAATGATTAGTTTTGCCAAGGAATATAATAAAACAGAAGATGGGCGAATTATCAATACTGTTACAAAATTATCCCTTAATGGAACATTGGCAACCCCCCCAAATGGGACAGGTGGAATATATCAATTAAATGCATTAAAAACTGGCCTTGTAACTGCCTTTAACCAACAGGGCTCACCCCTAGTATTAAAGTGCGACACCTCCAATATTTTATCAATAAATCCTCGTATTTTATCATTGCAATTTAGGGATAGCCCAAATAATTGGTTAATGTCTGTTCCTTATTCAATTGATTTGGAATATCAAGATAGTTCGACGGGCGAAATTAACGGGGCACAATATGTTGATAATATTTCAAACACCTGGAGTATTGAGCCTGTAGAAGATCAACCATACTTTACGTGGACGATTAGCGGGATTGTAGATAGTAGTCCATATTTATTTAAGATTACCCATCATATTTCTGCCAAAGGTAGGGCGAATTATGCCAATACCAATACGTTTGTTGGTGGGACCGCCCAAGAGCCATATAAAAATGCCCTTGACTTTTGTAATAATAATCTTGGAACAGTCACGGATATGTTGGCTGTATTAAATGCAACCCCTACAAATATCCTAGATTTACGTTTATATAATTATCATAGGGTGCAAAATGCCGACCAATGGGGTGGAAGTTATTCGGTCGATGAAACATGGATGTTATATAAAACAATGGCGGGCACCCACGGGTATGCAATTGAAAATTTTACCGTTGATATTAAACAAAGTGACACAAATAATATTGCCACCGTTGGTATTCAAGGGACAATTCAGGGATTAGAACGTATTACACTAACGGGAATTGATGTTTTATATATGAGCCACGAAGAAACAAAATATACAAATGCCCAAAGTTATTGGAATAGTATAAAGTCCCTCTTGCCGGTTAGAGCAAAATATGCCTATGACACCTATATGTCGGGCGTAACAAAATCGCTTAATTTGGCCAAAACCAACAAAAGTATTGGCGTAAATCCAAAAAATGGAACCATAAATTATAATTATGAGTGGACCAATACCCCATCCCCCCTAATAGCTGGTGCGGTTTCAGAAAATATTTCATATGATTATTCATTTCCCACTGATAAATATGCAAGTATTGATATTTTGGGTAAAAAATCTGGCCCAATTATTCAATTATTGGATTCGCGTACACCATACGAACTTTCGCTTAATTTCGACGTTATTGTTGATCCTATTCAGGGAATAACTACAACAGACTTTTTATTAGGAAGTTCTTTATGCCCACATGCCCAAGTAAAGTCTTTTTTGTCAACAATTGAGGCTGAATTAGGTAGTCAATACACAACCCTCGTTAAAACCCAAGATAAACCGAGTTGGAATCCTAAGACTGGTTCTTATCGTCGAAATGTAGTTTGGGTGTATAATAATTGTATAGAGACTGGAACAATGATTTCGGGATTATTATAAGGATAAAAAATGGCAAAGACATGCGATTCTTTGGTAAGTGGCGGGCCATTCAAACAAACTATATTTTTGGGCTGTAGTGTAGCCTCTTTTAGTGCCTCGGTTGGGTGGAATGAACAAAATACCAGTATTGATGTGCGGCTTGTTTACGACCCATGCCCCTCCACAGATGGCAAATATTATTGGGATACGGGTTTAGTACGACAAATAAGTTTTGACCCCGACCCTGGATTTTTGGGCGAACAGCAAGAAATTATAGGGTGTCCAGCTTATTTTCGAGTGGGCGATTTTGAGTTTTGCGGCATTATTCAAAATTGGACTAAAGATGAGGGGCAGGGTGGAACCACCTATTCAGTTCAATTGTCAGATCCCCGCCAATTATTAGAGAATAGTAAACTTATTCTTACTTCTTACGCCGGTACAGTTGGTGGATTACCCAATGTATTTAATGTTTTTGGATTTTGCGAATCTTTCGGAACAGTCAACGCCCCACTACTTTCTCAGGTAAATGGTTCATTTGTCAATGGCGACTATGCCCCAGATGGGGCGATTTTTGGTAGTCCCGCCGCAAAATTTGGTGGGGCAAACACAAACCAACTTGGAATGCCATGGTATAATATTCTCGGCTCGCTCAAATTATTAACAAGTTCTATACCAGTCTCAAGTAGTATTTGGTCCCCATACGGGCGTATTTTATTTAAGGGGCCAACTTCTGGGGGATACGGCCTATTGCCGCCCGACGCCTTAACATCGTCATATTATTTACTTGACCTTTCTAACCTGCCCATTCCCCCTAGTTCATGGCGTGTAGGTGGTGTGGAGGTGAGTATTTTAAGTCTAATTAGTGATTTGTGCGGAGATGCGGGCTACGATTATTACATTGAATTAGTTCCCGCTATTTATAATTCCATTGTTTATAAAATAATTAAAGTTAGGACTGTTTCGCGTTATTCCCAACCATCACTTAATACTATTTCGAGTTTTATTGGCGATGGAGACGGAACAAATATGGCGAGAATTGGGCGAGAATTAAGAAACGAAACCACAAGTGCAATTTGCATTGGCGGACAAAAACAAACTTTATATCAGGCAATTGGTGATAATACCGTTGATTCAACAATCCTTCCTTATTTTGGTCTTGACCCCTGGACAAATAATACTCTTCTACCATACCATGATGAGTTTGGCGATTGGTGCATTGATGTTGACACGACAATATTAAATGCTGGTCTTACCGCAGTTTCTGGCGTTGGTATTACAGGTATTACGGGTCGAACATATGCCCATATTACCGAATCGGAAATGATGGCTGCATTAGTTGGTTATGATACGTGGACTAGTATTGCAACTAATTTAGCACAAATATCCTGGTCGGGTGGGCACCAATATTCTGATATTGGAACATCCCTTGGTGGGGATGGCGAGTTTATGCTTTATAATTTAGTAGAGCAAATCGCCAGTGGAAGTAATCTCAGCGGAATAAAAGCAGCCCATCTTGTGGTGGGGGCAATTGATAAGCAAATGCAGGTTGACAAACATAATTCTCAACTTATCGCAGAGCGGCAAATGCTTCATCAGTGGGTTTTGGGCTTTGCAAATAATCTTGGGCGGTCATTTCAGGTGGCGGTCCCATATGTTTGTGCCCGCCGAGAAGATGATAGTTATCAAATTGTTTTTTCCGAACAACCCGTTAATGGTGGGTGGACCGAACAATCCACGGTTTTGGGAATGTCCACCAGCGATATTTATTATCAATATTTATTACAAGAAGATAACAAAACATCCACTTTATTAGTATTTCCCGATTCGGATAATTATTATCACGGCAAAGATATTTCACAATTGGGCGATTCATGCCTATTATATGGCGGATATATTTATTGCCTTGCCGATGTTGATGAATCAAATGGATATGTGTTTGAAAATTATTCAATGGCGACGGGTCCAAGGGCTGTTGTAAAACTTCAGGCCCCAATTTCCATCGTTGACACGGGAATTCCGCTAGTTATGGGCGGGCTTGAATCGACAATTTATAAAATGATTGATAGATTATCTCTTTCTAATGCTACCGCAATTAAAAGTGGTGTGTCTGATAAAATGAAAGGAATGGCCAATAAAGTTGGTGGGAAAAGTCTTCACTATCCATATACCTATTATTGCGACACCAATCCCGCAGGGGCGGCATTTGGCATTCATAGCAATATTCTTACTTATGGGCCGTGGTTTCAACTTGGGCCATTAGGTGGAACAAAAGTTATTCAAGATGAAGATTTGGTGCCGTGGAATTATTATGGATATACCAACCTTAATTTAATTGGTAATTCAAAGGCTGAGGAAGGCTTAACACAAATGCAGGTGGGCGAAAATGGCAGTATAACCGTGGCGGGCTATCCCGCCGTACCGCTTGGGGCTGAACTGGGGGCAATGGCTGGCGGATTTTATGGGGGCGGCCAACATTTGGTGGAATCGCGGACTATTTCCACTTCTACTTTTCAAAGCTCGAATTATATTTATCTTAATGAAGTTCCTTGGCAAGGGATATATGGGCCAAATATTACGAATATTGATGTACAGGTTGGATTTGGTGGATTGACCACTACCTACGCAATGAGAACTTTTACGCCAAAATTTGGACGATTTACCAAACAAAATGCCGAACGATTAAAAATGGTTGCGTCGGCTAATTTGAAAATGCAGAAGTTTTGGAAAGATGTTAATAAGGTTTTAATTACATCAAATATTAACCAACAAATTAGGGCGGGCAATACGCCCTATCGAATTACCACCAAAGATATGGGTTTGACATTGACAAATCAATCACCACACCATATTATGATGGGTGATATAAGCGTGGACGGCAGCGGCTTTGCAACTACGACTGTCATAAGTAATCCTTTACATGATATTAAGGGCGAATTATCAGACTATGAGAATAAAGCCATGATGTCTTTGGAGGGATTATTTAGGCCTGTTTCACTTTATGGTACTGGCAACTTACCTAGATTGGCCCAACCCAATGAAGATGATTATGCTATAATTCGGGCAATCCCACCAATGACACTAAATGGAACGGGCATATATAATAATGTAATTAGTAGTAATTATCTTCATCCTCTACAAAACCCCTCTGGAGATTTAATCACCGAAAGAAGTGAAACTTATACAACTGGAGTTGGGCATGATATTGGAGTTGTTGGAGCTAATTCTATCCCTAGTATTTCCTATGGGCAATCACCATATGCCGACGATTATCGTTTTATGGCATTACGTGGTCCACTTATAATGCAGGGATGGGGATATGATATAGATGGTAAACCAATCCCAAATGCCGCCGATGTTTATGGGCATACGACTAGCGGTATATATGTTAATGAATTATTACAAGATAAGTTTATGCCAGATTGGTTGCAAAAACCTCAAACATGGCCTGTTGCCCCTGTAGATTTAAGATATGATAGAAATCGCGGCGTATGGACAGTCCCAAATTATGATATGTTGTCGGTGGAATTATTAACGAGTATTTCGGCTTTTGGAACTGGAATTGGACGTTTGTTAAATACCTTTCCTCTATTTGATAATAGTGGTATTTTAATAGATAATTCTGATGCCCGTGTGGCTATTTCCGAAACATTAGGCAAGGCTTATTCCTCTGGTAATAAAGTGGTGGTTTCGTGGAATGGTCATTCGCACAATCATTTTATTGTATCGGCGGGCGGTGGAGGAGGGATATCATTAGGTACATTAACTACAGCCCTTTCGGCTGGTGGTAGTGGAACGGCTACCTTATCTTATGGTAATACTGCAACGGGAATTGCAGTGTATGATTATTTATTGCCAGCAGGTACAACATTAACAATAGGAACAAAAATTGTTTGTGCCGAGGCCGATAGTAAACAATGGGTAATTGAGGCGGGATGTAATGTTTAGATTTACCCCACGATGTAATTGTAATTTATGTGCGTGTGTCGAGGGAGATGTTCGATTTATATATTCTGCCACAGGAACTGGGTCGGCCTATGCCTATCCAATCTTAACAAAATATCACACTGATTATGTAGAATGCGATGATGGGGTTTTATTACCTGATATTTATCCTGGAGATAATACATGTAATGTTCAAGGAACTGGTTGTAATTGTGTTGGAATGCCAAAATATACAAATGGTGTGATGAGATTATATGATAGTGATTATAATTTAATACAAGATAATTTAGTGGCCGATAATGTATATATGATAAGTGGGGCAATTTCTCACGCTATATATACTAATACTCCCGTTGCCTATGGATACGGACTATATATAGATAAATCATATCTTGAATATAATTATGATACCAATATAACTGTGAGTGGATCGGGATATTTTTATCCAGGATATTTTCAACCGCAATCACCGATTGGGTGGAGTGATAATTATTGGACTGGAGATATATTAAAATTACCTATTAAACCATTAACGTATAATGAAGAAGATCATTATATAAATCCTTTTACCGAAACAATATCACATAATACGGAACTTGGAGTTATTATTACTGGAAGTTGCCCAACGGGATATGGAACATTAACAATAGACTGTACATATGACGGAACCTCTTATATTCCAACCAGTAGTATATATGTGGAAAATGCTAAAAATTGGATAGATGGAATGTTTGACGGATATTCTATTCTTTTATATAAACATACATATCCTTATTCTACTTATTATTATTATGAATATAGTACAATAGTACATAATACCACTAATACTTTATTTCTTTCTCCTTTTAATTTTGGTAATTTTTATGGATATACTGGTGCTATTAGTGGTATTCCATATGGTGATTTAATATATAAATGTGATTGGTATATAAGAACTTCTTCTGGGATGTCAGACGATTTATTTCATCAACTTGGATGTTTATCAGGAAATATTTTTTTTCAAAATTCAACTGGTGTATTATATGATAAAGTATTTGACGTAATACTTGCGGGGCAGTATCCGTTTATATATACCTATGGTGGCACACAACAAACTGGTTTATATTATAATGTAGATAGTATTATTTCTGGTGTATCGCATGATTATGATGAATATTTTCAATATATTTTTCCTAATACATTTTCGGGAACAAATAATAATGGGGCTGTTGTACTAAATCATGGGGCTTTATTACCATATCAATTATATAGCTCTACAGGTGAAAAATATGTAGATTTTGGAATTGGGGTTCAAAGTGGGGAATATTTATTTTTACGTGAAATGCCAACTGGAGGAATTTTACCCGATTTAACCGATAAATATATAACAATAAATAACGAATTATTTCCAGTTAGTGGTAATACTTCTAATTCTATTACTATTTCTGGTGGTTTATATAATCAAAATTATTTTTTTGATATGAGAAATTCTTCTCTGGACCCATGGACATTAGATAATGGTGATATGGATATTGGGCGTCCATGTGTCGTAGGAGAAGGATTTCAATATTCTACAACTGATAGCATTCCTATTACAAGTCGTTCCACCTATATTGGAAATGGCAAGGCTTCGTATAAAAATCTAGCTTTTTCCCCATTGTCAAATTATAGTGTAGAATATACACCATATCCTGATGTATTCACTAATACTAATACTCCTTCTGGAATATTTAATAGTACAATAACATCGGCCACAGGAAATTTAACAGGTTTGTACAATTATGCTAATATTGCACTGTCTTACCCATATTTTAGTGGGCAAAATGGAAGTTCGTATAAATTATATTTTGGTTCTAATGGCGATTATTGTTTAGAAAGTATTTTTAATTACAAAACATATATTATACACGATGTTCGGTGTAATGATCTTTACGATACCCTAACTTGGGGACGACAAATATATTGTGATAGTAAATTTACATATAAAGGAACGACTTTAGCATCAAAAAATAATATCCCAGGATTAATAAATAAGGTCTATATTGTATATGATAAAGAAGTTGTTCGATTAATCGCAGGAACATTATCGGCAAATGGGCACACTGATGTTGTAAACGCCTGTGATAATGGTAGTGCAATGACCGATCTTACCGATTTAATTTCCACTGTTGATATAGACGATTTTAATAAAGGAGATGTAAAATTTTCGGTTGAATGTCAAGGAGCTAATGGCAATTTAATTGGATTTAACAGACTAATTGTAAATTGTGGGCCAAAATGTTATGTTGCATATACTGATAGTGTACAACCGCAACCATGTTGTTTTGATGAAAGTATTCGTGGGGCAAATGGTATTACCATATTGGATTATATAGATAATTATTCACCAAGTGTTAATATTTCAACATTTCCTATAGTTGAATACGAAGGCAATGGGAGTGGCCCAAGTTTACAGCCTGCATGTTTTGTTCGATATGGTGGGGCTACTATCGGTGGAGAAACATATACCTCTAATTGTACAGTAAGAACATCTCAAAATGTTGTAGAATATTCATTAACATATGCAACTGGTGGAGAACCAATAATAAATGTGGGTGGCGGAAATATTATTTTTAATGCACAATATCCATCCGATCAGACTGTTTATTATGAAAATTATTATGATCCATGTGCCACTGGTGGAGGTAATGATTTTTATACATTATATTATAAATACTCATCTAATAGTATCAAAGCAAGCGGAACAGGAATAACATCTATTGGCAGTAATCAATATGTTTTAGGTAGTGGGGGATATGCCTATAACATAGAAGATGTAATGGAAGATGGGATTTTTGGATATTATGCCCATTCTTATGAAAGTGTTGTTTATCCATTTATATTTAGTCTTTTACCACAATATACATATTTGTTAGATTTGTCCAATTATACAGATCAGTACATGATATTAAATCCACATTTTGGAAAATTTTATCCAGCGTCTTTTTCTACCAATATGCCAAGGTGTGTTTATACCTATGTTACGCCATATGGGCAACTTGCTAAATTTTCAGAGGATTTATCACAATATCAACCAAATATGTTTGATTTTAATAATGAGGCATTACCAGTACAAAAAAATACAGCGGTTACAACAGGAGCTTTGGGGCCAATAAAAAAATTCCGTGATGATGCCGTAGCAACATTTACATATAATCCAAGTATATTATGTTCTGATGTATCTAATTCCGATTATTATTGTCTACCTTATTATAAAGGCGGGGCCTGTTGTATGCCAGATTTGGTAGGTAATTTTGCAGGATATACCGAACATCATATTTTAGAGACATATGGGTATCCTATTGAATATTATAAATTATGTGGGACATTAGTATCGTTTGGCTGTGCAATAACTGTTGGTAATTATAATCTTCAAAATACAAATAATATTCCATATTTTTTTTCTGCACAGTCCGTAACCGCAAATACCTGGACTAATGGCCTGTCATTGATTAAAGATAGTAATGGTAAATACCGTTTTTCTTATAGTAGTTGGTTAAGCGACCCATTTGATGACCCCATTAATTTTAATAGTTTTGGAAGTGTTGTCCTAAATTATATTCCATATGACGTGTTTTATGATAATAGGGCGGGTGATTCAACGTGGTATGTTGAAAATATATTGCACGGCGGAACTACATTGACAATAGAAATTGATTCGGGACAATATAAAGCACCAACTGCATCCACATATACCAGTATGGATATTACCCTGGAAAAATCACCAACGGATAGTTGCCATCACTGGGGGCCACAACCAATAGTTGGCATTAATTGTATTCGAGAACCAGATGCTACATTTTATAGAGTTATTCATGGCGGTGGATATGTTAGTTCTTGTAAAAACGGCGATAATATTAATGGGCAAATATATAATTTTCCATCTGGCTGGGGATATTTAGTAAGTCAAATAGTATCGGAAAAATATTTTTATGCAGGACTTCAAGATGGACAAACATGGAGCTTCCCCAATGATGGTATTGGATTGGCACCATATTATGAGAGTGTTTCGGTGGCTGAATATGCCTATGATAGTAGCGTAACAATTAATAGCACTATATATATTATTAATAATTATAGAATTAATTCAATTGTTCAGGGTTATATTGCAACAAAACACTATCCAAATGGTGAATATTATTATGAATTAGAATCTGGGCCTACAGAAGTTTATATGGCTTCAGCGATGTATAGCAATAATTTAGAAAGTAAACTTCAGGTTACATTTCCAACAATAACAAATAGGGACTACCCCGCATACCATATATATCCCGAAACATATTATCTTGGTACTATTAACTGTGGAAGTTGTGAAGCCATTTGTTCTGGGCATGACTCAAACTGTTGTTATTCTGTAGATTTATCATCATTTATGAAAATTATTAGAACAATACATTATTAAGAGGTTGTAATGAAAGTATGTCAATTTTATAAGCAATCTAATAAAATATTTATTTGTCAAAATTGTAAAGTGCCGTGGGAAGATAAGGTGGGGCTGGGGAAACCACCAAATCGTTTTTGTCGTCCTGGAGAAAATAATATTAAACAGAATATTTCTGAACAACAAAATAAAAATATTATTGAGATGCCCAATACTTGGACAAGAATGAAATCCTATGCCGATTCCTACATTCATTGGAATCTTGCTGGTCGCCCAATGCGTTCACAAGAGAAAATAGATCAAATTTTCAAAGAACAATGCGAAAAATGTGAAATGTATAATGGATATGCGTGTAAAATATGTGGGTGTTATATTAATCAGCGAAAATATCTAAATAAAATTGCATGGGCTACGACACGATGCCCTGGGAATCCGCCAAAATGGATAGAGGAAGAGGGTTTTACACCAGCAGTAATTGAATCTCCGCAAAGTTTGCCACTATCCGATAACCAAATACCGCAGCCACCAACAGAGTCAGAAATAGAACAGGCCAGAATTGAGGCCGAAAATAATATTGTGGGGGCGACTATACAAAAGGCAAGCCCAACCAATAATGGTGGTGGCGGGTGTGGATGTAATAAAGTTGGAAGAACTTAGGGGAAGAACCTAAAACAGTCCAAATTCTTGGGCCGAATCGTCAATTAGCTGACGCGATATTTTATCCCAATTATGTTTAGTGACCAACCCATTATTTAATAAGGAAATAAAGTTTTTGTGATAAATACGAATAGCGGGATCATTGGGCGAAAACCCAGGATAAATCTTGGGCGAATATTCGAGCAGTTTTTCCATTCCGCCACATTGAATTAAATAGAAAAATGGGCGGCGGGGCAAAAATATCCAGGAATTATGGGCGATGCACATTTTGAGCGACGACACCTTAAATGTGTAAAATTTACCATCGCAAAATTCGGGGGCGGTTTTGACTTCAATATATTGACCACCCCCATTATTATTCTCTAAATAAAAGTCGGGCGTATTTTTCGGTAATACCCCATCAATTAATTTGCCCGTATTGTCAACGCCCGTATCCCGCAGTGTAAATTCACGTTTATTTCGTTTGAGTTGGCCGCACAAAATCTCCATCCATTTTGCCTCTTTTTGGGCGGCGTTTATCATATCTTTTTTGAATTCGGCCTTTGAACGATTATCGCGGCGTTTATCTAAACTCATTTTATTCCTTTATAAAAAAATCCGCCAAGAAATCATTTCCTGACGGATTATTAAGAAAAGATTTAACAATAAAGGCTAGGCTGGTTTTGCTTCGTATTTCTCCCAACCATTATTAGGAATCCAATTCCCCTCTTTGTCTTTACGTTTTGGATATAGGGTGCCGCCCTTTTTGTTTTGCCCAAATGCTAATTTTGCACGGCAGGACAGGTCTATACAATACATTTCGTAGTATTTATTGCCTTCTTTGTCTTCGCGGACCCTAAAAATTGCCTCGGCCCCGCAAACCCCGCAGGTTGTGTGTGAAAAGACCTCTTGGATTGAGGAGATTTTTTCAAAAACATCAATCTGCATCTCGCCGTCGACTTCAAACTTCAAATTGTCAGTTGCGTAAAATGTAACTTTCATTGTAAACCTTTCTTTATACGTTGTTATACCTAGGCAAAATTTGCCTTCCAATCCACATTAAAACCCGCCACATCGTCAGTAATTTTTGTTCTATCCTGTTGCAATCCCGATAATATTTGAACTAAATTTGTAGCCTGTTCCCGCGTTAATTCTTTTATATTTTTTATTCCTCCAAAATGTTTTTGAACTGTTTTTTGTACATTTATGTTGTTCCGCCCACACAACACATTAACACAATTTACCTGGGTATCATTAATTGGTTCTACAGGCTCATTGGATTCGTTAGATTTGTCTATTTTCTTCTTTGATTTATCGTCAAGGTCTTTGGCCAATTCGTCGGCACTTACAATATTTTTCAATTTTAAGGCCCGTCGCAAAGCCCTTGCCTCAGCCCGTGTTTCGGCTATAGACGTTGGGAAAAGGCCATAGGGTTTGTCGGTATTTCCATAATATGAGTCGGCAGCCCCACTAAAACGTTTTCCACTTTCAAAAGTAATAGTGTGGATTACGGTCGCCCTAAGGTCTGGGCTAACTGGGGGCTGAACTACGTCCGAAATACTCGAAATAATTTCGCCCAATAAATATTCGGCCACACGTCTTAAACCTCCAACAGTTGGGTGACCATCACTTAATTCATCAGGGGCAAAATGTGACAGAACATATCCATCCCATTCGGGAGAGGTCATTGTTGGAATATCTTCCACCTGTTCATTACTATCTACATCTTCCTCTTTAATTTCGTAATCTTCGTCTAATCGTGGATCAATTTGTAGATTAATTTGCGGATTAATTTGCGGATTTTCCATATTTTTACCTTATTTTAAGAATTGCCTTTTAATTATATATATTCCAATAATTGTTCTATATCAAAGTTTTCAATAATACCAATTGGTTCTTTCCAAACACGTTTTATAAGGTTAAAGTGGTGTTTGCTACGTGCAATAAGTTGGATTTTTGGATTGTTATAAATATTGTTTACTAAATCAAATGGTGGACAATGTAAAAATGTCCATTCTGGGTCATGTACATAAAATAGGCGTTTTTTTGGCCTAATACAATTTAATAATATTGATGCCGTATTTAAGTTAGTCGCAATTAATGTATGGGGATAATTCCAGGCATTGCAATAGTGCATTTTGGCCACCATGGATGGCATTTGACACTGCCCAATAGACTGGTAAAATATAGTGGGCGAATAATTAGGGTTTGTTTGAACAATTTTATTAAGATTGAATAATAGAGTGTGGATTAATTGGCTATTATTTAGCCCGTCAATCAACACCCCAAAACTTTTGATACCGCCTGTAGACATAATTCCGATTCTTTGTTAAAGTTTAATTGGGCAAAAATATTAGATAGGATATGAAAGTAAGTATTTTGGGTGGCTAGTTTATATGCCTCTTTTATTTTGTTTTGCCGCAATGTGTCGTTTTGTAGATAATGAACTATCGTCGTTGTCAACTCTTCATCACTATTATAGAGAGGAAAGTATTGATTTTCAACCCCGCACAGGGCAAATCCTTTATTGATGGCTACGTCGTTAAGATGGGCGTTTGTAATGATAATTTTGCACGATTTGTATAATGCCGCCATGTTCAACACATTGGGATTGCCAACATACTCGGGGGTTCCAACATGTCCCGCCCCAACAATTTTGAATGATAAACCATTCTCTCTTAAAAAATGTATGATATTTTCTGAAATTTTATCTATCGAAATTAATACATCAAATGGCGTTATAGAAATTGGTGGAATATTTAGTATATTTGTGGCCTCTTGATAATCAAATCTTAGCAAATCTTTTGTCAAATATGTCTCGGGGCCAAAACACACTATTTTAATATTATTTTTTTGGGCTATTTCTACTTTAGATTTAGTAATATTGCAGGTTTCTATAAAGATTAAATCGGGCTTAATTTGTAAAACAGCCGACAAAAATGGTTGTTGGGGATGCCGAATATAATGTTGAAAACCATCTATCTGGGTAATTGTATTGCACAAATGGGCGAACTTAATATCTTTAACCACGTCCAAAAATATCTTCATTATAATCGACCCTCTATTTTTTTCACATCTGTTACCGCATCTATATCTTCACACATAATAAATCTATTGCTATGTTCGATAAATTTTCCACCCTTGTCAATAATAGTGTTTATCAATTCAAATCCCGTCATTTTTTCTGTTTCGGTATCTGTGATAATATTATTTAGAATATTTAATTCTTGATTAGTAATATAGGCAATTTGCCCCCAAGTTTTTGGCATATCGTACATAAGTCGTATAATTTGTCCATCATTTATAATTGCCCCAACTTCACCAAGTTTATTTTTATTGCCAAGACATAGTGAGGATTTATTATTGTCAGGAATTTTTATTGCCGCAGTATTAAAAACCACGTCCCCATAAATTAAAAGGGCAGATGTATGTTTAATTGTTTGTAATCCAGCCAGAATTGTCTTGGCTATTCCATAATTTTCATAATCGGTGTTTACGACATTAACTATTCCACATGGGGCATTGCTTATGGCCGTTTTATAGTTATATCCATGAACGACGATAATTGGTGTTTCGGGGAATTGTTTTTTTAATAAATCTACTTGTCTTTCTAAAATTGTTTGACCATTCGGGAGTTTGAAATATGATCTAGCTCCATAAATTTTCATTTTTGGATTATCACCCGCACTTAATATGATAATTACGAGTTGTTCAAATCCATTCTTTTTTAATCTAAATATATTTCTAATTGCACGACTCATGGATAATTGCTAAGTCCTGTTGAATTTGTTGTTGTATTAATTGCTGGGTGGTTTTTGTAAAAGATTCGGCTATATGTATCCCAAAACTCATTTGTTCAAGTTTTAGAAACAGTTCGTGCATATATAAATATTGTAAATTTGGATTAAATAAAGAGGGCGAATTTTTTACAAAGAGAGGTATTTGTTTTAATGATTGGGGGCCTGACGATAAATATTGGTCGTTATAGTCGAAATATACATAATTAATATGCTGATTTTCGGCCAATACTTTAATTGCTTTCTCAATTCCCTCTTTAATAATCGTCCAATTTGGCGGAATAAAAATATAAATATCTGCCCGTTCTTTTTGTAAAATATCATTGAAGGCGAAATTCGGTTGAATACTTAGGGGTATTTTTTTATCAATAATATTTTGGGCTAGAGAATATTCTAATTCATCATAATGGGCGATTATTATTCTGGGAAGTTTTTGATTATTCTCGATATTTGGTATAGACATTTAGGATTGCTTTCTTTAATTTTTTCTTCAAAATTTTGTCCAAGATTGCCGTTAAAGGTCATATAGGCCGCCGTCATTCCAACCTGCCCATTTTGTGTAGAATTAGGGATAATTAAAATAAAATTTAAAAACTCTTCATTCACTTGATAGTTTAATTCGTTAAACATGTTTGGCGGAACAATAAATCCCGCATGAAAAATTGAATAGATCGACGTTTTAATGTGAAAAACCACCATATCGGTCATTTCTTCTTCAGAATAATCTTCGCAGAAATTTTGTATTTTCCACGAAATATTTTCTTTTTCAAAAAATCCGACATATCCTAATGGGCTGGTTCCAGAATTATATGGGCGAATAACAATTATTTTTTGCGGAGGGATAGATTGTTTTAATAGGGATTGGGCAGTACAAAAAACACCATATGGATTATTATCCTCGAATATAACGGCGGTGTACTTTAATTCACATTCCTTGCCAACGGCCTGAAGTTGTTCTGTTAGTGAAGAACTGGCGAAATTCCAATCATTTGTACGTTTTTTTGTACATTTGGTGTTGTTAATAACAAAAAATTCGTCTTCTGTTCCTGGAATTATTTGCCCATTTTCAATTTCTCCAGTTTTTGCCTCTATAATTTCATACCCATAATTACGAAATTTGTTTAATTCCCCAATAACACATCCCTCTTGAGTATTGTTGGTATAATCGGCAAAAACACAATATTGACAGGCGGTATGTATTTGATTTATAACTATTGGACTATCCATTTATTTTACTACCTCTATTTTATAAACCATTCCATCTAAACTTTTTTCTACAATATTTAATCGTGCATTTCTAAACGATGTAATTAATCTAAATAATGTGTCCAAAGATTGTTTTTTATTATACATCATGGAATTTGCAGATGCTACACTACTTTGCCCATTATGAATACTGCGGGCCAATTCAAATAAGTCCAGCCCATACATTGATAATTTTCCGCCTGGAGATAGTTTTTTAAGTAAAATGCCCAATTGTTCATCACGATTTTGCACAAAGTCTAGGCAATCGTCCAAGATAATTTCTTCGCACGATTCATCTTCGAGAATATGGGCGTTCCCAATATAAAAATAGGTATAGTTTTCATCTTTCTTTTCTGGTAAAATCTGTGTCGAAATTTTAATTTTCATTATTATATCCTAAAAGACTTGTGAAGATTTTGTTCTATAAATTGTGCCCATAAATTAATATTCCCAATATATTGTGATGCCGTTATTTTAGCATTATTTAATATAGTTGGATTAATTGGTTCTTTAATTATTTTTACAAAGGAATAGGCATTATCCGCAATATAGCCGTTATATTGATTTTGGACCAATGAAATATTAAGTGGTGACGGGGTGGCAATAATACGTTTGCCCATTTCCATTGCTGATAAAACAAACCCATTTCTGTCAAGCCCATTATCAAAAGATAGATATGTGCCGCATTTTTTAATAGCATCAATAGCATCGTCGTAGGTTTTTGGGCGAATAACATTTATGCGTTTTTGAACACCCTGTTCGATTTGTTTAATAAAATTCATTATCCCATTATCATATTGCCCACCAATTGTTATAATCTCGTCGGTCATTGGGCCTAGTTCAAATTGCTCAACTATATCAGGGATCATTAGGAATTCGGCAAACCACTCCCTATTTATTTGTTCTTCTAAGACAATTCGTGCGTTTTGCCCATTTGTATTAAACAACACAATTTTATCTTGATTTTTTACAAATTTATTTGGTAATCCATGATGAATAATAATAAGGGGAATGTGTAATAGTTGAGATATTTGTTGACAGACTTGTAATTGCCCCTCTATATGATTGCAGATAATTAGGTCGGCACTAAAAAACAATGGCCATTCATTTGGATTGGGCGAAATAACATTTTTGGCTATGGGCAAATCATTGATATATTGAAATCCGCCCAAATAATAAAAATTATGTTTTATACTTTTCTCTAATAAATAGTCGAATACCCCATTGTAGGGGGCGACTATAATATTTCTACGTTTATCATCTTTAATAGCGTTGTTTATTACATTACGAACAAAGGATGTCATTTAATCTTTTCCCAGTATTTTCAAAAGAGTAATAATTAACAGTTTTTTTACCTTCTTGCACCATTTTTAGATAATGCACCGAATTATTTTTTTTTGCTTGGTAGGCCCCACGCATTGCACATATTAATGATTCTATATCGGGGTCCATCCATGTTTCATTTCCCGTATATATATATGGAAGAGGTCTTTGGGCACATAATACAGGAATCTCATGACCAGGTATTGTATATCCATTAACGTTATTTTTAACAAAATCTTCCATTCCAGTATTTTCGGTCACAATAGGAATATTCCCAAATCCCATGGCGTCTAATGCGGGAATACACCATGCCTCGCCCCTGGATGGCATAACAAAGCAATCGCCGTTGACGTGTAATTGAACTAACTCTTCTTCTGTTAAATGTTTAGTTATGATTTGTTCTTGTTTATATTGCTCAAAATTGGGATATAGTCCTAGTTCTTGTTTAATCCCCTGGATATATTGAATTACCTCTTGTTCATTTCCTGAAGTTTTAATAACAAGTTCAACTGGCTCATTTCGCCGAAATTCAAGATGAAATGCGGTAATAAGGGCTTTAAGATTTTTTCTTTCTCCGTTTCCTATAAAATAAAAAACAAAGTCTTCTTTATACATTTTAGGTGGAGCATTTTGAAACTTTTGTATATTTATTGACCCACCAATAATTTTAATAGGTGTTTTTACCCCTGAATATTCCAGTGTTCTTTTTTCGCAATAACTATGAACCCATATTTCGTCCATTAAATTGCAATGACTAATCCATGGAGTATTCTCTAAATTGTTGGTTTCCACACAAAAAAACCCAATATTTTTAGCCCCGTATTTATAAGAGAATTGTTCTGGCAGACAATTTTGTATAATAACGTCGTAATTTCCTGATTTTCCTTCCAACTTATCAAAAACTTCGTCGTTTACTAATGAGGTATTTGCTAAATAAACTGGGCGAAGAGTTAAATCGTGCGAAGTCGTTAATAAGGAGGAAATTAAATTGCGGGCAGATTGACCCCAACCATCCTGTTGACGATATGGGCCTATAAATAAAATGTTTTTAGTCATTGATTTCGTCTCCCCAACAATCCCACCCTTCATATTTTTGTCGTGCAAAAAGTTCTATTCTATTTTTATCACCTAATAACTGAACTATTCTATCTCGTACCTCATCTGGTTTTTGACTATGTTTTGTACGTTCGGCATCAACCAATTGTTTAATATTCTTACTAATTCTCCAACTATTAGGTTTTCCCTTTATTCCGAGAAGACATAATTCTACACTGCCCATTGTCCATCGTCCTAAATTATAAATTCTTTTCCCATTTTTGCTATGTTTGGTCCAGCAAAAAGCCACGGTTATATATTTAAATCCCCAATCTTCTAAAACTTTAATTCCTTCGTCTAGCAATGGAGAAGTAACCCATAAAAATAGGCAACAATTATCTTCTGAAATAGTATTTATAGGAAGCGATGAAATCCATTGTTTACTTTGTGTTTTATATTCATGGTCTAGGCTAAAGCTATGGCCTTTCATTTTATCATTGTATTTCCATGGTGGATCGGCATATATAATTTGATATTTTTTATTTGGAAATGGAATCATCTAATAATATCTCCAGGTTTTAATTTTATAGCCCGTTCATGTAAATTGGCATTTAATAAATAGTCCTCTGGCTCAAGTTTTACCATTCCACATCTTACGGCATCCCAATCATTACGATTTTTGGCCATTCCTCTATACATATTAAAAATCATTTCTCGATTTATTTGGCGTATTCCACCACCATCTTGGGCCAATCCGAAGGTTAGGTCGGAACAAATTTTATAGGCCCGATAACTATGTCGTCGTTCTGGTTGGTGCAACACTTCATTATATAGCCAAGTGACGAAATCTTCAACCGACTGATTTGGGGGCATTTTATCAGGAATTGGATATATTCGTGGGGGCGAATCCCACTTGCCTTGAAGGCCAGTTAATTCCATGTTATCAAAATAACTTTCCCAAATTTTAGCCGTATTATCCCACGTAAATTGTTTTACTATTTTATCCCTAATCTTAAATGATAATTGTTGACGTTTATATAAAGGCATTTGAAAAAAGTCATATATAACGCGGGCCATATCTTCGGTGTCCACCATCACCCGTTCGGCAGCCGTTTCGGCCTCAAGGTATTGTTTGGCTATGCGAATTGGGAAGGCGTGTATATGTTTGATGGCGTCATTTAACGCGGAATGGGGCATTACCGCGACGGGTACACCACAAGAAGCAGCTTCCCATACGGGCATTTCACGCCCCGCCGCAATGGTCGGCTGAACATAAAAATCAAAACAACCCATTATCTTGCCAAGTGTCGGCCTATCTACCCCATTTGTTACATTTGGCATAATCGCCGTACCCCCACAATTGGGGCAGGTGGCATAAATATCATTAAATGGCGAGGCAAACCACGACTGACATTTTTGACATACATATGAACATATTAGGCGTTGTCCTATTTCGTGCTGGTTAATTAATTGTGGAAGATTCCAACCTGCATCGGGGTAAGACGTATGAATGTATAAAAAGGTGTTGTTGGCCAGTTCTTTTTGCCCATTCTCCTCACATTTATTAAGGAAAAGTTTAAATGCCCGAAATAAGTCGGGGAAAAGTTTGCGTTTTTGATTACGCATGACCGTCCCGACAATATTCATATTCGGGTTAAGCCCCATACTGGCTTTGTGTTGACCTTTATTGGCGGGCGGTTTGAACAAATCAATTTCTACACCCGGAGGGGCGGCACATTGTAGATTAATTTTACCACCACTTTCCTCTTTTAAAACATCTAAAGCCCAATCGGAATAGGTAAATACCGAATCTATTTCTATATATAGGTCCAACCAATCGTTTTTAATAGGGGCTGAGTCGGTTGTAGGCATCCAAATTCTGTGGGAAAATGGACTAAATGGGCTAGAAAGTTCATATTCGAGCATCCATGGGTCTCTGATTGAAAAATTTACGTCACTTTTGAAATCGAGACAAACTCTTTCAAATCTCCATTTCCCCCATTGTGACTGATAATCCATGTTATATTGGGCGAATCTTGGATCGTCTTGGTGAACAGCATTTGCATAAATTTTCCATTTAGATTGGGTGTCTTTTGGACTATTGATGGTTGTATAAGAGGCAAATTCGCCAACGTAATATTTATCAGTCTCAACTAAACGCTTTAATACCTCATTATAGTACGTGCCGAACCCGCTTGCGGTCTGGGAACATTCTGAAATGGCTAATATTCTAAGTTTTCTTTTTTTATTCATGCTAATTGTAATTCTTTTGTTAAAATTTCATCAATTTTATTAAAATTTTTATATGATATAGTAATTAATACAATATTATTATCTTCACAATATTTTTTCTTAATTTCATCTCTTTTTTTACATATTTCAAAAACTTCTTTATTTTTATGAAAATGTTTTATATATTTATAATGTTGCATTCCATTATACTCTATACAGCAATTATATTTAGGTAGGTAAAAATCAAAGTATAATAAATTTTTATATTTACAATTATTAAAAGTTTTTTGTTGTATAAAATTTATATTGTTATTTTTTAAACATTCAGAAACAGTTTTTTCGCCATATGTACCAGCACATTCTGGACAACCACAATTTTTAATGCATCTTGCATGTATTTCTTGATAATATTCGTGTCCATATTTACATAACCACCAAATCCTTTTTCTGCTTCCTTTTGTATAATTTTCTGGTTTATTATTGCCATTTAATGTTGGATGCCATTCTCCCGCAATTTTTGGATAGTTTTTTTTTTAAATCATTAAATCCTTTTAAAACTTTTGCCCCACTACAATATGGGCACCCCGTTTTATTCTTGCTTGTTCGGTTGTTTATAGCACATTGCCAACTATGATTTTTTTCACATTTCCACCATACGAGTTTATGACTAGATTTAGTATAATTTTCTGGTCCAAATTTATTTTTATTATAATCCCATCCTTTACACAATTCTGGTTCTAATTTTTTAAGGTCATTAAAACCAACAAGAACTTTTTTGCCAGCACAATATGGGCATCCATGATGACGGTTTTTTCGATTACTTAATCTTGCCTGCCATTCATGTCCGTGTTCGCACTTCCACCAAACCTTTGTATGTGAACCTGCAATATAATATTCTGGGCCTAATTTATTTTTATCATAATTCCATTCTTTTGCCAAATCTTGGCAAATTGTAGCAAAGTCATTTTTACCATGGGAAACAATACGATTCGCACATACTGGACATCCCGTATGATACAAACATCTATCACCTATCTTAGTTTGCCATTCATAACGACACATATTACATAACCACCAAATTTTCGCATTGCTTCCCTTCGTATAATATTCCGGCTTTTCATCCCCGTTTTTTTCGCCATCCCATTGTTCCGCAACTTCTGGATGAGTTATAGTAATATTATTTGGCTTAACTCTTTCCTTTATTAAAATATTTTCCTTTTTATTCATTATTTGATTTTTTTGGTGTTATTTCATTGTCCTTCGGCAATTTCGCACACCTCATAAATATCATCTTCATCAATTTCAAAAGAAAGATTTTTTGATATTTTTTCGGCAATGGTTGGCGTGTTGGCCCATTCCTACAATCGTCTAATCGAATGGCCAAATTGACCGCTAATCTAAACAACTCCATTTCACGATTTGATAGTAATTTAATCATTAATTATTCCCCTGATATATTTTATCCCTTTGTCATATCTACTACTTGCCCAATGATAATCTTTCCCGAATTTTTCCCCAATTTCTTTAAATGTATATCCCTGGGTTTTTAACATTAAAACTGTCAAATTATCGGTATTTTTTCCGTCGTCATAGTCAATTAGAAAGTTTGGCGATATACGATAATCTTGAACGTCAAAATTAAATAAATCAATTAATATTGGGAATGGCTTATAATAATAGCGGGCGATTGCCCTATAAATAATTGTCCAGGCGTATGTACTAAATTTGTATTTACCGTTATAATTTCGGGTGGCATTAACTAAGGCTAAATTTCCCTCTTGAACTAAATCCTGTAATTCGTCATTATTTTTTGGACCAAATCTTTTTGCTATATGTACGACTAATTTTAGGTTTTGTAATATTAAATCTTGCTGTTCGTCCATAAATTCCTCTAATGGTATTATAGAAAGAGGATAAATAATTTCAACTATAAAGAATTTAACTATAAATAATTTTAATATTTATTTAATGTTCATATTTGCTTTACATTTTTAATTATAAATGATGATTTATCTTTACTAGGTGTCCCACCCGCCAAAATATTATTCCCCGCAAATATATAAAGTTCAAACTGGGCATATTCTTCTGGAAAAATCACACACTCCAACTTTCCAGTCAGGTCGCTCGCCGTCATAAACGCCATTTTTTTCCCTTTGCTTTTTCCATTTTTTGTAACATGTTCTTTTACTTCGTCCAAAGATAGGGCAATTGAACATTCGGTGGGACTTTGAATATAGTCCATACAAGTATGGGTGGCGTCCTCGGTCTTATTTTCCAAACCCGAACATATTAGAGGAACCCCAAATAAGTTTGCTTCTGTGTGGGCCAACCATTCGGGCGAGTCCTCCATATTATAGGGCGGGTTATTGGCCATTTTAATAATACCCTCGACAATTACTTTCCTTCTCACATTTGGTATATTATCTTCTATTAAAATTTTTATAATATCGCCCAATTTTTTATCGGCAATACTTTGATTGGTCATTTCTTTGGCAATATACATTTGTTCTAAATCGGTCAATCTATTAAATAATTCATACTCAAAACATAGTTGTGTTCTGGAAAGTCCGAGATATGACATTGCCCCACCCTGGAATAATATCATATTGGTACCACTGCCGATTTTTCGTGATATATAAATGAGAAATTCGTTCCAACTAATATTTTCTAATTTTTTTTCCGTATTTTTCACATATTGTTTAAGAATAAAAGAAAGTTTTTTGTAGGCGTTTTTGCCAATTCCCTTAATGTCGGCAATTCCAAATCGTATATCCCGCCCCTCAAGTGTAAAATGTTCGCACAAGTGCAAAATATCTGGGCCAAGTATTTCAATTCCACTTAATTTGGCGTCTTTGACCAATTTGCGAATTTCTTCGTGTGGTTTTTGCTGGTTATTTGCGTAATATAGATAAGATGTATAAAATGCACGGGGGAAATGGCATTTAAGATAGGCGGAAATATAGGCATTGGCGGCATAACAAACGGCGTGAGAATTAGAGGTTAGAATACCATTGGCGTAATAAACATGTTCGGGGTGGTCAACTTCAATATCTATCGTTGGTTGTTTACCTAAATATTTTATTGTTTTAATTCTTGATTTTTGCATTTTTTCTTAATTTATTTTTTCTTGATTGAATGGCTTTAGGTGCTCTATTTAATAAAGTAAATAACTGTCTAGTATTTCTATCTTTTATATGTTCTAGTATAATAGAGTCTTCTTCTTTTGTCCAAAATTTATAATCAGTATGAATTTTAAGAAATTTTTCATATTTTCTTTCTAATTTAAAACAATTTTCATTCTTATACATTACATCATATAATTTTAGACAATTTGATTGGGAAAAACTTAATTCATAATATTTTTCTCTAAAACACCTAAGTCTACCAATACCTAATCTATTTTTTATATATTCCAACATTGGTTTTGATGCACATGAAAACGAAGCAGTGTAATAAGGTGATTTTTTAGGTTGTGTATAGTAAATACAACCATCAGCATCAAAAAATCCCCTTAAATAATCACCCCAAAATTCTTCTGGAATATCAAAATCAATTTTTAGATTGAATGTTTTATCGTGATTTGCGTTATATTTTTGTAAATCTTCCCATATTTGTTTTGAATGTACACATATTTGTACTTTATTATTTTTTGGATCATTTCTTACCAACGAATCAGGGGATACATAATCTCGAATATATTCTAAAATTTTGATATCATTTTCATGTATTCCTATTGTAAAAAATGGTCTATTTTTCCAAATATGTCCATCTCCTGTAATAAAACCAAGGCAATATGCCATTTTCTCATTCCAATTAGAAAAGGCATTATCATTTGCAAAATATTGTTTGCGAGAAGGCTTAACTTGTATGCTATATTCTTTTATATATTGGCGAAATTTATTATAACCAATTTTTAATTTTCTTGCACTTTGTTTAAGAGTGAGTTTTTCATTATAATAAACATTTTCTATTTGTTCTTTTGTTATTTCCATCATTCACATATTATTTCGTAATTACTATCAAATATTTCCTGTAAAGTATATAATTTATTATCCGAACAAACAAATTTATGAGCTAATGTACATTTTATTTTTTTACCATTTTCTAATTCTACTTCATATATATCTTGTATTCCAGTGTTTATTTTATCTAAAATGGTTGTATATTCATTATTTTTTGTTTTTATTACATCCCCTATTTCAATATTATCAATAGTTTTATTTTCATATTTAGTCTCTACTATTGTATCCAATGAAACGCATTTGTTGAAGGCGTATCTTTGCCCGACTGAGATCCAATCAAATAATTGTGTTGCCTCTGCCTCATTTACAATGCCTTGTTTTTTACATCCATCTATGAACATTGTTCGGCATTTGGCCATTAATTCCGTAGACTTTTTCCCAATGCTGTTATGACTTGCAATTCCATTTAAATAGTAAATATTCTTTGGATGATCCACGTATATATCAATTGTTTCAATAATTTCGGCCTTGGTAATTTTTTCTATAAATATTATTCCATTAATAGATTGAACGCCAATTCGTTTTGTAAAAATATCGTATGCCGAATAACAAATGCCATCTTCACATAATAATTTATGTGTATCAGTACATACGATAAATTGCCCATTATTAAATATAAATTTATATACTAATTGTTCACCATTGTTAAATTTATCTAATATTGTAGTATAGCCATCTAATGTTTTTATTTTTTGCCCAATATTCACATCTCCAATTTTGGTAATTTCGCCATTTTCTAATTCTACTGTACAATTTGGATCAACACATTTACGTAATAAATCTGCCTCTTGTAAACTAAATCCCGCAATATCCCGCGAAATTTGTAAAACATTTTCCTGATAAATTGCAATGCCGTAGGTATTTTTGAGGGAATTTTCAAGGGCGGGGTGGAAATATTTGACTGGCTCAACACCATTTTTACGGTCAATATAATGGTTGGTCATACTCTTACCGTCTTCAATACATTCAATAACACCAGGGCGAATAATACTTACAAGGGCGGCAAGATGTCCCAAGGTAGATGGTTTTAGCTTTTTAGAAAATCCCGCACATTGATTACTTTCTAGTTGAAAAACGCCAAAGGTGTCGCCTCTCCCAAGCATTTCCCAAGTTCGTGAACAATCTAGGGGAATATTTTCTATTGTTGGGGATAAATCTATTTTTGGTTTTCCATCCTCAAAATAACCTTGAATTGGGAATTTACAACCACACGAAAACTGATGATATTCCATATTATCCTTGAATTTCTTTAGTTATTTCTCTATCTATTTCATTAATATATTTTTGAACAACGGGTTTAATTGCCTCGTTTAATTCATCTGCTAATTTACACGATTCTTTTTTAGACAAAAGGCTAAGATTACCAAAAATGCGGCAATCAAGTGAATATGGATGATGACCCTCAAACATTTTGTTAGAATAATAAAAATTAAAATGTTCTAAATCGTCTTTTATTTTTAACAATCTAATTAGTTCGGCTGTTGATTTCATTTAATTTTCCCTTTCTGGGCCACATTCCTTAAATAGTTTCCATATATCTTTATTATCATCAAATTCATTATATATCATCTTTTGCGGCCTCGTTTTTCTTGATCTACAACAAAATAAATCGGGGCCATATATATCGTCTAGTGGGGCCATATCCTCTAAAGATTGTTTCAATATATGAATATTTTCGGGAGTAATTTCTTCTAAATCGGCACAGGCCCAAAAAAATAAATCATTACAATTAATGAAAAATTGTACTTTTCCATCGCAAGTTGACCAATATAAAGAGCCTTGAATATCATATTTATAACATAAATCCAAAACACGATATGTAAAATTATCCATAATTAATCCTTTTGAATAAAAGCTTTTGCAAATTGAGTTTTTTCTGCTATTTTACGATGCAGTTTTTGAAAAGCAATAAATAATTTGGCGGTAAACCGAACATCTTCCATTGAATCATGTGCCCCGACCTGTGAATATCCAAGGAATTCCCGCAAAACATCCATTGAATATGAGGCTGGTTCTTTGAGATTTTCAAACCATGCCCATGAATAATTGATTAAATCAACCTTATCCCGTGGGTAAAAAATATTGGGCTGTCCACGTCCATCAACATTTTTATATTTTTGGCATAACCGTTCAATAATTACACAATCAAATTTAAGAATATTATAACCCATGACAATTGGGGCGGTAAACATACTTTTACTTTTCCCTTTATTATTATGGTATTTTTCAAGATAATTAAGGAAGTTTGCCCAAACTATCTTTTGGGATGGGGCATTTTTCCACATTTCAAGAATTTCGCCCACAGTTTGTTTTCTAATTTTCGCGTGCCATTCTATTGTTTCATTGTGAACGGCCAAATAATCATTTTTATCCATTTCTTCTGGTTTAATAAATGAATTAAATTCACTTCCCTCAACAACTTCTAATGTGCGAGGGTGAATAATTAGTGAGGAAAGTTGAACGGGATTACAAGTGTTGGGATTTGAACTATCAGTCTCAAAGTCGAGGCAACAAACATATTGATTATTCATCTTTATCCTCTATAAAAGATAAAATATGTGTAATTACATCAATTGTCCAAGCATTTCCTACTAAAAAATCTCTTTTCTTATCACTAATATTATTAACTAATGTATAATTATCATTAATAGTTTGTAGTCTTTCTAGTTCTATAGGTGTACAAAATCTACAAAATCCATCAAATTCTAATAAACCTTGATTATGCCATCCATCTTGTTTGGTAGTTACGCAACTACTTTTCAATTCATTTGTAATATTTTTACAAGTACCGTTCCACATTTGTATTCTTGATTTTGTTTTTGGTAGTTTATATTTTTGTAATATTTTTATATCTTTTTCTAAAATAGATGATAAATAGATATTTTTATCTTTTGGTTGATTTATATTTGGTATATTTGTCCAATACAATCTTCTACGATTTTGGGCTGAAACTAAATTAGAATTAATTAATATTGGAACAACATTTAATGTTTTTGTAATTATTTCTTTCCATTTTAAAGACATGTTAACATTTTCCAATATAAAATATTTTGGTTTTATTTCTTTTAATATTCTAACATATTCCCAAAATAAATAAGATTGTCCTTTAAATATATAACCTTTGTTTTTATATTCTAAATATTGTTCAAATGTAGTAACTTCAAAATTATCAATTGTTTTCATTCCATCTTTAGACCCTAAAAATGAAAAAGATTGGCATGGAGAACCTCCAATCATTAAATTCATTTTTGGAAGATTTGTTGTATTTATATTTCTTATATCTCCAAGTTGTATTGTATTCGGATAATGAAATTGGGTAATGCCAATTGCATCTTTATCAATTTCACTTGCATAATATTTATTAATTTTTATTTTTGCACGTTCTAAAGCAATTTGTCCGCAAGATATTCCATCAAATAAACTTAATACATTCATTCTTCACCTATTATTGTCCCATATTTTAATATATTACAAATTCCAGCCAGTTTATCAAGAAGAGAAAGGGATAAAAGGTCATATTTAATTAGCCCGATTTTCTCAATATCCCGCATTTCAAAACCCGCGATTAACTGTTTATCCTTACTATCATACGACATTGGGCAAACTTTGTCAATGGGTATATCGGGGGGTGAGATAACAATCCCCGCAGGATGTTTACTTTGGGCGGAAATACAACCCTCTAGCCTAATCGCCTGCTCAAAATATTTGGCCAATGACCCTTTTAGCTCGCCATTTTCATCTATATAGCACCAATTACGCAATTTACCCTTTTTATCATTTTGTAATGTCCAAAGAATAATGGACGATTCGCCAGTTTCGTCTTTCATTTCCTGTAATTCATCGGTAATTTTTCCCTCCATTGGGAAGTCTTCTGTAATCGCGTTCATTTCAGAGGCCGACACAACATTATGAGCACGTAAAACATTTTTTATTGCGGCTCGCCCCTTCATTCGTTGGAACGTGACTAATTGGGCGACATGTTTTTCCCCATATTTATTTTTAATATATTCGACAATTTTACCGCGTTTACTTGCCGCAAAATCCACGTCAATATCGGGCATGGACACATTACCAGGATTTATTTTGGGCGGATTTTTAATATCTATTTCATCGACCTTTCCGCAGGCCCACATAATATAACTATTTTGGGGATTTGCCTGATCTAATTCGACATTTTTCAAGAGGTGATAATAATAGGCCCGCACATGGCGATTGCCCAATAACTTCAATTCCTCTTTAAATATGGCGTTTTCTATTATTTTTTTACATTCGGGCTGAATAAACTCGGTAATATCCCCATTATAGGGTGTTTTATCAAATTGTTCAAAGGGGAATTCGTCAAACTCAACATGGGGGGGCATACAACGGGCGGCATTATAAAACCGTTCAAATATTAAACCATGTTCAATTGGGTCAATTTGGGTAATTTGGAGTAAATAAGAGGCTAAACTACCAGCCGCCGACCCACGCCCTGGGGAGGTCAGACAATGTATTTCGCGGGCATAATCCAAAACATCCGCAATTAATAAGAAATAGGTGGATAAATTACTATCAACCAGAATGTCCAATTCGTCCCTCAGTCTATCGCGGTATATCTTTAATTTTTCACTTTCTAAATGTGCGAATTTTTTATCAAAAGCCGCCCAACATTTTTCCCGCAAATAGTCGTCGTGTGTTTTGTCGTAAGTTGTCGGGAGTTGAAAGGGAGGCGGAATTGGTTGGCGTAATATTGTGGTATAATTTTTGCACTTTTCGGCAATTACCAACGTATTTTCTAATTCTTCCTCGGTATTACCCCATTTTAACAATTCGTCATAAGAGGGAATATAATAATGGTTTGGGGCAAAAAATGTTGACATAGCAAAGTCTGGGTTAGAACACTCCATGATTGATTTGCGGAGGTTGGTGGCCACAAGTACCTGATGATCGTGGATTTGTTCGGGGAAGCTGTAATGGGCGTCAGGGGTCGCCACACAGGGTATCCCAGTCCTTTTCCCAATTTCTCGAATAACCTCAACTAACTGGCGGCACTTTTCATCAATAAGTTGGCATTCAAGGTAGAAATTTTCACCAAAAATCCCCCTTAATTGTTCGGCCTTAACAATCCCGTTTTCTAACCCATTTGGCAAAACCACACAATCTCTATCGACTATTTCGTGGGCCAAACACGAGCCTAAATGTCCCGCAATTGCAATAATATTTTTACTATACGGGGCAATTTCCTCAAGAGAAAGGCGGGGTTTATAATAAAAATTGTCGGGGTGATTGGACTGTGAAACTATTTTCAGTAAATTTTCCCATCCTTGATCGCCATTGGCCAATACCACTAAATGGGTATTTTTTCTGTTGTTTTCATTGCGAATATTTGCGGCAAATTCGCTTAGGTAAAGTTCGCAGCCAGCAATCAACCTTTTATTTTCTTTTTTAAATGCATCTAAAAATGTTACGACGCCTCCAAGGTTGCCATGATCGGAAATAGCTATTGTATCCATACCAAGGGAATTCATTCGAGAAATGATATGTTTAGGCTGATTTATACTATCCTGGGTAGAAAAATGGCTGTGATTATGAAGTGCAATATATTTATTCATATTATATTATTTATTATATTCCGAAACTAATTTAGCTAAATATTTGTAATATTCAATATTTATATTAATATGCCTTTTTTATTTTGTCATATTCCTCTTGGTCCAACCAAACTTTCTTAAAAGCGGCACATTCATTTCTAGCACTATCATACCCCACGTCAATTAAATCTTCTTTATAACATTTCACCTTACAATTATACATACTGAAAAATTTCTCATTTGCCCCGTCGCACAAATATACGTGCAAACCCTTGTTTAATACGCCATTTTCCGACATATCATTTAGGTCTTCTACAACGTTCCACCCAGATTTCCACGAAAAATGAGGATAAAAGGGAGAAAAAATTCTATTATTTAGGTATATCACCAGTTTATTAGCATAAATATACCCCTCTTCATTAAATTTAATTTCCACACTATGATCTATATATAAACACATTATTGTACTTTTCTTTCTATTTTAATCGACACTTCTAAAAAAGCTGGTCCATCAAATGTATTTTCATCTAATTCCGAGTCAAATCCAACTCGATAATGTGTATATAATTCGTCATATTTATTTATACTTTCGGCAATGCCTTGAGATAAATTTTTAATCAATTTTGTTAATTCGACATTTATTTCGTCTACACCTTTATTTATGTCAAACGATATTCCTGACCTAAAATTACTAATATTTTCTAAATTAAATGGCGGACTGTCAATATAATTGTGTAGAACAATTTCATAATCTTGATAAAGGCAGTCTTCAATTTCAACGAATAATGCGGCAAATCGCCGATTCTTGTCATAAAGTTGATCTTTGGATTGAATTACGTTCATTATTGGTCCTTTTTTATATTCCACCTGGATTATGATAATAACCTATTTGATGTTCTGGATTTGTATATAAAAGCATAATTTTTTCCATATTTTTTCGTTCAAACTCATAATTTAATTGTTCGCACCTAGTCATTGGTTTACCTTCTTTATTTGTTAAAATAGGTAATCCAGTTCCTTTAAATGTATTCATACCGTGGTAGCAAAATTTAGTACACTTCCATGATTTAGAACATTTTGGGCGTTGAACAGATTTAATTAATTCAAACTTATTTTGTAATAATTGTAGAATTGCCCTATTATTAGCTTTAGTATATCCTAGGGTTACGGGCCCGCCGTCATTTATAAAGTCGATAGTCATAATAATTTCATCAACATCAGGGTATAATCGAGACGCTGCATAATAATATAACATTAATTGTGCGTCTTTTAACAGTTTTTCATAGTCTTTTTCCTCGCCCGTGGCCCAATCTAATTTTCTGCCAGTTTTAAAATCTATAACTTCAAGTATTCCGGGTGATGGAGATGTAATTAGATCAATAGTGCCCTTAATAGCAAGTTTTCCATCTATCTTTTTATTATCAAAACAATAACAGTAATTTGCCCATGGTGCATCTATTGTAAAATCAAAACTCTGTTCTGGCGATATAATATTTAAATTTAAAGGATTAAACATCCCATTATTAAATATAATTTGTTTTTGGACCCATTTGTAACAATCCTCTTTATCTTTCGTGCTCCATTTATTAAATTTTGATTGAGAATAATAATCTGCAATTTTTTGCGATATATCTTTTATAGAAAATTGTCTAATATCTATTTCGCCATATAGTTCATCTATAATTGTTCCATTTTCTTGATTTTGTTGGGCAAATTTAATTTTGGATAAAATTTCAAGTATTTTATGCGTGCAAGTCCCCTTTTCAGCCTTAATTCCTGCAATAGATCTCCACCCCAAGACGTACTCGCAAAAATAGCCAAATTCGCACATGGAATGGGAATTATAACTGCTAGAACGGAAATATGTAATTAATATTTTATTATTCCTTTATTGGTTTGTGATGTGAAATTGGCAATAATACTGATTTGGTTAAAACAACCGCCTCTTCAATAGATGTTACTCGATAGCCAATTGCCTCTTGAACCATTGGATGATCGTGTGGATTACCCTCTTTTTCTATTATTACAATTGTTGGAATGCGAAAGGCATATGCCCAGGCCAATTCCATAACCGTCCCAATTGAAATTTTTTTTGCCCCTAGAAAATTGACCACTAATATATCACAGCGTTTACAATCATTAAAATCCCTAGTCATAATTCCACGAGAACAAGATAATGGAATACTTGGATAGACTGGGGCAATCTCACCACTATTTTGCAAATAATCTTTTCCACGTAATGGACTCATACCTTGAATTTCAGGTGACAGAGCATTTATAAAAAATTCACGCCAATCAACTGCCCCATCAAACGATAAGCCCGTAATCGGTCCAGCTAAATAAGCAATATACATCATACACATCCTCCACAACAACCCTTTGGTATATTTTGATTAACTAAATCTTTTGCCGCACCTTTTAATTCTTTTGGAAAATCTTCTGGCCATTTGGCTATTGTCCACTCGCCCTTTTCTACATGTTCTTCAGAATAACCATTAGAAAGCCAAACACTACCACCACTATGTAAACAATATTTTGGGAATTTAACATCTACCCCATTTACTCTCATAACAAGTTGACCAGAACATAAATTGGGATATTTACCATCATAACTTACAAATTCGATTATAGATTCAGACTGACATTGGGCTGGTCGAATCATTGTTTTTATTTTGTCCATTTCATTTTTTATCCAATTTAAAATATCAATAATTTTTTCATTGGGGTTTTTGGCATAATATTTCATCCAACACGATTGACAACCTCTCTTGGCATTACACCTTGGTCTGAAAATACCTCTATAATTTTTTGTCTGGCATTTTAAAGGAAGGGATTCTAAATGTGGAACTGTATTTATAGTTTTATTCATTTTTAACTATTATTCTATTTGAAAAGTTTTATTATGGCCTTCGATATAAAAATACATTGAATCGGGATATTTATAAACAAAACATTGTTCGCCCTTAATACCACTAATAAGATAATTTTTAATATTGAACTCACCAATTGTGGTTTCTACAATAGATATATTTGGGTGGCTAAATCCACTGGGGTATAAATACAGTCTACAAATTGTCCAGCAGGAATAATTTCGGGAGTTTGATTGGCGTTTTTATAAAAACCAAATATTAGAATGGTGATAGATAGGAAAATACTACAACAAAAAATAATTTTATATTTTTTCATAATTTTTTAGTCTCCAATTCTTTTGGTAATATTCCCCATTTTAACATGAGTTGACAAACCTCACTATTTTGTTGGTCAATTGTCATTTTATCATTTTGAAGGATATGGGCGAATTTAGAATGGTCGAAATTTTCTTTGTCTAGGGCCGTTTCGCTCGCGTGTGTATCATTATAGGGATTTCGCGTTAGATATACAACTTTCCCGCCACGATCTTGAATTCCATATACCTCATTGGGAAAACGACAATCAGTAATTATTACTACTTTAGCATTATCTTTTTGAATTTGTCGAAATAACGCCGAAACCCACACATTGCCAGACATTTTGCGGAAAATATTTGTCCCGACATATTGGAGAACTTCACGGGCGGTCATTTGCCCAGAAGAATGATAGTAGTGTTCATATTGGCACTCCATAGGAGTTATTAAGTCCCCATTTTCATAATTGCCAGTTATATTAGTTATTTCAACATTTTTTACATATACCTCTGTGATAACTCCTGGCATATCTTCCCATAATAAGTCCGTCAATTGGTTTTTTTGTTCATTTGTCCCATAACACTGTTCATATGAAAGTCCAAGTATGTTCATACAAACATTTTTCTTTAATAAATCGGCAAAACTATACAATTTAATAAATGGGTCGAGCCGATTTTTCTTAAATTCGTCTATTGAGGCAGTTTGCCTATAATAATCAAAAATCCCATCGGTATTTTCAATTTCGTCAATATCCGATATATATAATTGTCCGTCCTCAAGAATGTTAAACGAGCGAGAAATACCTAGTCCGACCATATAGGCCCCGACCATAAAATTGGCAAAGGTGTTTTTCCCAGATGATTTTCGCCCAGCCAAACCAATAATTGTTTGATTCATATCTTTTCCTTTATATTTTATTTTCAAGTATTATAAATTGGTCATTTGTTTGATCTATAACTTCATATGGGTTGTTTATAAGAATGCCTTTTTTCAGTTTTATTTCTAAACAATCATCACATAAACCAAAAATATAATTATTAGTATCAAATCGTGAACCATAACCAACAGTAAAATCGGCTATATTTGCATTGTTACATAAGTGATGTCCTTTATTTTTAATATCATAATGTAATATTTCTAATTCTTTTTCACAAATTATACATTTTATTTTTGTATTCATAATTATTGACATCTCTAATATTATATTTTCTCTAAACCTGCCCTAAACTGTTGTATTTTCATTACACTTACTTTATATTGTCCGCGTTTTAGAATTTTCACATTTTGATCTGAAATACCCGATTTTGCAAAAATAATAATATGTTTAATAAATGTGTTGTTTTTTACTATCCAATTACACAAAATATCCGATTTGTCCTCATAATCTGCGTCAATAATCAAAAGGTCGCATTCGGTATCCATCAGGGCTAATTGGCATTCAAAAATATCTTTTACACCAAGGACATTTGTTTTGTCCTCGTTACCCATTTTAGATAAGATTTGCCGGTTTAAATCTTCGTTATTGTTTAGTATAATTATCATATTTATATTGATTTATTCGGTTTAATGCTAAGTTGTAATAGTTGTTGTTTTTTTCTATTCCAATATATTGTCGGTTTAACTTTAGGCTGGCTAATATAGTCCCGCCCGAACCCATACAATTGTCTAAAACTACATTACCTTCATTAGTGTAGGTATTTATAAAATATTCGCACAATTCCAGCGGTTTTTGTGTGGGGTGTATATTTTTACGACAATTATCACGATTTATTTTTAACAATTGTAAAGGATACCTAGTTCCATCATCTATATATTCCAGTGGTTTATTTTTTGCATTTGCGGACATTGTTTGAGAAAATCGGGCATTTTCGCCAATTTTATTTGAAACCTTCCTTCCTTCATAAATTGTTTTTACATGATTAAATGTGGGTTGATTTTTATAAAAAACACTAATGGTTTCAATAACTTTCCCAGGACGGCGTTTAACTTGAAATACATTGGTAAGTCTTTCTTTTTGCCAATACCAGTCATACTTAAACCATTCTATATTAGATAGGCGAACATAACTAGAAAAGGGTTCTTGCCCAAAAATAAGTATTACCCCATTATCTTTGATAATCCTTTTATATTCCGCCCATAATCTGTTGAAATCTAATTGTTTGTCCCATTTCAGTGGCGTTGAACCATATGGTGGATCGCAAATTATCAAATCAATGGATTTATTATCTATTTTGGGTAAAACATTAAAACAATCATCGCAAAAAAGATTATTTATCATAGATAAAATCTCAGTTGATATTTTAGAACCCAACTCGCTGGAATAATGTCTAGGGATAACGTCGAAGGCACTGCAATGTAAAAATCTTGATTGTATTCTTTAAGATGTGTCGGTCTAAAAGAAATATTATCACATTTTTTAAGTTTGGGAAAATATAAAGAATTGATACAATGAGGAATTTTTATTGATTTTTCAACATATTCCATATTTATAATTAATGTATCAATCCATATATTCCTATGACTTAATTTATACTCCCAAAATTCAAATTCGTGGAGATTATTAATTATCAATTTTGGTAGTAATTGTTTTTTTGACATTTTTATCTTCTATAAATGGAAATTCGTGAAACATATCCAATTCTAATATTTTGTGAGTTTTTGGATTTTCTAAAGATGCAGGTTCCCATTCCTGCCCTTCATATCCAGAATATCCACCAACGCAATATATCCCAGTTTTTACAATTTTTATATTAATAACTTTATATACATTTTCTATTAATTCTTCACAAGTTTTTGTATATATTTTTCTTTCATTTCCACCAAATTTCTTTTGTTTTACCATATAATAGGCAAGAGATTGTGAAATTTCGTTAAATGTTTTATTTTCTGCAAAAGATGTGTATTGAAGTCCAACCTTATTAATTAACAAACGAATATCGTCCCCAAATTGTTTTTCAATATCTTCTTGCTGAACCTTAATTGTAAGTGGGTATCCACATCGAACAAATAATTCAGGATTAATAATACGAATATAATCACCAACACGTATTATATTTGGATTTTTCATGGTTTTGTTAATAAATTAATTATTGTGTCTTTTTCTATACTTTGTAAATCTAAATTAATATCACAATCTTCTGGGTTGTCAACCATAATTGCTCCCGCATCATGTAATAAATAATTTAAACTAAGTGCATTCTGGTAAAATTTTACAAAATAATTAATCATATTTTTTGTATGATTGTTATCTCTCAATGTTCTTCCTTGAATAAAATCACTATTGGTAAAATAAAAACCAGTTCGATTGATAAATCCAATAAATTTTTGTTGTCTCGATAATTCAAGATTACACTGTGTAAGAATATTGTTTGGATCGACCATGTAATTATGTGACATTTTTTTATCAAATGTTTTGGCCAAAAACAACTTAAATGGCACAATTTTCGGACTATCATTATCTCTATTGTAGTAGTTTAGGCTTACTAGAAATTGTTTATCGTTAGTATTGCTGATTGAAAATAATTCGGATGCCCCATGTGGTTGTGGTGCATCTGTCATATCTCCTGAAAATAATATATCACTACCAGAACGATAATATGCATCCCACCCAAATTTTTTGTTGAGAGATAACAAACTAAGGTCTAAATCAATACGTTGCCCATCCTGATTCGCCCAATGCACACCAAAAACCATTCTATTGTCAAATTTAATGTGTGTCCCAGCGGGAATTTTATCAACAAATTGTTTTTCGGTGGATGGGATGGAATATTTTATATTTTTAGGGATATAAATCTTTTTTCCTTTAATATTGGGCGAAATATCATTCACCAAATTGGAATAGACAATATTATAAATTTCTGACGCCTGTTCATATGAATAATTATTTTTAACTAATTTTGTCCATGTCTTTCCATTGCGAATATTATAAACGGCACTTCCGCAGTCAATTGTTCTCATGGCTAGGGCATATAACAATTTAATCTTTCTAAACGTATTTACTTTTTTTAGTTCGTTGAATAATTTATGTAAATCCAAATCGTCTTTGACTAAAAGTTGTGTTACCGAATTAATATAATCGGGTATTAATGGTTTATGATTTTGTTTTGCCGATCGGCGTATTCTATTGATAATAGGTTGACAATCATTGAACTTAAAAGCCAAAAATAATGGTTTAAATCTGTAAAATATCTCCCCTAAACGCTCTATTCCATACATTTTTATATATGTATTAAGACAATTAAATACATCAACATCTAAACTTCCCGACTTAATACTTTCGATTGTTTCTTTGTTTTTAATAAGTAAAGATTTTCCAGTAGAAATGTAAATTAAAAATCGTAGAAATTCAACATTGTTAGCTGGAATAATATTCAATTCTTTATATAATATAACACGTATTTCTTTATTTTTAATATTTGCTAAATCGGTGGCATTAAAAAATTTGTAATATTTAATCAACAAAACTAAATCTTGAATGGTTTTTTCGGATAGTGCAATTCCTGAAGATAGAAGGGCGGAAATTTTAGATTTAATTTCATCTAAGGTATATCCGTGAATTATAGTCAATGGTATTCTATCTATTTTAACTTTTGGAATTTTTAATTTTTCTGTTGGAATGTAGACAATATCATTATCAATCCCTAACGATTCAAATCCGTATGTTGTAAAATAATGTACAAATTGCTCTAAAACTAATTGTTCAATCGAAGAATCACAAACCTTTTCCCAGGATTTATGAAATGCCGTGTTAAGATTTTTTCCATTAATTCCAACAGTATCGTCAATTTGTGATAATATTTCAACAATATCTTTTTTATACTGAAGATAGATTGATGGAGATAAAATAAATCCATTTTTCAGACAAACTCTAAATGTTTTGCAAATTAGGTATTTAGATAATGATGCCTTATCATAATCTTGTTTAGTAATTACAATTCCATTGAATAGATTAAGAGTTGCGGCAATAATTTCTTTATTCATATTTTCCTCAAATAAATAAAGCGGGAAGTATAATTGATAAAAATATAGGAACTTCCTATGCTAAAAATCTAAAAAAAAATGAGGCGGGTAGTAAGTTATTATGTAAAAATATTTAATAGGAACTACCTATGCCTCGTAAGAAAGAGCCAGAAGTAAAAATCTCCAATTGATATAAAAGAGGAACTTCATTTGCTCTAACGACTATATTATAGCCTATATCGGCCATTTGTCAAGCATTATTTACAAAATCGCCCATTTTTCTTTACACTGGATGCACACTGGCTTAATTTGTTGTTTAATTTCCTCAATTGTCATATCTCCAATATCATTTTTACAAGGAATAATTGTATGAATATCAAACATAGACCGCAATTTTTGTGTATTTATCACGTTAAATTCATGTCCCGCTTTATCATTGTCGCCGATTAATATTATGGAAAGTGCCCCAGTCATATTTAATAGTCGAATTTGGTTATCGTCCAATGCCGTTCCATAGGTCGCAAGCCCAATTGGCAATCCAGCCTGTTGTAATGCCCAAACATTTCCTGGTGATTCGGTCAAAATACATACTTTTGTCCTATAAATATCGCGGGCGGCATTCCAGTAATTGTAAACGGATGTATTTCTCTTGAAATTTGAGTGTCTCCACTTAGAATATTTATCTATTTCAAAATAATTTGGGCAACCTCTTTTGGGGTTATGCCATGTCCCGCATTTTGTACATTTTTCCCAAATTGAACGGGCACTGGTTCCAATAACAAATTTTTTCTCTAAATCATAAATGGGGACAACCGACGAATTAAACAAAGTATTGGATGGCGTATTACATGTCCCAATGTCAAAATAATCCAATGTTTCGGGCAAAAAATTACGTTTAATAAAATAGGGACAAGGAATTGTTAATATTTTCCGAATATCTTCCCTAGTTGTCCCATTTTTAATTGGTTGAAATTTTTGAAAATATCGTGAATAATTTATAAATCGCCGTTGTTCCATTTTGTCCGAATTTACTTTAATAGAAGAAAAATCTTCGTTTAGGCATTCGGAGATAAACTTTAGAGTATTGGCAAATGAATAAATTTCATCCCCATTTTTTGACCACCCACACTTTTGTCTTGATAAAACGCCACGAATAAATCCTATGATATTTCCAGCGAAATAACGATGGCAATTATGAGTGCGACATTTCCAAGCCCCAATACTATCTTCCTCGGTATATAAATTAAAGGCGTTATATTTATCCCCGCCGTGTATTGGACAGGGGCCGACCAACATTTTTCGACCATCCCGTAATTCTACGCCAAGACATTGTAGAATATCCTCAATCCTTGCCATAATATTAATTGATATGGCATATAATTTTTCCTGTTCAATAAATTTATTTTTCATTTAATCGGGATCAAAAGGAATATCATCGTCATTTCCTTCAGTTTTAAACCCTTCGTCTAAATGATTTCCTTTATCTAATTCTAATTCAAATTTTGTTTTTCCCTCTGTAATTTTGCCACAACAACCATTCATATGAAGGTTGATATAATTACCGAATTCACACCCCCCTCCATGCCGAGACACCAAAACAATTAACTTTTTATTTCCAGATTTCGACCCATCTTCAGATCGTTCTTCGTCCGATTTTGTTTTGAATATACTAAAATTATCGCACAACCAAAGAATTCTGTCAGATTGAGATGCCGTTCCTGTGTCTTCTTTAGTGATACCATCTCTATTTTGCTGGCAAAAGGCAAGAAATGGTACTTTATAATGTGTGGCAAAATTGTGCATAGATGTCATCATAAAACCGATAAGTTGGTGCTCGGCCATATTTTTGCCCAAATCCACTGTATCCATTAATTTAATATAATCATATATAATAACACATTTTTTGGCCGTCCCATCCGTATTAAACCCTACGTATTGTGCCATCCACCGTCGTATTATAGACAATTGATCTTCAAATGATAATCCGCGTATATTTTTATGATGATATGGCGTTTTTGATAATATTTTTGCCGCCTGTTGAACTTTAATTTTATTATGTGGATTTTTAGCAAAACTACCAGTTTCTATATCGTTAATAGGAATTTCGGTCATTGACGCCAATGTTCGATATAAATGATCTTCCCTAAGCATTTCGGTATCTAAATTAAGAACGGGGCAATAATTTTCGGCAATATGTCGCCCAATATTATCGGCCAACATACTTTTCCCTTGTTTAATTCGTGCCGAAATTACACTTACAGATCCTTCTCGTAGTCCGCCACCAATCATTTTATCAAAAGCGGGTAGTCCAGTTGGAATACCAACTTGTGTTACAGGATTATCAATTAAATTTTGTAAAATTTGTTCGGCATCTTCACCCAGTAGTTCTGTATCTTCGGATTTATTATTTAACAAGGAGGAAAAATTAAATATCTTTTCTTCTGCGATACTTAAAATAGATGAAACAGATTCACTTCCATTAATTTTGGATAAAGTTTGCTGGGCGTCTTCAAGTTGAGAATATAATAGTTTGCCAATTTCTAATTTACGAATTTTAGCGGCAAATTTGCGAACATTATCTAAGTCAATTGGAAATTCAAATAGGGCCTGTAAATATTGAACGTCGTCTTTTTTGGCAAATAAATAGCCCAATCCAAGTTCTTGGGCGGCTGATTGAAGTGTGGGAATATCTAATCGGGCATTATTTTGTTTATTAAATATAGACTTAATACTTTGATAAATATAACGATTTAAGTCCGAATTAAATGACGATTCCTGTATAATATCAACAACGTCATAATATGCTTTTTCGTGGTATCGGCAAATTCCCGCTAAAATTGCCCTCTCAGATGCTAAATCGGCAAAAAGTGTTGACAAATTATCTCCTTACACAACTATCGCAAATATAGTTTGGTTCGTTTGTTTCGGCATCAAATGGAATTATATCGTATGTAACAACAAATTCTTTGCCACATCGGATACAATCAACTGAATACATTTGGACCGCCTCACGCCTTTGTATTGTTTGTTTGTTTTTATTTAATATTTTATCTATTTTAACGTCTTCTTTGTGCATATTTCGCACGTCACTAGATAGGAAAAGATTGGGGCGATTTTTTACAAATTGAAATGCCTCAGTTCGGCCATAATTATGCCCCCTCCCCTCTAATTCACTAGCCCTATTAACTCGATTATTTATTCCTTCTCTTTTTCCATTTAAACGAATTGGTTGAGGAGATATAATATTGGGTGATTTTTTTTGTGTCGTTATTTTTTTGGATGTTTTTGGTGCTTTTACTGATTTTTTGACAACTTTTTTAACGGCTTTTTTCCGTGGTTTTTTAATTTGGGTATTAGTGGGTATTTTCGCTAATACTATTTCGGACACAATATTTTTAATTAATTTAATATCTTCTTTTTCTAACATTATTTCTCCTATTTATTATTTATAATTATTTCCCAGATTTTACATGTTATAATATATTTATCTACATCTTCTTCAATCTTCCAAATTATATTGTCTTCAGTTGGGCTAATTCGACTCTTATCAGGTATATTAATTTGATATTGACGATTAGTAAAAATATTATCGTGGATTGTTTTAATAAAATTAAATATTAATAAATCTATTCCTCTAGCAACAACATTATGTCTATTTTCGTTGATATATCCTTTTTTAATTGAAATCGAATGAATAACTTTGTCCAAAAGAATAACATTTATTCTATTATTAGTATTTGGTTGTGGTAGATATAAAGGATCATCCTCCAAATCTTTTTTTATTGTTGTAAGTAAGTAGTCAGTAAGAAATAATTTAAATATATTTTCCATTTGTAGATTTCTATTATAAATTCTTATTAAGTTGTTGTTTCATATATCCAACCGACTTAATTGCAAGTGCCAAATTTTGAATTCCCTCTGATAAGTCTTCTAATCTTTGCATTCTTTGTGTGGCATATCGCACAATACTTTGAACATTTGTGGCATAGGCATTTTCGCGGCATACCATCGCGGCTCTCATGTCGTATTTAATATATCGACTATAATCCTCAATATGTGCTGCTATTACGCGGTTTAATTCACTATCTGCCCATGTTTTACGCGATCTTTCCCTATTATAGAGTCGTTGAATGTAAAACGCAAATTGAGAAAGGCGATAAGATAGTGAGCCAGCTGCCTCAGGGGTGAGTTTTTCGATTGTATCACGCCCCATACTCAAATATTCGTCTAATTCTTGTTCTTGGCCAGGACTTTTGATTGGCGGGAAACCGCATTGTCGCTCGTATTCGTCTAATACGGCTTCAATTTTTTCCATTCGTTCTTTGGCAGGGGAATTATCTTCCATTATTTAAATCTTCTTCTTCCATTCTTCGACATCCTCATTATAGTTTAAATTCACAAGTTTTATGCCATTTTTCTCACACCATTCGGCCTTATCTCTATCCTTTTTTTTTGCTCGTAAAAATCCTTGGGCCGACCCATGAAAGTGCGGCGTATACTTAAAATGTTGTTCTCCATTTACCTCGACGGCAGTTTTTAAAAGAGGAAGATAAAAATCAAGATAGGCAATTTCGCCGCGTCTTAGGGCAATTGGGCATTCTTCGCATATTGTTAATGTGGGATATTTCTCTAGTAAAATTTGTCGTGTTTGTAGGTGAAGAGAAGATCGGGCGGAACGTTTATTGGACGGATTTACAACACAATCTGCAATACACCAAGAAGATTTATTACCATTAAGGTCTATGACTTTCAGTTGAAGACTCCTTAAAATTATATTTGTATTTATATTTATTATTCATTAGGAATGTTCAATTTTGATCTTCTATAAATCTGACGCATTCACATGAATAGTCACTGGCAGATTTGGCATCGCTTTTAGATTTGCAGGCAAAAATTTCTCCACTATCATATATATTGACCCAAATTACTCTTGGTTCTTGTTTAATTCTTAAATCAACATTACCATCAATATAATCGGCTATAGATTGTTCAAACAACCGCGAATCTTTAATATCTTCCCATTTTGGATCGACCCCAGATAAAATACATTTATATTCTATCATTTGTTCTTCTTGAAATGCTTTAATTATTTTGGCTAAATTATCTATTTTGTTCATTTTATTATTCCTTTTTTAAAAAATCTTCAATTTTATGTTTTGGTATTTCTTCAATATTTTCTAAATTTTCTATTGCCCAGTTATTATGAAAATGTTCTCCTCCAACGCAATAATCTTCTGAACCAAACCAAACTAATCTATCTATTCCATTTTCCATAATTAATGCCTCGATAAATAAATCACCTTTTTTATAATATTTTTGAAAATCATATTTATGTCGTTTAATATATTGTTTTAAAGTTTTTGGTTTTGGCCCTTTTTTCTTAAATAAAATAGTTTTTAATTCTTGTTTATTAAATAAACGTTTTTTATGATGTTTATAATTTTCTTCTTCTATTTCATTTTCTGTCATATTATCATAGTCTGGCTCTTCGTCATATATATTAAATCCTAAGTCGAAATGTTCTCCCTCGGCATAAATATATCTTCCAAATCCATATCCTTCATCTCCTAATTGGGGTGTTTTATCGCTTCTATAAAAATATAAAGTTTCTTTTAAATACCCCTTTTTAATTACTTTATATAGATGATTTCTTTCTTTATCTATTGAATTATAAAATTCTTCTATAACAGTTTTATCTTGCTCGTTTAACATTATTCATATCCTTACCCAATAATATTTCTTATTTCCTGGTAAATTTTCTCATATGCCCCATCTGTGTTTAATAAAAACCGCCGCACATTTTCAAGGCCCTGCAATTTCGTATTATCAAACATTGGAAGGGTATACCACCCAGCACCGCCCTTTGAAATAATCCCAAGGTCTGATGCCATTATAGCCAATTCCTGGGCTTTGTCAATCCCCATGCCATATCGAAGATAACTAGTTGCCTTGCCCCATGGGGCAATATTAAGAGCCGTTGCTTGGCATTCCCAATCTACCGACTGACCAATTGGTGGGTCTCCATCTTTTAAACTCCATCTTTCAATTTTTTTCGCCATAAATTTAACGTCAACTTGATATTTAAGTGAGTTTCCGCTTTTTTCTGAAAGTGGTGACCCATAACCAGTAACATTGGCCATTTGGTGGGTAATCCCAATAACTATCGTATTGTTGACAGGCGTAACATTACATATTTTTCGACAGAATTTGGCCAAAAGTTTAGGGCCATCCGCCCTTTGCATATCGGACATTCCACCAGTTTTTTCTGCCTCAGTGCATAATGCCGAAAATGAATCAAGAATATGAATTGAACAAGGTTTAGTATTAATTAGGCGGTCGGCAATTTCGAGGTAATCACTTGCGGTAAGTATTTTTTTAGGGGTAGATTGAATAATAAAAAATCGGTCTTTACACAAATGGGGAATTCCATCTATGTCGCGTTCTTTTAATCGCCCCTCAATATTGTAATAATAGACTTCTCGGCCATTTGGGCATAATTCGGTTGCATATTTCATATCTTGGGCGGTTGCAGAAAAATATAAAGAAGTAAGAGATTTGCCCGCTTTTGCAGGACCTGTAAATATTACATATGAACCCTCGGGGATTCCGCCACAAATACTATCCAAGGCTGGCCCAATTGGTATAACAACCCTTTTCCTTTCCAAAATATAATTTGCGTCTACTAAAACATTATCGCCAAAATCATCCCTAATACTTTGGGCAATTGAGTCAGAATTTTGCGTTTGGTCGTCTTTTTTTTTAGCCATTATTTTTGCTACTCCCTTTAGGCGTGGCAGGTCTATTTATTAGATTGTTTGGAATATTTTGCCCACCTTTACTCATAGTCAACCATAATTTAGATTGACAAGGAAGATTTTTTGTCTCTGGGCATATAAGCCTATGGCATAAATTGCATGGATTTTTATTCATAATTATTATTTTGTTTAGAATTTCTTTTATTTAATTCGGCAATTAATTGCATGTACAATGTACATCCATCGCAACCATGATTATTGCCATCGAAAGGCGGTTTGTTCGTGTCTAATGATCCATTACAATTATGATATTGAAGATCAAAAAGCTTAGATTTAATTGCCTCGGTTGTTAAAGAAGGTATATCAATATATTTATTCATAATTTATCTATTTCATCCAATTTGTCTAAAATACCCACTTTCCTATTTTGAACTGGAAGGACAATTTCTTTGGGGCGTTCAATTATTTGCCCCATTTCGGCGGGCGGTTTATATTCCAACATAGCCTTATTAAACAATGCCCTAACCCATTGTGGGCGAACGTTATCTAATTTTTTTTCCTTAATAATTTTAATTAGAATTTGGGGCGGGTATTTTTTAACTAATTGATTAACCGTCCTACATTGTCCGCCCCAGTATGTTTTCCATTCCGCCAACCTCCAAAAATGAATTGGAAGTTCTTTCCCTTGTTTTCGGGCATATTGTTCACAAACTAATTCAATAATATATTGGGCGGAGGTTACATATTGCCCTGGTGAATATCTTGAAGGATATCGTGATTTGTCCGTCTGATCTTTGGCCATTTCCTAAATTTGTTCGCCATCACTTGTATACAAATGTCCGCGAACACTCCTTGAAAGTTTTGGAATATGTTTGATAATTTCATCGCCAATTTCCGATCCAGCCTGTGTCATTACTGTTGCACCAGCCCGTTTTAGTATGACTAATTTTGATTGTTTTTTTGGAACCCCAAGATTTAAATCATTAATTTGGGTAAATCGTTCGTCTATTTTTTTAACAGTAAGATTTTTCTTAATATATTCACTAACACATGTTGAACTTTTTTTTACCACGCGGGCCATTTCGGCCACACTCAATCCATTGGCCAACATTCCTTGAATGGCATACTTTTCTTTTAATGTTAAAGATGGATAACCCATTACATTCCCTCCCTTCGTGCCTGACGTAAATATCCGTCATTTCGTGTCTTAAGAAATTTTGCATATTTTACGAATATATTTTGATTAACCTCGGCAAAAACAAAGTTATTCACATAACGGGATTTATTACTTCTCTCTTCGTATAAGCCGATTGGGTTATAAAACATTCCAGTAGCGTCTACGCGGATATAATATTTTGTTCGTGCCCCATGTGCAATTTTTGCGTATATTTTTTTCTTTACTTCCTTATCAAGGGATGGATAGCCATTTTCCCCCTCATTTCCTTCTTCATCAATAAGGCGGTCATGTTCACCAAATATCGTGTAATATGTCTTAAACTGCTTTACTAATTTAGTGTCGGGTTGTTTAGTTTGTAGACGAACAACGCATTGGTCTAATTCGGCCTGCCTTATTCCGTGGGTTGGTGCATTTGGCTTAATAACTTTTCTGCTTTTTGTAGGCATTCGTCAAAGTCCTTTCCTTTAATTGATAATAATTTTGTTAATTTTTTAATTGTTAGTCCACTTACATGTCCACTAGGCAAATTTTCCATAATATCACAGTTAATTGTAATAATGGCTTGATGTGGGGCAAGCGGTTCGTGTGGTTTGGCTTTTATAGCATTAGGTCTCATCGTTGTTTAAACCTTGAAGGGTCTTGGAGATATTGCATGTGTTTTGGAAGTTCGGGGCGATTTTTATTTATTAGATAGTCGTGGTGTTGTTCGTATAAAACCTGTTTTTGATCGTCACTCATTTTGTCGGTATTTTTTTCTGCCAAAGAGCCCAAAGTATTAGTTTCGACAAATCCGCGTGTTGTATCAGCGGCAAAATTACGCCTAATAAATCGCCTATTTTGACATTTTGGGCAATGTGGGAAATTATTTTCGGAATAATCGGACATTAACATATATTCTTCAAAAATTTCTCCACAACCACCATCTTCTTTAACACATTCAAAAGTATAAGTGGGCATATCTATTCCTTTTAAAACTGGTACTTCTATTACACATAAATCTTTATATTTAAATATATTTATTTGACCCATTATTAAAACAGCATTTTGTTCCTTCAATGTTTCGGGAAGATTGGGATATTTTATAAGTTTCAAATCTAAATATTGTAAAATAATATCTTCTAAAATATAATTATTCTCAAAAATACTATCTATATTAACAATATTTTTTTCATCGTATGGTAATGTATAATGCAGTATTCGACAATTTGAACTGTTATTTAATTTAATTAAATTTATAGAATATCGTTTTAGCATTCCTTTTAAATTTGTATAAATAGATTCTGACGGACTTCCTATAAATTTTAAATTATCATTCTTATACCATGGTGAAATATTATATTTTATTTGTAATATAAAAGCATCATTTTCTTGGTTTATATTAATGTCTAAAATATCAATTTTATCATTTATATTTAAAGAATTGATAATATCATTTATAAATGTATACATCGCCCTTTGTGCTGTTTTATCATTATCCAAATAAACAGGATTACAAACAATATCCTTGGGGATATAATATTCCCATATGTTGTAAATAGGGCTTTCTATATTTTCGATGGGAATTATACTATATCTAATGTTATGTATATCAAATACATCTTTTAGCAAATTAATAATTTTTTGTTCCATTTTATTTCCACTTTTGATTTTAAAGAAGTCTTAATACACTAAGTATAGACGAATTGGCAAAATTTTCAATGGAGATTCCATATTTTTAGTCAATTGGCTCACACTTATTGAAAATATTTAATATATTGATTTGTTGAGGCGAGTGGTATTCCATGTGAAAAATATTTATTTGATTTGAATTTTTCTAAATATTCTCCAAATTTAATATAAAATCCATGATACTGAAATAATTTTGGAAATTTTTTAGCAAATTCTTCTTCAGGCCAATGTGTATATAAAATAGGAGGGGATTTTAAATCTGTGCATAATTCCAATATATTGTATACATCCTCTATTTGTTCTGTCCATTCCAATCCGCCCAATATTATATATTTATTAATTGTTTTTTTGAAAATATTCGTTAAAATACTTCTATAATCATGTGAAAAAGAGGGTTTTGTTATTATCCCCCTATTTATACAACATTTACAATCATGTGTACAATTATCCGCAATAATTAAAGTCCCCAAACCCAATGGATGATCCTTATTATCATAAATTATACCTTTATATCGCATATTTGATTTCTATCATTGAATTCGGATGTTTTGCCAGGATTAAAATGTTCTACATTACGAATATAGCCAGTAATACGTTGGTATTTTTGAGTTTTTTGCCCACATATATCGCAAATATTTTTTGAGGGAATTAATAATCCATGTTCGGGGCAAATAGTATTAAGAGGAGAATGACTTACATATGGAATTTTATAATTTTTACATATATATTGTATTAGATTTTTAGCTTGCTGCCCCGAAATTGGCCCATTGGTATAAATATGGACAACCGTTCCCCCTGTATGTGCCGCTTGCAATTCATTTTGATTGTCTAACAATTCCTTGATATTATTTACTAGTTTAACTGGAATATGACATGAATTGGTATAATACGGAGCGGTAGCAGGCCCTTGTACGCAAATATTTTTATATCCAAATTCCTCTACATCCTTTTTGGCAAAACTAAAAGCCGTTGATTCGGCTGGCGTTGCCTCAAGATTATATAAATGCCCAGTTTCTTGTTGAAATTCAATAATCTTTTTTCTTATATATCCTAATATTTCTAAGCCTAATTGTTTATTTTCAAGAATATTTTTTCCTGTTAAATTAACAAGACATTCATTTAGCCCGACGTAGCCAATTGTATTAAAATAATTATTTAATGTTCCGACGTATTCTTTGAATGCTGGCATAGTACCCAATTCAAATAACTTTTGCAAAAATCCACGCCTTATTTCAAGACTATCTTTTGCAATATTTAAATATTTATCTAATATATTATAAAAAGTAGGAATATCTTTATTGGATACGTGAGCTAGTCGCGGAAGATTTAATGTACATACTCCTATTGAACCAGTCGAATCACCCGAGCCAAATAATCCCCCATTTTTATGACGAAGTTCTTTAAGGTCGAGTCTTAAACGACAGCATAGTGATCTAATATCTTTTGGGTCCATATCACTATTAATAAAATTGGCAAAATAGGGAGTCCCATACTTGCCACACAGTTCCCATAATAAATCATTATTAGGATTATCCCAGTCGAATCTATTATGTATATTATATGTTGGGATTGGATATCCAAACGGTTTCCCCTGGGCATCACCGTTTAACATTAAGGTAAAGAATGCTTTGTTTATCATATCCATTTCTTTTTGACATTCTTTATATGTATAATCAAGTAGTTTTCCATTGTGGGTAACTGGTTGGATTAATAAATTTTCATCAGGGGTAAGATCAAATGTTAGATTAGAGAAAGATGGCTCGGCCCCCGCCCTTGAATTTGAGTTAATAGAGAAGATAAAATTTTGCATAAATTGATAAACCTCGTCATATGTTAGTTTATCTTCTTTAACAAACGGGGCTAAAAGTGTATCAACATTATTAAATGCTACCGCCCCTGCTATTTCATTTTGAAAAATAGTGGTGAGATTGGCCAATTGGTTTAAAATTGACATAAAATGTTTTGCAGGTTTTGACGCAGGAATATTCGCAATTCCCTTTATTCCTTTTTCAAGAACGGTTCTTAAAGAATACCCGGAACAATTATGGGACAAAATTCCATTACATAAAAATGTATTTGTTTCAGTTGTAATATCGTATACAAATTCTTCGTCTAAATAATCTATTTCTTTCAATACAACAATATTTTTTTCCCCAAATCCAAAGTCATATTTGCTTGTTTTTTTTGTTGAATCTACCGTTTTATTGCCTTCGCTATTACATTTAATACTTTCAGGTAATAAATCTTTTGTACAAGAAAAGGATAAATAAAACATTGGAAAGTTTGATTTAAAACCTGTTTTACTTTTATTATTAAAATATGGCTTACCTTCTCTTGGATTTATGTCAATAGAACGTAATATATAACTAAGTTGATTTAATAATAATCTCGAAGTTATTCTAATAATACATCTTAACCCATAATCAAACGTTCTCGTCCCATCCCCATCAAATACTCCTGCTATAATACCAAGTAAAAACTCTTTATTAAAATTAATAAAATTACTTGGAAGATGTTTTAATTTTGAATATTCATTTCCTAGTAATGAATTAATAAATTTAATAAAAACTTTAGATTTGATTGACACATCTTTATTTGAAACATTATATGCAATAGATATTTTATTCAAACACTCGGAAATCTTATTTTTAATTACACCATCGTTTTGTGCTATGGAAATATTATTTTTACGTATACTTCCTTCGGCCAATATCATTCCAATCAACCATCCAAGTTGTCCGTCTAATTTTAAATAATTGTTAATTGAATATGGCGAATTGTATATACTTAGTAAACCTTGTTCTTTATAATCTTTTATCGTTTTACCATTAATTGTATAATTATCTATTGCAAATTTTTCTTTTATTATTTCAGCAACACAGATTTCTTTTTGATCTCCATAAAGTTCTTGTTTATATGTAGAAATCTGATGGGTATTTGTTAGGTCTTTCGCAATAACATCACCTTTATTTGTAATAACCGGATGATTGTCAGTAACCAATTGTGAAAATCCATTTGTAGATTTTACAAAATAAAAATTATTATTTCTTTTCTTTTTTATAACCCTAGAAATATTTACAAATCCATTTTTATCCTCAACAAATAAATCTTTAGGATATTTTACATATGCCCCATCTTTTTCATTAAAAATTTCTTCCTCTTCCTTTATTAGGGCATATAATTGTCTAAAAGAAATATAACTATAATTATTATTATATTTTATAAGAACGCATTCTTCTCCAAAATATGAATATAGGCTCAATATTCCAAGGTCGTGTAATTTTATAAAACAATGTTTATGAGCCTCTCCAATTTCTGTGGTATATACCTCTTTTAACCAATAATCCGCCGAAACTGACGCTGACAAATGTTTATTTAATGCCCCAAAACAATATGGGGAATTTGAGTTTTCTTTAACACGCCAATCTTGTTTATATAAATAATCTTCTACTAATTTTTTACTATTCAAAATATCTCCTGTTGAACACTTTCTTTTTCACTAATTTTTGCTTTAATTTCTTTTTAATTGTGCCAGACGATATGCCCTATTATTCTTTGACATAATTAATCATTATACATATCTCGTAAAATCTTATCTGCCTCTTCCGCCCCTGGAATTGACGTTCCTTTTTTCTGACGATATGCCACTACATTTTTACCATAGAATTGGGCCACTCCATATCCAGAATTACTTTGATGTGAAATTTTTTGATTCGTTGGGTTTCCTTTGGAATCTCTTTTGTAAACCACTAACTCAAAATTTGCCATATCTGGATTATTTTTAATCATATTTGTTTAATCCTTTCACCAAGCCAGCCTAAACCACCTTGAAATTCTTCTATTGCTATGCCAGATAATTTGGCAAGATATAAAGTTTTATCTTTGGCATTATCATTTATTGAAGAGTTTTTATCGACTTTGAGATTGTAATAGACTATGCGTTTTACACCATAATTAATAAGTTGAATCATACAATTATGACATGGCATGGCGGTGACATATAGGGTTGACCCAGTCAATTTTTTCTTATCGCTATGCCTAATAGCATTCATTTCGGCATGAACTACAACATTTCTTTTTGTTTCTCTTTGCCAATCGAATGAATCATCATCTATTCCACGCGGCAGACCATTATACCCAAATGATAGTGGGTAATTACCTTTGCCGATAAAAATGGCCCCGATTTGTGTGTCGGGGTCTTTAGAAAATCCCGCGATCATCCATGCCAAACCCATGTATCGCTCATCTTTAGAGGGAATTTTGCGAGGTGGGCGTTTCCATTCTAAATTAGCAAAGTCATTTTCTTCTTCGCAGGGGCGGTCATTAATAAAAGTAAAAAAATATTCTGCCCAATTAGAATTTTCCATCTTTGGCCTCTTGATAAAGATTTTGTACGTCTTGGATATTCATATTATACCCCAATTTGTACAAATTTTCAACGACTATTTCTTTATCGAGGTCTTGATTATTATTCTTTCTTAATTCGTGTAGAACAGTGCGGCGTAACCTAATTTTATCAAATAAATGTGGGTGTTTTATTTTATCTTTTAGGCGTTCGTCGTCTAATTGACAGTTTTGTATAATCCGAATAACATTAACTATAATTGAAGTTATCATCAATATTGTTAATGGGTCAAATTGCTTTTTTTCTTCGTTTGGGTAGACATTTTTAGACAGTTCGGTAGATAATTCATTAATTGTCATAAAGATTTCCTAAAATTAAACTATTGTAAATAGATAATTTGTTAATGGACTATTTGCAAGATTTGAGGGTTGTGTCCATTCGTCGGCCAATTGGTGCAATAATTTGAATCCGCATTTATTAAAAGAATAGGCAATTGCAGTCGAACAAACTGGATATATTAATTTTTCTAATTCGTCGGATGTTAAGTCTTCAATATCATAACAAAAACGTAATCCAAACAAATAACTTTTGACAAACCAAAAAATTCGCCGCCACCCATACGGAAGCCCTGTTAGTCCCCGCATTGTTTGGCAAACACATTTTCTATCCAGGGTAAGATTATTATGTGCAATAACATTAAATTCTCGATTGTAATTTATTACCTCTATATAGTCCGATACTCGATAAACATCTATTTGTTTTGTATATTCGGGAAATAAGTTATCAACGTTAAATGTTGCTCCACCACCACGCCAACCGTTAAATTCAACACTTTCTAAAATATTATCATTCCAACTGGCCAATCCGCCATGTGAATACTGACCTCTACCAGCCCGTTTTATAAAAAAAGAATACCAGGCATTGCCACAATAGAGGAATAAATCGGCATCTTTAATTAAAGGTTTTGCCTCTTTATACGGAATATATATTCTATCTTTTTCATACATATGTTATATTTCTAAATTATTTATTTTATTACTTTTTCAAATTATGTAAATATTGCCGTTGTTCAATTTTTTCCACGTCGGAATTCAGCTTTCCCAATTTGGCAATTTCCTCCCCATGTAATTTAGAATCTTCATTTTCGTGAAGAACTTGCCATTTTTGAACATCTAAAATACTACTTTTGAGAGAACTAAGATCATTTGTTATATTTTCTCTAATTATAGAGGTCTTTCCATCTTCGTATTTATTATTTAATTCGTTTATTTGGGCTGTTTGAATTTGTGCTTTTAATGTTTCAATGGCATCTCTTTGCCCCGACATCATAAATGCCATAACAGTTCCAACTAACCCAAAAATTGTTAGCCCAGCCATTATAAAGGAAAGAATTAAGGGCCATTTTGGGGCAGTTAAAGTGCCCAATTTACCTAAAACCTCTTCCTTAAACAAATTTTGTTGATTTATTAATTTATCAACGTTCGTGCTTGTGGTTCGTAAACCCTCGGCCAATGTCTCCATTGTCCCCTCTAATTTACCCACTCTACTCTCTAAATGTTCATTGGTATTCGCGTTTGAATTTTCTTTTTTTATCGCCACGGTATTTTCCTTAAATAAAATGAAAAAATGAGCGGGAGTTTTTCATCCCGCCCATCTATTAAATTAATCCCAATTAGTCAGTTCTTGCTTGGTAAGAAGCAGTTGTTGGAGTATTGGCATATTTATATGTCAATGTTCCAGCATAAGCCCAAGAACCACTAGCCGCAGCGTCATATTTCATATTACCAGTTGCCCCATCTTCGCTAATATAAGGGGCGGTTGTCCATTTACCAGTTAATACATTGTAATAGCCAGCCTGCATACCCAATGATGTTTTCTGGGTCCGAATCGCCTCAACTTTATTGGTTGATCGAACGTCAGTCTTAGTCATTGATTTGAGGGCAGTTTTTGCAATTCCCGCTAATGTATAGGTATTGCCATGTGCAACAATATACTTACCTGGGGTTAATGTGGCAAAATTAGCAGAGGTATTATCAACAAAACAAGATACTTGTGCAGATAAATAGGCAGTATTATATGTTTTATCTGTGGTAAAACCAGCCGCACCAGTCGCAGTAATGGTTTGTTCGCCATATAATGTGCTTTTTACCATTCCAGGACCAACAGAAACTGCTCCTGTCCCTGACGGGCCAATATATAGCTTTGCCCCAATTGACAAGGCATGACTTGTAGAGGCATATCCACAATATCCACCAGAATTGGCTACTGTGGCATCTTTTGTAGAACTAACAAATGCAGGGGCTACACCATTGTCAAAGCCGCGATAAACTTTCGCCCCGCCGTAAACGGTGCTTGCCTGTGAAATACCAACATTATCTAGCAATGCTGAATATTTAATATTGGCGGCGGCTCCACCAAGAACTTTTGGCTGAGAACTAATGGCCGAACCTGCAACGTCATAAAAATCGGTGCCAACGTCAGTTCCAGTCGTATTAACGATTAAACTACCCATGTTTTACACTCCAATAATAGGGTGTATATCCACAATATCCCAAAAAATAAAAGTCCACATTCCTATTATTAGTATACACCGTTTAGATAATTTCGTTAATATTTTTATACTTGGAATTTTCCCCTATAATTTCATCGGCAAATCCATAATAAACCGTTTCTTTTGCGGTTAAAAACCAGTCTTCTTTTTTGTCAATTTTATTTTGGATGAATTTTTTAATTTCTCTTTCGGTCTTTTCCCCCTCCTTAAAATATTCACCGTTTATACATCTTTCGGCATAAAGATTTAGCATAAAGGCAGTTATATCTTTAGACCATGTGACAGTCGAATTAGCCACTTTATTTGTCGAAGAGGGGATTTCAATAGATCCTTCGTGGATCATGCAATAGGCATTTGGCATCATAATACGCATATCGGCAGCCTGTAGAATAAGACTCCCAATAGAATATGCCTCCCCATGAACAATGATATAAATATAACATGGGCAGGTGGAAATGGCGTCAAAAATAGAAATTCCCGCCCCATAGTCCCCTCCTATGGTTGATAAATGAATAATAATTGGGGATTCTTTACTCCGAGAAACCAAAAAATTAAGATTTTTAATAAAAACCGTCGATACTTTATAATCAATCTCAGATGATTCTTTTGTTATGTCTTCTACATTACCATTAAGATATATTTCCCGCGTATTTGGATTAAGTGAATATTCGTGTATAATTCGTAATAATTCTTCTTTTTCATCCTTGCGTGTCATATTCTTCTTTCTGTTGTAGTAAATATTCGTAGAGATTTTTATTAATAATATGTCGCGTTGTAGACGAATTAAACATTTTTCCTACCCCAACATGCATTCGGTAGGGAGATACAATGGCTAATACTTCAACCCCATTGGTATTTTCAACTATTTGGGCTATATCCCGTGTAATTCTAAAATTGGTATGTCCAGTCCAAAAATTAAAAGTTTTAAGATTAAGGGCATATTGTCTTAGTACATCATTTTTTTCATAAGAATCATCTGAATCCTCATCTTTTGCAATTTCGTAGGGGCTTTTCCATTTTTCCCAACCTATCTTTGGAATATTTTCCTGCATTATTTTTATACGTCTCCAAATAATATTGGATTTCTTTTGGCAAATTCTTGTTGGAGAGGAACCATAATCTCACGCATTTGCGGATGGGCCGATGCATCACAACGTAAATCAAAAATATGTCGCCATTCTCGGGCGTTTGTGGTGATATCAACCTCGGTTTTTAATGAATTTGGCAAAACTGAACGAGCCTGTTGTGGAGTCCAACCATTCGAGAGTAAATCTTTATAATAATTTTCACTATGTAACATAGCGTTGAACCATAATCTAGTTTTGTTTTCTATATTATAATCTTTATAATCATCTAATAAATAATAATATTCTCCAGGTAAAATATCAACCCATGGTGGAATAATAAATGTGCAACCACTTTTATACGTACAGAATCGTGTTGATTCCGCCGATGGAGATATAATTCTGTGCCTTGTTATTTCGGCCAAAAATCCACGATCAATAATTAATTGTACTGTTGCCGAACTATGTTCAACGACCGATTCATGCCCCCTATCAATAACCATTTTTACAAACTTATCAGGGTCGCCTTTTGATTCGCTCTGATAACAAACCCGCCCACATCTCTCAATTAATTTATTATCAATATTCCAATTTATAATTTCAAATGATGACTTAATTAATTTCATTTTAACACCTTACTAGCACTTACCAAAGGTTTATCTTTCCCCAATATATTATAGGAGTCTATTATTAATTTTACAAAGTTTTTGTCTAAGTCGGTTTTTGCACTTTGTAATAGAATGTCAAAGATATATTCTTCTAATAGCCCATGATTAACACTATATAATAATTCGGCATATAAAATTGCCGACTCAACCGTACATTCCGCCCAGTCGGTTTTAACAAAAATATCGTTGTCATTTTCTGGCATCATACAAAATGTGATAAACGACGAAATTTCCTCATTTTCAGGCGGTCCGTCCTGTTCTTTTTCCTTTTCTCTCTTTTTAAATAGATTTTTTATAAATTTCATTCTAGGCTTCCAAGAATATTTTTAATTATATTTTGTAAAACTGGGTTATTTGCACAATTTAAGATGGGTTTCCAATAAGCATTATTTAATTTTGTGTCAAATGGTATTGTTGCCCTATAAACCAAAAACAATTCATCTTTATCAAATATGAAAAATTTCGGTTCATGTACAATCCATTTTGAATGTAGAAAAATATACTTTTCTTTTAAATCTTGTAATATTCGCTGTATATTTAGATCGTCATCAACAATATAATAAGGAAGAATTATTTCATTGTCGTCAACCGACATAATATTGGTATCACCCGTCAATAAATTGTGGGAAACTACTGCCAGGGCAATTTTGACCGTGTATTGTTTATTCATAATAATTTGCCATTGTTTCGTTTATCTTTTTACATCCATTTTTTATATTCTTGCGGGCAGCCTCACACGAAAAATTATAATAATTGCCCGTTTCCTGTAATGTCATATCGTAAAAATAATATTTTTCTATGCATCCTTTTTGAGTATCGCTTAAATGGGAATTATTTAGCATGTGGGAAATATAGTCATTTTGTTCAACAATTTTGGATGGGTCAATGTTAGTTTTATCAGGAATAGATTCGGTTATTGGTTTTATCTTAATTTTACCGAGTTTTGTCCAATTTTTAATAATAGAAAAAATGATATTCTTGGCGTAAACACACCTAAATGTCCCAACCCCACAAATCTTACCATCTTTACCTAAATTATTTTCTCGATATTGCCAGTCGGCCTTCATTATACCGCCCGCCACATCACCTACACAATCATCATCTTTTAATAATTTTCCTACGTGTCTTCCGCCAAATCGACAAATCATTTTTTGTGCTTGTATTAAGTAAGATTCAATTGTTTCAAAATTTTGCATTATTTATTTTTGGTTAGTTTTTGAAATTTCTAGTTGGTAAAACTGTTGCTTTTAATGTAGTTTTTCGTCCATTATCTTCGATGTCAACGAAACCCGTTTCATAAGTTTTAAGAGAAATGATTTTACGGACTAATTTAGTTCCAACTCCAGGGGGTCTAAGTAAATATTTTATTCTTTTTAATCTTTCCATATTATTTAACTAATACTACTAAGTAATTGTTTGGCACTATTTTCCCATGTAAATTGTTTTGCCGTTTCAACTCCAGCTTCATTTTCCACAATGCGTTCTTTATATGCCTTTCTCATATATTCAATAGTTTGTTCAATTTGTGGTTCGTCAAATTTTGCCCATGAACCAATGCCAGAGGTAAACCATTTTCCGTCATTGGCAATTTCTTTTTCAGAAATATTAATAAGGAAAGAGTTTTTATCATTACAATACTCGGTTAGGGCGGAATAATTGGTCACAATAACGGGTTTGCCACACGCCATCATTTCCAGACATCCCATTCCCCAGCCCTCGGCTTTAGTGGGGAAAATACCACAGTCAACCCCGCGTATAAGCCCTGCAAGGTGATAGTGGGTCGGGCACGGGTCTAAAAATAAGACTTTATCGCCCAATGGACTATTTTTATATGGGGCAATAAATGAATTAACCTCAGCCTCATTCAAAAATGGGTTGTGGCACATCATTAATAATTGAACATTATCTTCTTTAGTAAATGCCCTATTGAATATTTCGGCAAGTTCTAAATGCCCTTTTCTATGTTCAAATTTTGATATATTTAAGAATGTGTATGGACGGTCTCCCTGTTTGGCCAATCCGTGTTTACCATTTGGATAAAAAATAGCGGGATTAACGCCCAACGGGACAATATTGGTCGGTTTATTTATGTTATTTGCCCTAATTATCTCTTTTGCCCATTTTGACGTGACTATAATTTCGTCCAAAAAATTAAGATTGTGCAATTCTTTCTTATTAAATTGGTCTAGTTCAAAGATGGGGAAGCCGTATTTTTTTCCATTCCCAATATGTTCGGCCATATCAAACTGGTGCCAAAATCGAATGGATGGGGTGGCATAATCAAAATTTGTCTGATTTTCAATGAGTTTTCCTATTATCCTATTCTCTTCCTCGGTCTCAATTTGAGGTTGGCCAATTGGAAAATAACTTATATAATTGTTTAGTTTATAGAGTGATAGTAAAATGTTTTTGGACGCAATACCATACCCAGTTTGACAACATGGGCCTTGAAAGTTTATGTTCATTGTATTTCCTTAAATTGTGTATATTTTTCCAATCCTAACTGTTTTGCCGCACTAACAATAATTTTCTTATCAATGTTTAGTTTTTCCGTCGATATTTCAACCGCTAAATCTTCTATATCTTTCCTAACCGCATATTGAATAGAAGATAAAAATCCTATCGCGTCAAGACTAAATGAAAAGTCCTGTTTTTCTTGAATTGTGGGTATAAAATCGGGTTTGTATTTGGGCGGACGACCGCGTTTTTTGGCCATTATGAATACCTTATTATGAATAATTTATGATGAATATCTTATTGTGAATATCTTATTGTGTCTTTATCGTCGTGGTTAGTCGAAAATTCAAGCAAAACTACCATATCACCCTGATCAGGATATAGGCGATGAATGGTTTTTGGGGGTAGTGTTAATGTTTCGCCGGTTTTTAATTGAATGGTTTTTATTATTTCTGTGGAAATTTTTTGTTTGTCACCATAATCTAAACAAATCTGTCGATACAAATCAACATTTAAATTCCCCAAAATTGGTGTGAAAGTCTCCATCTTAACGATGTGGGCGTGAATTGAAGTCGACCCACCAATTTGAATAACTAGGCGTTTTCCACAATATTTATCCGAATTAACATATATTTCCTCAAATCCCCAAGGTTTATCTACAATGGTGCCTTTTGTTAGTTTCATTTATTTGTCCATATATTTGTCCAAATCTGATATATAAAATCTACCTGTAGTTACTGTAGTTACCCCGAAAAATCGGCATAACTACATCAAAATTGCTTGCCGATTATGAGGCACTTGGCCTGTAGTTACCCCTAAAAATCGGCATAACTACATCTTTGGCAGCATATCTACGAACCAGCATTTGCTTGTAGTTACCCCTAAAAATCGGCATAACTACATCTCATCCGCCGTAACTTGTTATGCTGTAATACTTTAGGGTAATTATATTTCTAAGAAACCCTCCTCTGCACTCTCAAAATACGACCTTTTGAATCGCTTTTTACAACATTGCAGATTATAAGTTTTTTCAAAATACTTTTGGGACACCCAACTATTGTTAGGTTACTTTCCCGTCCCAAGGCCCCTACAGTAGGCCACTTGACTTTCGCCAAAGGTCATCGCTCAGTTCTAAAATTGTTTAATCGTTCTTTGAATTTGTCATAATTATCTTTTGCCCGTTGATGATTAATTTTATCTTCTTCAACCCACAAACCAAGGTAGGCCGACTTTATATCACGGTCTATAGCAAGGCCACATACTGGGCATATATAAATATCATCTTTTTTATTATGCTTTTCCCCACAAATACACGTTTTGCTACAAGCCGTGCTATATGTGGAAAATTCGTCAATTTTTAATCCATATTTCAACACATTATATTTTAATAAGGAAATAAACAATCCAGGTGAAAATAATCCCATATTACGCCGTTGAGTTTTATTTAATCCTTTGGCCCATGTTCTATAGTCGATTTTTTCAAAATGGAAGGTATTGCCCAACCCCATCATCCAATGAATTAAATTATTATGAAGATTTTTACGCGTTTGTTGTTGTTTATAGGCGAGATTTTTGTATTTTTTAAGTGCGGAGAGATAATTATTAGTCTTATTCCATGTTAATCTAATACCACGTTTAATTGTGCCGTTTTCATTATAATTTTGTGGGTTGGCCATTCGCCGACGACGTTCTATTGTTCGGGCCAAAATATTTAATTCGCGGGCACTATCTTTTAGTCCCTCTAAAAGTGGTAATTTATATGTTTTTCCGTCTGACGTAACTATTGCAATGTCTTTAATTCCAATATCAAAACTTACAATATTATTTGTTTTTGGACTATATTTTCCTTTAACTAATGGATCGGTATCACAAATTAAAATTCCGTAATACTTATTATTCTCTTTTGTTATGCCGACACGCTTAATTGTGCTATTTAGTGCAAGTTGGGTGTTTTTGTCTCCAGGGTCTATTATACAGTCTAATGAGATTTTGTCAACCCCTCTCCCGCCCCAAATAATTTGCCCATTATCTTTATTAAATAGAATAATTTTCCCAGATGTTTTTTTACTTGTGGCCAAACTTCCATAAACTGTACGGCAGTCCCCAAAACGATTAAATCGCGGTTTTCCTTTTTTTGGATTGCCCTTATGGTCAATAAGCCATTTTTTGAAATTTCCCACTATATTTTGCCCACGTAAACCGACAATAGTTTTGGCAATATGTTGTAAATGCCAAGAATGGGCAAATTCTTTATTCCCAAATCCATTTAATAGGTAAGAGTATCCAATATTGCAAGCGTATTTTTTAGACGCCTCGCTTAGAAGTAAATTACCCTCTTTTTTCTTCCTACCCAAATGTTTTAGGGCGATTCCATTTTGCCATGTTTTAGACTGATTACGAAGTCCAACCCGCCTAAACATTTCGCCAATAAATAAATTATCAATTAGGCGGCAAACATTCATTCGCTTATCAATAATATCGGAGGTAGGTTTATCTAACTTTAGTCTAATTTTATGGGCAAACATAATAATTCTATAAAATAATATTATCGTTATTAAATAAAGATAGTATAAAAAAATCTAAAGATTACCATAAATTAAAAAGTGAATAAGTTGTCCACAAAACCAAGATAATCCAATAATTCCTGGCAATAGACCAAAAATCCATGCGGCCAAACCAATCATTCCACGCCAATAGGCCGATCTCGGTTTGAGAGAAATAATGGACAAAATAATTGTCAGTGTGGCTCCAAGTGCCCAAATTAAAAGTGAAATTGTTTGTGGGGTAAAAAAATCCATAATTTTCCTTAAATATCTAAATTAAAAATGGCAATGATAACATTTGGCAACCCGCCGCTTGTTTATGTCCGCCCCCACCATATTTTTTGGCAATTTTAGATACATCAACCCCATTTTTGGCGGTCGTCATTGAAAAAATCCATTGTTTACCATCCCACCAAAAACCAAGCATTGCGTCATATTTTCCCGTTTCCCAGCGTTTTTTATGTGGGGTTGAACCACGAAAAGTACCATTAAGTGCAGTCCAATGTAAATCTTCCCAATCTAAATCAAAAGCCGACGAATCGCACATTTCGACATTTATCTTTTCTTGATATTGTAGAATATTTTTTCCAATTTTGATAATATCATCAACATTTGTTGGATATCCACCAAACAACGTTGACCACCAAGCGGTATTTGTAGGTGGTTGTGCTGCTAATTTCATTCCATATTGAAATGGCAATACCCTATCATCATCTTCATATTTCCAAATATCATAACGCCCTAATAAGTGTACTGCTAGAGGAATAGGTGAATAATGTAAATATTTCCACGTTAATTCACACCCAGCAAAATCTAAATCTGTACCGCCACTACAAATAAAATTGGAATTTTTTGCCCATTCTAATGATGTTTTATGATGATCTATCCAAACTAAATCAGCAAGTTCTTTTAATCTTGGCATATTTTCGTCGTATGGTTGAATTGCAAAATCCACCATAAATACCTTTTCTTTTGGCCGAATTGTATCCCAAGGGAATATATCCCCGTAGTTAATAGGAATTAATTCACATTTTGGATAAACCATCTTAACTATTGCCGCCGAACAATGCCCGTCAAAATCACAACCATGATAAAAACATTTCATTTTAATAAGTTCCCTTTACCCACCTATTATATACCATTCCCCAGTTTTGTCAAGAGAAAAACCCTTTATTTCCCGTCGTATACCCAAACTTCGATCTTAATTAATTTACCATCTATATCAATATATACTTTTTTACATAGGTTTTTGCACCGCTCAATATATTTATCGTCTTTTTCACTTTCGCGAATTAGATAAATGCACGGTATTTTGCCAGTTTTGAGTGAATAGTGCAAACTCTGCCCAATGCTTTCGTAAAATTTGTGGGCGAATTCCACTTCAATGGATCGTTTATCGGTCAAAATGTCTACTCGTGTACCATCGTCTAAAATGTATTCGCGGACTGGATTGTCAGGAAGGGATTTTGCTATTTTGTCTTGATAATATGATTCGGCATGATGGTCTTGGGCAAGACAATTAAAAGAGAAGATAAAAAATATAACGGCGAAAATTAATTTATACAATTTAATCACATCCATCTCCAAATAGAATTAATATCATTTATTTTCCTTGCGGACCAATCGCCTTGCCTCAACAAACTGGGCAAAAAGTAATTGTTCTTGAATATTTCCCTTTGATGAATATGTCGAGGCAACACATTCAAATTCTTGGTCGGTCAATTCGTCGTCTTCTAGCAAATCGCGGATATATTCCGAGCCTTCAGCCTCCATGATTTTCTTAAATTTTTCAGGACCTTCTATGGCAACGCCTTGTTTTATGGCTTTCTTCTTTGCCTCTTTTCGAGATTCTGCATCATTTGGGGCGTATGTATAACAATGCCCACCGTTGCCCCATTTATATCCAGGTTTATTATTTACAGAGCAATTTTTAATTGGCATAATTTTCTCCTTTATTAATTATTTTTGTTTTTTTCTCTATTGTCTGTCCATCTTTAATTCTAATATTTTGTGGTGGTTCAGGTTTAGATGGGGGATTTTGTTGTTGTGAATGGGAAATTAAATTTGCAAAATGATACAATTCTGGTATATCACCATTTTCAACTATTTTTTGATCTTCGTAATTATTTAGTAATCGTCGTGTGATTTCAAGTTTTGAACATTCAAGTGTTTTAATTACATTGCTTAGTGATTCGTAAGACCAACCATTGGTAGGTTTTAACATTTGAAGAATTAGCCGCGTAATGATATAGTTGGCTGAACCGTTATCTAATGGACAGTTATTCTTGAAACACGCCGCTAGTTCGTCTATACAATAATCTAATTTTTTTCGTGTATGTTGTTTAATGTAAGGCATGATTTCCCCATTTCAAAAATCCTAAAATATTTATAAAAATACCTGGAATTACAACAAAAAGTAATCCAAAGGTAGATTGTGTGTAAGATACATAAAATATCCAAGATAGGCAAGCTAAAATATTTACGGCAAATCCCCACTTTATTTTATAAGAAAGAAGGAAAAGTCCAAATAATTCGAGGGGTCCAGCTAATAAGTCCATTGTGGTATTCTATTGCCATTTATCATTTTTTTTCTTTAGATTGAACGAATTCAAGGATTTGTTTTCGTTATTTTATTTTTCTTCTATTATATTTAAACTGTGTTTTATTTAGCTGTATGGGAAGGAATCGAACCTTCGTAGGCATAGCCATATATGATTAACAGTCATACTGAAGACACCAACGCTTCATCCATACATCGAGGATTTATCCTCTACTTCTTACGCAAAATTCGCACATTAATATTCAATTTCTTTTCCTTTTTCACTTCCTTAACAACTGCCTTTTCGGCCCTTCCCACCTTTTTTTCAACCTTATTCGTCTTCGTTTGATCGGATTTAGCTTGGTCGGGCTTTGTTTGGTCGGGTTTAGCCTGATCTGGCTTAACCTGATCGGGAGCTACGACCGCACAACCATTTGCCCCACTACATGATGTACAACGCGAGCGGGCAAGGACTGGTGTTGACATAGCCAAAACGATAATCGCGGTAATAAAATACTTCATTCTTTTTTCCTTTTCTTATTCAATGGTGACGGTTTTGAAAATACTAAAAGTAAGTAATAAAATTAGCGGCCCCACAATGAGTACCGCACTAAACTCCTAAAAAAAACTACTTCTGTTCGCTTATCATTGTCAATCTTATATCTTTATATATATCATCTGGAATAACCCAGCCAAAATCAATTCCCGTCGCTCTTTTATAGGCCAATCTGACCATTGATACACAATTAACTCTATTTCGTAGGCGAATATTAAAAAGTAGGGAAGAAATCATACTATATTTTTTACCGATTAGGGCTATTGCGTGTTGGGCAATTTTATCCCCTGGGCCATTATTATAACGCATAATGACATATTTTTCATATCTTTGTCCAAACTCATTTACGGGGGATTTTATTACCTCTCCAATAGGAGGCATTTGTGCTTCTATAACGCCGTCCGACGAATAAATTGTGGCGTGATTGAAAAATCCAGGCATATCATTCCCAACGACCTCAAAATTACGAACTAAAATAATATCGCCAGGAATTAAATCAGTTGGGTTTAATGGCATTGATTTGATTGTTTAGTCTATCTAGTTGTTGAGAAATAATAGAAAGGCGTTGTTCGATTGGTTCACTTGTAGGTTTAAGAGTAATTTGATAACCAAATAAACTAGCAAGTATCACAATGATTGTCCATGCTATTTTAGCCACTTCGGCCTGTTTTTTCAACCAGTTCATTATAGCATTATCTCCGCTTTTTGTCTAGTCTGAAAACCGTCCAAAAAACTATCTATAACCAATCGTGAATTTGATAGAAATCTCAATATTTTACCATTTTCCTGGTCATAAAGTTGAAGAATTGTTATTTTTTCGGTAATTTCATAAGGTGTATTGCCAGCCTCTTTTTCTTCAATGGGCGTAATTTCTAATTGATCGTCTTTTTTATATGTATCAAATTGAAAATATGTCATTAATTCTATTCTTTATAATATTTAGATTGTGTTTTTGGGTATTAAAATTTTGATACAAGGTGTACAAACAATTTTGTATGTATATAACCTGATCTCTTAGTTGAGATTGTACGTCTATTTGATATTCAGCATTATCTTCAGCCCAAATTCCAATAATAATATTTGAACATTTAATGCTAGGAACCCATTTGGAGTGTAAAATACATCCTAAATCTTCAAATTTCATAGGGATATTCCTTTTATAAAAATACGAGAGAATATTAGTTGATATGGTGTAAACTCTCCCTAACATGTAGTATTCGTAAAGAATGTATATTCTAAGAAATCCTCCATTATACTCTCCAAATATATTTATTTAATATTTTGTACAACATTATAATTTATAGATTTTTTCAAAATACTTTTGAGACATTCTGGCTATTGCCGAATTATTTATATACCCGTCTCAAGGCTCCTACATTAAGCCAAAGGTTTGTTTTATTTAATTATGTTAAAACAGTCATTTTTGTGCAAAAAATTCCACTGTCACAATTCTGCCCTCGTAAATCATTTTTATGTATTTTTACTTTAATTATTTGACTATTTACATCAATTTCTCTAATATCTTCTATATTTGGGTATGCGTCAAGCCCAAACATCGAATTTCTTTCTATATTATGCCCAGAATTTCCTTCAATAATATTCCCAATATTATATAAAACATTCCAATTAGCATAACGATTTAATCCGACTTGTTTATATGCTATAATATAATCGCCGTTAATTTCGCATTTTGTGTCCTTTTTAATAATTTTTAGTTTTTCATCCCCGGATTTATATATCCAAGATTTATTATCTACGACAAGGCCAAATTCTTTAATAAATTCAAATGATAATTTTTGATATTTACAAATATTAGTCCAAAATACCTTGCCTTTAAATTCTCTTATAAAATCCTCAGAAAGTTTTTGATATTGGCTAATATATTCCCAACAAACATAATTCTGATATTTTCTAATAAAATCCTCCGATAAAATATAAGTTGAACTAAGTGTCTCCCATTCTATTTTATTCTTAAATTTTTCAATAAATCCAATAGAAAACAAATGCCCAAAATTTAATACACACCATTGTAATTTATCGGCAAATATAGATATAAAACTTTCTGATAAATTTTTACGCATACTGACATTAAACCAATCTAATTTATTTTGAAATTCTAATATAAAATCTTCAGAAATATTTTCTTTTATATATAATTTGTCAAAATGAATTTTATCTTTAAATTTTCTAATAAAAGATTCAGATAATTTTTGACTGTAAGAAATTTCCTTCCAATATAATTTATCTTGGTGTTTTTCTATAAAATTCTCAGAAATTTTTTGATGAGTAGTAATCATCTTCCAAAAATCTTTTTCTTCTTCTTTAGAAATTCCATTAGATAATTCTATTATAAAATCTTCTGAAAAATCTTGCCACAATAATAATAATCCTAAATTAAAATGATTTCTAAATTCTCGAATAAAATTTTCTGAAAGTATTTTATAAGTAATTTCATCCCAGTCTACTTGATTAGGATACTTCCTAATTAGTTCAATTTCGCCATTTGTTAATTTTCTCATTTAATTTTCCTTTATAAATATTTTTGTCCTAAATAACATCCACTTCTATATTGACAAACTTGTGAACAATACACTACACGCCAAGCTATGGCAAATCCCGCAAAATAAGTTTTAATAAAATGTTGTTCGGCAAAATCCCACCCAACATCATGTCCCGCTTTTTCCGATAAATAATATTTGTCTTCCTCAATACATTTCCGTAATAATTCCGCTTGCTTTGTTGTACAATCCATGCTCTCACAACGGAATAGCATAATTAATTCCTTATATAAGAGATAAAATTACGTAAAATGGCAAATAGGGATAAAATCCAATGTCACTACTCGCCATAAGGGGAATTTTGTGCAATACATGCTCTCACATTAGACAATCCTTCATTATATGCCTCAATCATTGCATTTCTAACGTCGTCTAAAATACCAATATCGGTTATACTATTATTTAAATCCCAAGAATTTAATATTTTATTAATTATTTCTAAATAATCCATTCGTTTATTCCTTATTTTTAATTATTTACTCAGTCTTCACCTGAGAATTTAAAACAATCATAAATATTATTTTGAATTGTATCAATGGCCTCTTTAATACTTGTATCTGAATCTATTACGTCTATTGATGCAATAGGAATAATAATCTTATCACTATTAATCCTTCCTGCTTTAGGTAGGCTATTAAATATTTCCATATCATTCATAGCGACACATCCAAAATATATTCTACCCTTGTCATTTTTCATATATTTATTCCTTGTTTTTTCTTGCTACAATTTGTTAACAGAACACATATAAGAAACTGTTGTATCTATCTTGTTTTTAATTAATATATCTATTTTACCAATATGATAGTATGGTATCTCTAAATAATTAATTATGTTTACTGCTTGCCGTATAATACTCTGGTTTATCACATCCGTTTAATGTTAGGTGCCACTGAGCAACAATTTTCGGATGTGTAATTGTAATATTATGTGTTTGAATATATTTGGGAGAAGGTTTTGCCATCGTTTATGTTTTTATTATGACATATTTGTTGTGCCAATTCTATTTTGGTCCAGTACGACCAACTTAATCGCCCATTATGTAAATCCTTAATGAAAAATCCGTCCTGATTTGCCCAAATTGGGTGGGTTTTATCGAATGTGACCTTTTCTACAATATATCTCATAGGTTTCCTTTAATGTTATTATACCTTATCATCGACATTTGTCAAGCAGTTTAATCAGATTTTTTCTCGAAAAGAGCAAGAATTTCGGCAATAAAAGCCATAACGCTAGCCATATTTTCCTTAATCCAAGTGGTAATAGCGGTCCAGTCAACGGCTGTAGCTTCTGATTCAATAGTAATTTCGGCTGAAATCTTACTGTCAGCTTTGCCAACGTCTAAACAATGTTCGGCTACCTCTTGAATAATATCGACCTCTGTTCCTTCGGACGTTTTACGTTTTGAGTTTAGCAAAACTCCCTGAACGCGGAACCAATCACTAAGTTTTATTTTCCCTGTAAAAAGGGCTAATCGGGCACCAGTTCGTAAAGATGATGTAAATTGTGTACGGGCTTTCATATTTTATCTCCTGAATAAACGCCTGGAATATCGTTGTTGAGGCTGATTAACAGTTGGCGTCGGTTGAACCGTTTCAGTCTTTTCTTCTATTTCTTTAACATTTTGAGAAGGAATAGATTGGGCAATAATTTCATTGGGCGTTTGTATTTTGGGGTTTAATATTGTTTGTGCCGCACTTACCGCAATTAACGAACGCCATCTTCCAGCCTCGGCATTTTGGGCAAAGGCTAATATTCCTAAGAAAATACTACACAAAAGTATTATTTTATAGAAAAGTTGAGGTGCCATAATCATCCAATTTTTGTTTCTTAAACCCGTTATATTGAGAATACGCAAAACTATCATCGCCGTCAAAAACTTTATTGCATGTTTCTGCGTCCTCCCACCAACCACAATCCTCTACAATTGAAAAATCATATTCGCCCATTGGGCCGGTTACGGTTTGGGGCCACCCACTATTTACCTTTAATAGGCCAGGGCGAGAACCAAAACGCACACCAACATAATTCATAGCATGGGCATAACCCGTTGTACCCCTTTTTGTCGAGAACCCCTCGGAATCTCGTTCACCCACAAAAGTCGGATTACGCCCATGTGTATTTATAATTGAATAACCGTTCATAATAAATTTGGCCGCAGTATCAAAATCTTTAATTTGGGTTGTGGTTTGTACTAAATGTTCGCGGGCAATTTCTTCTAATTCGTCTGGAACTCCTGTCCGTCCCCATTTATAACATCTATCACCCGAATAGGTGGTTAGGTCATACCCATCCCCAAAATTGTATTTTTTGCGATGTAATGAACCAAACTTCATAATTGCCTTTGCAGCCGCAGCCCCGTAAGACCCACCACTACTATAGTCAGGTTTGCCAAATAATTCAACCCGCATAAATCCATAAAGGGATTCTACAGAACATAAATATTCGGCCTGTTCTGGAAGATTATTGAAGAATATTTGAACAGCCATTAATTCATCAATATTGTGGGTAGATGAAAAGCCCACACAACTTCCAATTTCTTGGCTGTATGACTTCCAATTTGGAAAAGCCATTTTTAGATATTGTGGAAGAATAACAGTTTTCTTTTCATCGTCGAACAATCTATCGGCCAAAACTTTACCGTCTGGTTCATGCCCGATTTTCGTCAATGAATCACAAAACTTGGCTGTGCCTTCAGGATCTGGAATATATCCGAAAAAATAATTATCTAAATTCATAGTTACCTCTATTTTCCTTATTTATCTAACGATCTATTAATCTATTTATCTGCCTGTTTAACTGCCCAGGCTATTCCCTTGAAAATTGTAATTGCATCCGTCCGTTTTTGCCCAGTCAACTCAACAATATCAAGCCCAAGTTTATCAGCAATTGACTTATCAATAGCCTTACCAAGCCCAGGATATCGGTTTTTAATTCCTGTATTTTGAAATGCCAAATTACCCGCATTTACATTAGTTTTTCGTAGGGCATCGGTATTCTTAATTGTTTGGGCATCTTTATCCCGTTGAATAGTATCGGCCATTTCAAGATAAAATCCCACTAAAGCCGCAATATCTTTCTTTAATTGGGGTTTTTCGCCCACTAATATAGGTGTAATTGGGCTGACTATACTAATTATATCGCTGGTTGGTTGTTCAACGTCGGGGATTACTACGTCTGGAGTGGGATTTGGTGCCCCCCCACCATAAATAAGTGTATGTGTTACAACGTCAGATTTATCTCCCTCGGTTGCCACTAAAACGAAATAAATCGTCCCTGATTTCATAGATGAATAATGAGACCAATACGTTACAATTGGTGCCCCTTTATCATCCATTCCACCGAAAATGGGCAAAATAGTAAATGATGATTCTTCGGATGGTGGCAAGACCTTCCATTGAAATGTCTTTCCAATAGAATTATTTGTTTTAAGCCATACTGATTCGCCAATAATAGCAGTTGGCTTCGCCTCAATTACGGCTTTTGGCTCGGCACGTAGGCCAATCGTAGGAATTAATAAGCATAGAGTAAGTAAAAATGACCTAAACATAAATTATCTCCTTTTTAATATTTCGTCTATATATTATACACCATTGCAGTGTTTTTTAAATCCCCAGATCGGACATTTCTTTGGCCACAATGTCTTCATAAGATGGTTCGTACTCTTCACGATTTGCAAATGTTGGAGAGGTAATATATCCCTTGGGAATACATAGTGGGCGACCTTTACACTTAATGGTGACACTATCAAATCCATTGGATAAAACTTGGTAATTTACCCCAGGTTTTGATTCGCAATAGGCCAATTTCACACTAACAAACTCGCTCATTCTACATCCTTTAATAAATTAATAATTTTTTCTTTCAACTCATCCCCAAAAATTTTAATGACTTTTTCTATACTTTCGTATGCCAAAAATTTACCTTTTTTCGATAATACGTTTACTGGAATCGTAATATCAATATTTATTTGTATGTCTTCTTTTGTTAAACTTCCCATATATATACTGGTTTTTCCAAATTTTCCATTTGCTCAATTATATGTAAAGAACCTTTATCGTCCCCATCAATAATAACTATTGCAGCATCGGCGTATTTAGCCATTAATACATTTTTATCAAATCCAGCCCTTGCATTATACTTTCCTTTTGAATTTTCCCTAATTAATGCGTTTGGAACATTTAAATCACCCCATTCGATTGGAAAATGTTTTACGGGAATATCTTTTTGTTTTGCCCAACATTCGCCGCATTTATCCATCCCTGGAGAGTCACCACAAACCACCTCTGTGATTTCAAATTCCGACTCTTTAATGGCGGATTGTAAAATTGTAAAATCAAAAACATCACGTGATCCAGTAATTATAACCTTCAATTTATTTTCCCTCTAAAAATTCAACAGTATTATAAAATATTTGTTTTAATTCGTCGGAATACCCAAATCTTTGTTGATTTATTGCTATTGATTTACGTATATTTCCATTATTATGCCTTTTTGTTGCAGCAAACCAATCACATATCATCTCTAAGATATCAACAAGATTCATGTCTTTTATACCATCTAAAAATCCCTCTGGATGATGTCTTGTATTGGCATAATGGTGAATTAATGCAGGTTCAATTTCCTTTAATTGTTCATTATATTCTTTTGACCCATATGTTAATCTTGCCAATTTTGATGTATATTCTTCAAATATTTCAACTTCTGGAGATTCTAACTTAGGACTATCATGTTGATTTGACCGAATTAATAATTCATCAATAATTTTATTAATATTTTTTTGAACAGTTAAAATATGTTTATATGTTTCTTCTTTTGCCGACATATTTATTCCCTATTTTTATTAAATATATATTCAATTATTTTATCTAATATATTCTTTTTTCTAAATTGATAATTACTTATAAGTCTTTTACATACTGGACAGATTATATATTCCAGATAAAATCCTATTTCAATATCATTCCTATCGAATTCCAATTTACTATAACATTTTGAACATGTTGTTCTATAAATAATAGACGTTGGGTCTTTTTTTACTAATATTTTCATTCTGGAAATTTAATCTTAACATTGCCCGTTAATTCAACGGTTTTACCAAAAATATTGATTGGTCCACTAATTTCTAAGTCTACACCACCGTCGGCAATCATTTTATCTACAACAACATTAACCTTTTCCGCAATAATACTAACCCAATCGGCGGCATTATCTACAGCATTACTGGCGTTACTCACATTGGACATTGCATTTCTAATTGATCTTGGCATTTGATTTTCCTTTATAAAATAATATTGACATTAATATATATCTTTAATTAATCGTCGTAATACTTGGTAAAACTACAATTCCGCCACATTTTTCACAATATAAACCCTCAGTTGGGATCGTCATTGATAAATTATTTTGTATTCCACTATCCATTCCACAATGCGGGCAAATCATATTTTCTTCTGCCGTTTTATTTGTCTGTCCAATTCGATATTCATGTGGCATACTTGTCATTTCTTCACCTCTATTATATTCGTTTTATTGGTTTTGTCAAGCGTTTTTTTGAGTAATTCTAAGAAATCTTGCTTGGATTTATATCCAAATCGAGACAGTTCAACCTCTTCTTTATCACTTTTACTAATAATAATTGTGGTTGGTAATGACTTACACTTATATTTATAAAATAATTCGCGGTTATCTTCAAATTTTAATAGCTCAAACTTTATATCATTTTTCTTTAATAAATCTTCAACTTCTTTATCTTCCCATACTTTTTTGTGCATTGTTTGACAAGCCGAACACCAATTTGCCGTAAAACTCTTAATTATAATTTCATCGGCAAAACATTGAAAAGGAAGAAGGATAAATACAAAAAATAGAATATGGCGAAACATTATCTACGTCTCTCCCTGTGATAATTGGGTGAATAACTCGAATTTGATTGTCCGTCACTAAAAATTTGACACCAATATGGCGTTCCACCAGTTGTTCGCTCTAGGGACATGGCAAAATATTTATACCCGCCCAATAAATTAGCCCGATGCCCAGGGGAATTTAACCATGATCTTAAAACGGCGGCGATATCCCTTTGCCCCATTGCTATATTTTCGGCATGTGGATAACTACTATGCGTCATAGAGCGATTTCGGGCCATCCACCCACAATGTTGGCGGGTCTTTTTGAGTAAATCCACACTAAGTTCAAATGGATGTAGGCCATATGATTGACGAACTTTATTTACTTCTTGTAAAAATTTCTGTTCATCATTAGTGGGGGTATCTTGCCCAAAACATAAAGTGGGTAAAACAGCCAAAATAGTCAAAATAATTAGTTTGTAAATTTTCATTTTTTTTATTTCCTAGTGTTTATTTGTATTAATTCAAAATGCTAATTTTTTCACATCGAATTTTTCCATTTTCATGTACAAGTGCTGCCAAATCGTTTTTGTGGATTTTGACTTTAACAATTAATCCCTCAGAATAATAAGATACCGCCCCCTCTTCTGTCCATGCACTAAAACCAAAACTATTTTCATTGTTTTGATTAAAATCTGCGTGAGTTTCGTATGTTTGCCCGGCTTCGTATTTATATTGGAAATTATAAACACTATATCTATCTTGGCGAATGCTTTTATATGCAATTACATAGTCACCGTCAATCTCGTATTTTCCACAGTCTTTGATAATTTGTAGTTTTTCGTCTCCGAATTTGCATAGCCAGGAATTTGTTGGAGGGGTAAGATGAAATTCTCGAATAAAATCTTCGGAAAGTTTTTGATATTCACTAATGTAATACCAATCGACTTTATTCTGAAATTCTCGAATAAAATCCTCGGAAAGTTTTTGAGAATAACTAATATTATACCAATCGACTTTATTCTGAAATTCTCGAATAAAATCTTCGGAAAGTTTTTGATATTGACTAATGTAACTCCAATTTACTTTATCCTTAAATTCTCGAATAAAATCTTCGGAAAGTTTTTGGAAACAACTAATATAATACCAATTTACTTTATCCTTAAATTCTCGAATAAAATCTTCGGAAAGTTTTTGATATTTACTAATATAATACCAATCAATTTCAATATTATCGGCAATTTGTTTACGAATTTCAGATT